CCACTTAGGTTCTTTGCCAGCCTCGCGCATGGCTTTCAGCGCTTCCGGGGCAGGACAAGGGCGCAGTACTCGGCCAACTGCTTGGCGGTAGATAAGGCCAGAGCGAAACGGGCGAACCATGCAACCAACCTCGATTGTGGGGTCATCGTATCCTTCGAGGAATATGTTTGCTCCAGTGAGCGCAATGATATCCCCTCGTTTGTGCATGTCGAAGATTTCCTTGCGCTCTTGCGTCGGTGTGCGAGACGATACGGGCATCGCTTTTACGCCCTGCTTATTTAGCTCTGACGCTAGATCTTCAGCATGTTGAATGTCCAGAGTAAAGAAAAGTGCCTTCTTCCCTCCGGCGATCTCAATGTACTTCTGGACCACAAGCTCGTTTCGAGCCGGGGTATTGATCTTCTTTTCTAGTTGCTTGTGATTGAAGTCGCCAGCCGTGATCTTTACGTCAGAGATATCAACCCGCGTCTCGACCCGATAAGCTTCGATATCGGCTAGATACTTGTTCTGGATTCCCCAGCGGATGTCTCGGCTTCCGGTGATGTGGTTGTAGAACTCATCAAGACCTTTGTTGTCCGCTCGGTTTGGAGTTGCCGTCAGGCCGAACAATACCTTGGAATTGTCGTTATAGTTATTGTCGCTTAAGTAAACGCCGAAGTATTTCAATACGTTGCGGTACGTGTCAGCGCTAGACCTGTGGCAGTTATGGACTAGCACTCCGTTGGCGTAGTAGTTGTTGTTTCCTTCAACCTCGAAATTGTAGACGTGCCCATCAGGACATACCCCGCCGAACGTACCGTCCGGTGTTTCTTTGTGAATCTTTAACCCGTTGACGTACACGAAATCGTCCGTAGGGTTTAATCCGTGTACTGTAAGGATCTCTCCCAATCTTAATTTGCTAGCAGGGCGGTACTCGCCACAGGCGTAAAAAGGATGATCCTCGGTGCATGTAATCTTTCGTCCGTTGGACAAGTGTACTGTCATTAGCGATGAAGGCTTGCTCTTGAATAGCCTTACGACTGGACGCAGTTCTTCTTTCCCGGTTGCGTGATTAAATGAATTAACAATATCTCCAGGCTTAATGGATTCAATCGGCCTTCCGTCGATCATCGTCCCGGCAGCAAAACACTCATCGACCATGATTACGTCAAACGTATTCGGGTCGATTGTCTTTACTCGGTCACTAAAGATAGGCGTCCCGTCCGCTTCTTCCCTAGTCGATCCAATAGTCTGGATGCTGGCAACCACGACTTCAGATTCGGGAGTCGAGCGATACTCTGCCTTCTCCACGCTCACGTTGAGATTCGGATAGGACGCCTTGATCTTATCAACCGTTTGCCATACCAGCTCTTCTCGATTGACGATGATTAAGGCACGCTTCTTTCGGAGCTTGCCGACGATGTGCGCCATTAGCACCGTCTTGCCGAGGCCAGTGGCCCAGACAATCAGGTTTCTATTCTTGCCAGCCATGATGTCTCGCTGGCATTTAATTAGATCTTCGAGTTGGTATGGACGGAGGTTCATTCAGTGGGCTCCCAGGTCGGACAGTTGGCAAGGTCTTCGTAAATTCTCTCTGATATGCCGTTAAAGCTAAATGGCAATTGAGGTAATGGGTATTGGCAGATGCCATCTTCATTCACTGGGATATAATACTTACAGTTTGCAAATTTTTTCTCATTCATTTCTGTTCTCCCATACTGGGCAGTCCTCGTAATGGGGTTCAACCCACTCACGCTCAATAGCCGAACTATAAGGTACGCTAATTGGTAGCGGTGGCAGTGGGTAGTTACAGAACCCTTCCCTGAATGTCTTTGATCCCATTGATTGAAACCACTTGCAGGTTCCGCAAGTGCGTTGACTTTCTACCTTTTCCCCGGCGTCGGCAATATGGTTCATCGGATCACCAGATTCTGTTCCTGATAAGATTCAACACCGGGAATAGACAGCATGGCTCCCATGCTGCGGGCCTTGGCATCGAGCGCCTTCTGGTCGGGGATAAAATATTCCCGGTAGCGAGGGTCTTTAATGGCGGCTTCCCATAGCTTGTCCATATCAGTGATCCGTGCTTTCCACGGAGACTTGCGAGTGCCTGCTGCCGATTTAAGAGTAGGCTTCTGGATCACGGGAAGCTGGGGTTCGGGGGCATCATCGAACGGAGTCCACTCAGCCTGCGCCTTCTTGAACGCTTCAAGCTCCCGAGCCTGCTCTTCTTTAATTCGCTTATCCTCAGCCAGCTTCCATTCCAGGCAGCGCTTGCGTAGATTAGCCTTGGTAATCTCCGCAGGTTCCTTTAACTCTTTGATTAGTGCATTCAGGGATTTGACGGCAGTGTTCAGCGGCTCCTTGATGGAGGAGAACTTGCTGTCGATTCGGTTGATATAGCTATCCGCCTTACGGATAATCGAGATAGCCATCTCGTTCTTGTCGTTGTCGGTGATCTCGAAGTCGAGGCAGGCGATAGGCTCAACCTCTTTCATGTCCTCTTCGATATCCGGCATGTCGATCTGCGGAACTAGTACCTCATTGATTCCAGATTTTTCCAGTATGTCCTGCATGTGTTCTCCCATTCGATGAAGTCGTGTGGATCGTCGTAAGACTTGATCTTGTAGTTCTTACGACCGGGGTTGATGTGAAGGCAGTAGCGCTTTACTGTCTCATACGTTAGCGGAAACCGCATCATGGCATAGGCTGCGGTCTGTAGTCTGGCAGACTCAGGTACGCTTGATCCGGTCTTGATGTCCATAATGAAGTCGGGTTCGATACCAGCCCTGTCAACCGTACCGCAGACTTCCAGGCACTCGTCGTACATGAAAAGCTCGATGTCTGTGAAAGTCGGCTGTACATCTCGAAGGTAGTTGCTGTACTGCTTTAGATACGTCGAGATGGTTTCGTCGAACCCGTCTTCAATTAGTACGCCTTTGTCTTTGTATTCCAGTAGGGAGTGGACCTCGCTCCCTACTGATGCCGCCGAAGCAGATTTACAGAACGGACTGACATACCCCATAGCGTCGAGGACTTGCGTTACCGATGGCTTAACAAGTCCGCCGACTCTATAGGTATGTGTGGACTGGTCGAAGCTAATTGCCACGGCTGTTCATCATGTCATCGAGTGAGATACCGAGTTCAGCCGCAGCCCGAGCTTCGTCGAAGATCGCTGGGTTAATCTGGTATTCCTTAAGGAACTTAATCATCGAGTCCCCGGTGTGGTAGTCCTTCATGGAGAACATCTTATCGAGAGTCTTCATGAGGACTGTCCCGTTCTGGAGGTTGTTAGCCTTGGCTACGATATTAGCCAGCTCCTCAATGTTTACGTTCGCAGGAGCCTGAGCTTCGGCTTGAGGCGCGTTCTTCTTCGTCCAGAGATCCCCAAACTTTACAGGGTCAGCCTTGAAAGACTCTTTCTCCTGCTCTCCGCGAGATACGTAGGCGATGATGTCCGTCAGCGGCTTGATGTACTCAGCCGATTCCTTGGGTGAACCGTTAGGCCACAGCCCCTTGAAGTATTGCTTCACGGTATTGATGTCGGCTCCGGTCAGTTCCATCAATTTATTCCGCAAAGTCTTGGCGTCTTCAGTAGGGTTCGACGGCTTCTGCTCCGCTTCAGGTTGAGGCTCGACGCCGAGAGCGGCCTTAGTCTGGCGAGGGGGAGCGGCTTGACGTTGCGGTTGCTGGCGAGTCTGGGTCACGCCGCTGCCAGCGTTGCCGTCGTCATCGACCTCCGACACCATTCCAAGCATAGCGCCGAGGGCATAGCGGCGAAGATAGGTGATCGTCGCGCCGATAGCCTGCGGCTTGCTATCATTAGACCGCATGGCGAATTGAGACATCATCCACTGGCCGGAACTATGGATGATATACGTCTCGACCGCAGCCCCCGGCATATCGCCTTCGATTGGGGCAACGGGTTGGAATACGGCAAGCCCATTCTCGGTCATCGCTGGTTTGATCGCGTCCATCAGAGAGGCGAGGTCAGCGTAGTGGTTCTTGAGGTGTGGATTGGTGGCGTTCTTTACCGCCGCCTCAATACCTGCCCATGCCTTAATCACTGCGGGCATGAGCTTATCGGTCTGTTCAGAGAAAAACATAATACTCCTTATTCTTTTACGTCAGGAAGGGGGCACCACTCAGGGAAGGCCCCGTACTCTTCATCGGGCGACTGAATGAGGCGACCGTTAAGGCCGCACTCACTCAGGTATTGGGTGTCGCTGTTCGGCGCAAGGATATGGGTTTCCTTGTTGCGTGGACAGCGAAAGCAGTTGTTGATTGCGATGGTTACCTGTTTCATTAGGCCACCTGTTCCAGTTCTTTGGCCGCAGACGCCTTGGTTTGCGCCTTTGCGTCCCAGGAGCGGGCGTCGGCCAGCAACCACCGAGCGACCCTGCGCTCGATGGTTGGGAGTCCATTCTTCCGCACCTTGTAGGTAGCGACCATGATAGCGATTACGGCGAGTCCGATTGCGACCTGCATTACTGCTTGCTCCCGGCGATAAGGGCTTCAAGGGCGTCAACCGCATCGCTGTCGTCGCTGATCTCGCCAGTCATGATCGCAAGCATGACACTGGACAGCTTCTGAAGTTCATCACTAATAGCCGGGGAGCCGACCATGACCTCGAAGAACCCGTGAAGTTCATTCCAAGAGCGCTTGCTGTGATCCTTGCCCTCGGTCAGTTTGCGGATGATCTCCTTAACCTTCTTCTTCTTGGCGGGCTTCTCTTCGGCAGCGGGCTTCGCCTCTTCGGTTGCCTCTGCGGGGATGGCTTCAGTTCCGCCTTCGCCAACGGTCTCCTTGGCTTCCGGTTCGGCGGGCTCAGTGATCTCCTTGATTGCCTCGACCGCTTCCTTCTGCTTTTCCTCAGACATCTTTGAGATAGCGAGAGCGTCCGAGAACGTCATCTCCCCATTGTGGACCTTGCTCTGGATCGTGTAGTCCAGGCTCAGGAGGTTGCGGTGCTGAGAGACCCAGGCGCTAGTGCGGCCAAAGAAGCTGGCGATCTGGGAGTCGGACTGGCCAAAGTTCTCGCTCATCCGGCGAATGGCGAGGGAGTAGTCCATGTGGGACAGTTCGTTCCGGTGGGCGTTCTCCGCGAGGTTGCGGAAGAATACGTCTCGCTCGTTACCGTCGAAGACGACAACCTTGATCTTCATGCGCTGGTCTTCGGGGAGCGAATCGTTAATCTGTTTAATGGCCTCGTAGCGACCAAATCCGTAAGCCAGCCGCAGGGTGTTGCTCGGCTTGACGCGAACCGCGCCGACAGCTTCAAGCTGGCCGTACTGACTGATAGACTGGATAAGGGTCTTAACGTCGCTCTGAGAGAAGCGATTGTTTGTGCCGTGATCGACAGAGATATCGTTCAGGTCAACGAGGAACTCCGCCCCACGTTCGGGCTTAACGGACGATGCAAACTTCAAAGACATTGTGTGTTCTCCTTTAATTGAATCGCTGATGCGATACTAAAATGCTACTATGGTGTTGAAGAATTTGCAACCACAAATTGAGGCAGCATGAAAGAAACGAACTACAGAGTTGCAGTGAGAGAACTGCTAAAGAGGGGATTGACCAAGACGCAGATCGTTAAAGAAATTGGGTGCGATCCGTCGTATGGGTACAAGCTGGTGTGCCAAGAGTCGGCTAGGTCTGGCTTCTTGCCGCCTACCCCGGACAGGATAGATAAACTGGAAGAGAGAGTGCGGCAGCTTGAGAAGCTAATAGCCACGCTGGTTTCCATGAAGCGTTTCGGAGGTTCTGGGATTACTCAATCCCGACAAGAGACTCCAGAAGATCGACTTCGGAGACTGATTTCTGACAGCGAACGCCGAGGGCAAACGCCCGAAGAAGGGCAGTAGAGACGATATCGAGCATGACGAGATTGGATTCTTTGGCGATTTCTTCCTCCGTCTTCCCTGCCCCGGCGTTACGAGAATCTAAAACCTGCTGAGCCAAGACCATGCTGAAGATAACTCCATCGGACAGCATGGCGATGACTTTCATATTGGAGGCGTCGTCGAGTAGGGCGGTCTTGAGTTCGGTGTCGATGTCCTTCCATGGCTCAAGGCTGCTTTTGTCGATTGTCTCTTCGATGGATTTGTAGATATTCTTGGACGCCTTTGCGTATGTCATTTTGTTCCGTTCTCCTATTCGTTAAAGATCCAGGCCCATTTTATGCCGGGATTCTGGTTGAGTTCGTCGATCCAAGGATTGCCGCCGACGAAGTGTGCCGATGTTGTTCCTTGGATATCGTGTCCAACAAGTATAGCCCTTCCATCTGGATAAAGCAATACCACGCCAGCAGGAACCGATTGATCCGGTCCCCAGGGGAGCGAAGAGACTGGATTGAACTGAAGATTTAACAGTCGCTCTTGCAGTCTTTCGCTCACGTCAGTCTCCCGGCCTCTTTATCGAGGCTATGGCCGCAATATTCCGCATCGCTTTTGCATCGTTAAGCCACCCGTCTCGGACGAGGGAGAGACTGTCAGGAAGTTGATTAGCGCACATCTCGATTCCATCTGCCATTCCGAGAGTGTGCTTGAGCGACTCCATATCGAGCGAATGAAACCGCTTTTTAGGTTTCTCTTTAGCTTTAATTGAAACCGGATTGTTTTCAGCATCAAACAAGGTAGCCCAGCCATTTCTCTTTGCTTTATTCCTTGTGGTGATTACCACCGCGCCGTCTGGCCGTCTGGCCGAAACAGCGAAGGGGAGCTGGGAAGAGAACAGCTTTACCTCTGCAATTGGGGCAGCGGCAGCGAGAGCGATAGGCCGCTTATCTGCGCCAATATACATCTTCCCGTTGAAGTCTGCGATTACGGTTACTCGGTACGACATTACAGCCCCCTCAGTTCGTCTTCAGTTTCATCTGCGGTAAGCAGCACGGCTGGCCCGCTGATTCCAATGCCGCTGACTGCGGTTGCCGTCCTATTGTATTCGGTGTATGAATTTGAGTACATGATTAGTCTTTTCTTGTTTTGCTTGTCTATGAATAAACTTTTTTGTACAAGATGAGGAAATGTTCCGAGTGCTATCTGCATCTGATAGTTGCGAGTACCGTTGTCGATGGATAGGTCGATGTGCGTAATGCCTTGATTTGCCCCAATAATTGTTGCCATGATTATCTCCCGTTAATTTGATTAAGCTCGTAAGAGCCGCGCACTCGCTCGATCTTCTCGTCGATGTCGTCCCAAGAATACGGGACGCGGTTACTGTCGTAGAAGACCCCGGCGTTAATCCCCTGTAGAGAGGCGGCGACTTCTTCTTCCATCTCGTTGGCATACAACTCGCTTAGGACTTTACGGCATGGGCGACACAGGATCATGCCGTCACACTCGGGCGACTCTTCCAGCCAGTCCAGCGTATTGCAATACTCGCAGGTGTCCCACAGGTCAGAGCCATCCGCGTAAAAGCGTTCGTCATTCCAGATATATCCGCTATCGACCGTGTTCTCGGTTTGCTTTGCGGCAGCGGCGATCTGGCAACTACGAGTGTATCGGCTGCTATACTTCTTGCTGAAGTAAGACTCCCAACTCCAATCGCTGTTCTCGTAAAGAGAAAAGCTGTTGCTGTACCAGACGCCATCTTGCCACAGGCCACTGTTTTCATTAGCGAAGGAGATGTTGCCTTTGCTGTCTAGGAACGCCAGCTTGTTGCTCTTGCCGATATGCTCTTCGATCATGGTGACAACCTCTTTATCTTTGACCGCATCGCTATCGACGCCGATCTCGCGGAGCCTCTTAGCGAAGTGCCACGTATCGGACATTAGCTTATTGCCGCACTCGATCTGAATGACGCCATTGTGCGCCATGTACAACTGCTTAGTAATGCGGAACGGGTGGCAGTTGTCGATGTTCTTGGTGCCGTGCGTAGCCCAGCGATAGTGCAGGACGTAGGGGCTACCGTTAAGGTTGTCGAGCAATGGCTTCAGGGTATCGAAGCGCAATCCTTTATTGACGATGATCTCGGAGCCGTTGGATTGCATTAGCCCCCAGCCGTCAGAGTTATCTTTCCAGCCACGCTCGATAACGCCGCAAGTCGGAACCTTGCCGTCTCGGGATGCGATGATTAAACACATTGATTAGTCTCCTTGTTAGCGGTCAGAGCTGGTATCGCCAGCGTATTGGGGGTTGGGGTAGAAGTGGACGTTGTTCAGGTAGTCGTGAAGGTGCTTATAGTGCTTTCGATTACCGGAAACGAACTTAAGGAAAGAGGGGGTCGTTAAATCACGATAGCTGCGATCACGAGTGAAGTCAATGGTCGCCTTCACGAATTCAAGATTTTTCATGATCCGTTCTTTACGAAGGTTCCCGCGAAAGATGCGAAACTCGATAGTGTTCATGTTTTGCAGGTTAATCGCTTCATAGCGATCCTCACCGTATCGGCAGTTCCCTACCTTTTTAGCCGCATTGAGCCTGCCGTATTCATCGCAGGCGCGCTGTGCCACAGTCTTGATAAGCGACTCGTTAGCAGCGTCGTTAACGAACTGTACCATCTTCTGAATGTGCAGTTCGGTTAACGGTCGGCGGCTGACGTGGACATGAAAACCGCAGGTGCCGGAGTTGTGCGAAGAGATACCGCGAATCTTTTCATCCCAGTTCTCCAGCCACAGCTTAGTCACTTCTTCCCATGTATGGGGGTGGGTGACGATCTCAAACCCGCGCCCGATGCTGGAGTCGTTCTTGAAATATACCTGCTCGTCATTTTTATTGAGGCAGCTTGCTACCTCCTTGGCTTTTTCATTTATGTCGTAATCGGACTTAACGTAGACTTCCAGTTCGCAGCCGTAAAAGATTTTCTTCCGTCTGTCGGAGTCTTCTTTGAGTCCGAAAAAGCGTGGAGCTGGCTTAAAATTATATTCCTTGATTAGCTTGGTTTCTTTATTATCACAGTGTTGGCAAATGTAAACGTACTCGTCTTCGGCTTCGTCAAAAGACATATCATCGTTATGGTAAACGCCTTCACAGCGCTCGCAGGTGAAGTAGTCAGCCTCGTAACAGCCTCCGCAGATCATGCTCCCGAATCTGGTCGAGTAAATCTCATTGTCCCGTCTGGACATGCGCTCGTCGCAGTGGTCGCAGCGGAACGTGTACCTAACCACGCAGTTAGAGCAGACTATATCTTTACCGTTAGCGATAGGCTCAGGTAATTTGCTGAGGTTCCTGGCCCCGTAAACCCCATTACAAGAAAGGCAGTTAGCTGTTTCTGCGTAGTCGTGATATTTGTTGTAGCACTCGGAACATACAGCCTCCACTCCCTTTAATTCGCCTGTTTCCGGATCACGCATGACCGCCGATCCGTAATCGCTATAAACCCTAAGCGTCATCCAGTCGTAGTCTGCTACGGCTGGCTTCTGGCAACAAGAACACTTGTAGGTGTATGGGATATGGCTCGTTCTTTGGTCGCTCATAGCGTCATCACATGCTTGGCACATTCTCGTTCTCCTTTGGTTTGTGCTACTTTCTTCTCCAGCACAGTAGAATATAGGATACACCAGTCGCCATGATCGGCGCAAGCGTAGGCCAGTTCCTCACAGAAAAAACCCCATGCACAGGGCAGAAAAGGAATTCATAAACGTCGTTCATGGTTAAGTCTCCCGTTCGATCTTTGTAATGGTTCCGTCGTCCTCGACGTAGATGTTGGTCCGGAGGAGAACGTCGAGCGCTCCGTCCGTAAACAGACTGGCCTTGATTCTGCTGCCGGGGTATCGCCTTTTCGCTTCCGGCTGGCATCCAGTGAAGGTGTCGCCAACTTGCAAGGATGCCGCCCACATTTTTCCCTGCATTAAGGCCGTGTGCAATTCGATAATCTCGTTATCAACCATGATTAGAACTCCACGTCGATTAGCCCGCAATTAAAGACGGGCAGGTTAAGGGGTTGCCAGCACTCGCGGATCACCTGCGGGCGGTCGTCGAATACGGCAAAGACGTTGTACTTATCCTTGATATGCGTCTCGTACATCTCACGCTTTACCTCGCTATCACGCCGCTTGTTGTCCTTGCCGCGCATGACGAGGCTGTAGTTAAGCGCACTGAACCCGCAGGTTAAATCCAGGGCTTTCTTGGTATCGCTAATGCAATTCTCTGATCTCCCGGTGAAAAAGAAAACCATGAATCCATACCGATGCGTTAAGGCTATGATGGTAGAAAGTACATGAAGTCTAACGTCATCGCCCAATACTTTGGTTTCGTCGTATGGATTCCGGTCTTTTGGATCGAATAGAGTTCCATCCAGATCGCAGATAATACATTCGGGTAGTTTATTAGGCTTGAAATTCGGCAGCGTTCGCCGTTCTCGCCCTTCCTTGTGCTTCTTCCACATCTTACGGATGACCTCCTCTCCTACTTGCTCGTGGCCAGTGCGGAGGGAATCGCGCCGGATACACTCGTTAACCGGGACCATCGTGAAGTCCACTAGCTCGACCTCGTACCCCAGGGATTTGCACAGTTCCACTGTCTTGTCGAGCGTGTCACGGTTCATGTGGGTATTGTCCACGATGATGTCCCACTCGACCTTAGAGAACGCCGTTATCATCCCCTCGCGGAGCCGCCTGACCGTATTCTCTACATCCTTATTCCACTCGCGGTTACCGCGTTCTTCGTAAATCTCGTTACGGATGGAGTCGTTGTTAACGATGCGGAATTCGGGGATACCCAGTTCTCGAACCTTGTTCCGCGCCCATGTGGACTTCCCACTGGCGGGAAGTCCTACTGTGATGTATGCTTTCATGGTTACTTAATCCTCCAGATCCTTACTTCTTTATCGCTCACCGTGCGGATCTTTAGCTTAAACCCGCACCGCCTCGCTACCTCTCCAGCCGATGTGTGAACGGTTTGTCGCACCTTGAACTCGGTTACAACTAGGCAGTCACCTACCTCTAGCTTCCTCACTTCGGAGGCTATACTCGGCTGAGGCGTTAAGTCTTTTCTAATCTCTAGCTTCATCGTGTTCTCCTTTTACTGAAACTTCAACAGTTCCCATTCCTTTCTGGTGAAGCTCTCGCTAACCTTGGTTAGCAGTCCCCACTTCTTCGCCGTCACTCTGGCGGCTTCAAGCGCGGCGATATCGTGGTTATCCTCACGGCTGACCTCTCGGTTGACCTTTAAGGTAAACCGCTGCTTGCCGTTAATGTAGACGGCGATGCAATCCAGCTTGCGCTTCCGGTTCCGCTCGGTGGTTCTGATTTTAATGGTTTCCATTGTGGTTAATTCTCCTTTGATTTATCGACGTAGTAATCCACGTCCCCCAGTCCACTAGTCCAACGGATTGGATGAATGGACTGGAAGGGAGGACTGGTTATCTCTTAATCGCGTCTCTCATTTCCCGCATCTGTTTCAGGGCGTCTGATACCGCTCCGATAGCCTGATCGAGAGTGCGTTTAACCTCCTCGACCTCTGTGCCGATTACCGTAGAGCAGATATCAAGGTCTGATACGGTGCAGTCTAGGTTAACAGCAGCCTTTGTTGCTCTATCTATCGCCGTCTGTAGAAACACTCGCTCTTTCGAGTGTGCCGCAGCTCCTTCTTCTAGGGACGGAGCAATTAACCTCTTCTCGTTCGCGTCTGAAAGGAGATCCCCCACGGCCTCCGTGAAGGAATCACACATATATGTCATGCCCTCCAGGTTCTCGTACTCTACATCCTTGCCGTCTTCTATTGGTCCGAAGACAGTACCAATAAATCGGTTACGAAGGTAGACTTGGACGAATTGATTTCCCTTGTCGTATTTGTAGGTGATCTTCATGGTTAGTCCCTTGTAGTCCAGGCCGCGAACCCCGCCGTCATGATGACGCCCAGGATTCCCAGTCTGGTAGCTTCCGGTGTGCCGCTGGTTACTCCAGCGACAATTATGGACATTGAGGCGACTAGTCCTGCCGCGCAGATAAGGGCTGTCTCGTTAGTCATTGGCTAGTTCTCCCTTGTGTATGCTGGGATAAACCCCCAGCGGTTAGTGTGTACGGGGTTAACTTCGGTTAGCTTGGGGTTAGCGCCGAAGGCGTAATTGCCAAACAGGTCCATTGGTCGGGGAGGTGCCGAATGTTGGCACATATAGAACACCTCCCCGTTAATCATGCAGGGATGCTGAGGGCAGCAGAGCCGATTAGGCCAGCTCATCGCCCTAGTTCCTCGTTAAGCCAAGCCCAGTTTGTAGCGTCCGTCCATGGGAGGCGCGGCTCGTATTTGCCGTTTTCGCCGTATACGCTGTAATTGTCGCTACAGCATCCGCAGCCGTTAGTTTGCTCCTCTAAGTTGGTGCCGATCACAACTACACCCCCGGTTTCGCGCCGGATAACCAACCCGATAGGCAAGCTAAACCACGGCCAGTCATCATGTTTGATCCACGGCAGCGTCTCGATTGGTTTCCAGTTCAAAGAATTGGCCAGTCTTTTGAATCGCTCGTTCATTCATCCTCCATGTAGAATGTTAACAGTTTGCGCGGTTATTGTCAATGCCGATATTCATTTTGAACGTAGAATTATTCGGCGGTTACTGTTAAATCAGTAGTGGGTGGTTAGCCCACTACTTCCAGGCAATTGTGGCAGAGCAGGGCGTGGGAGTATGCCTGAGATTGGAATAGCGGCTCCAATTGCCCGCACCAGTCGCAATAGCTGGTTACGGCGCGGTCATAGTCGGTTATGGCGGGCGTGATCTTGGAGGGGGTGTAGTGGTACGTTTTGCGGCGGATTAGAGAATCCTCATTACTGAACCATATACCCTTGCGCCACAGGCCGCTCGATTCGTTAATGATGGTTAGCGCACCGCTGGCTGCGAGGAAGGTGAGTTTATTCCGTCTGCCTATTTGCCGTCCGATAGCGGCAGAGAATGATTTGCTGGTAATGTCGCGTTCGGTTACGTTGGCCAGTCGCAACTCGCGGGCGAAGTGCCATGTATCAGACATGGCGGGGTTATCGCATTTAATGTCCAATACCCCGTTATGCGCCATGAACAGGCGGCGGTTAATGCGGAAGGGGTGACAGTTGTTCGTGTTAACCGCGCCATGCGTAGCCCAGCGGGTGTGTACGACATGGGGATGCTCTACCGCTTCCTGATAGGCCAGTTTGAGCTTGGATAGGGTTAGCCCGCGCCGGACGGTTACCGCGCCGTTACGGGCGAACATGACGCCCCAACCATCCGGGTTGTTGTCATAGGCGGTTTCGAGAATGTCGGGGGAGACGGCGCTCCCCTCCGGTGATGCGATGATAAGGCACATGGTTAGTTGTCCTCTCCGGTGTTTTCCGCGCCGATAAAGGCGTTCAGATTAGGATACTGCTTACGGTTATCGGCGACGAATTTGATGAAATCCTCCCCGCGCAACTCCCGATAGCTCCGGTCGCGGGTAAATTCGATGGTCGCCTTTACGAATTCGAGATTTTTGAGGATGCGATCTTTGCGGGTGTTACCCCGGAAGATACGGAATTCGATGGTATCGTCGTTTTGCAGGTTAATCGCTTCATAGCGATCATAACTCCGGCCACACTTGCCCATCTTCTTATCGCTCTTCAATCTGGCCCAGCTTTCACAGTCGCGTTGCGCTACGCGCTTTACCAGCTCCCAGTTTTCCGGCGCGTTAATGAATACCACGATCTTTTGAATATGCATCGGCGTCAATGCGGAGCGGTTAACATGGACGTGAAAGCCACATCGACCGGAAGTATGGGACGATACGCCCTTGATATTCTCGCGCCAATCGTTAGCCCACAGGGATTTAATGGACTCCCAATCATGGGGATGCGTCACAATCTCGAATCCCCGCCCAATGCTCCCATCTTCTTTTAGATAGACGTGATCTTCGCCCAGGTTATCCAACGCTTCTTGGGCGGCGTGATCGAGGTTACGGTCGCTTGCTACGTTAACCTCTAGCTCGCATCCAAAATAAAGCACGCCGTTAGCAGCGCGGTTAGAGCTGGTTTTACCGTGCCGGAAGAATTCAAGGTCCGGAGAATATCCGTAATTGTGGACTAATCGGCTAGAGTTATTGCCATAGCAATCCTGACAATACGCACCACCGTCATCGTCGCATAGGACGTCATCTCCGGGCACCAGGATACCGCAATCTTCGCAGCGACAATAATTATCTCGGCAGCTCTCGCATATTTCGCCGCCGTTATGTTCACCGCAGCTATGGCGGTTATGGCACAATTCGGTACAATCGACGCAGGTAAACGTATTTTCGCGCCAGCAGCGGTTACAGCCGATGTTAGTACGCCCCCAGCCGCCCCCGGCCATCCGTAGTTCAATCTCACCGTTATAGCTAAGGTCATCTTCCGGCACGTCACGCCCGCATGACGGACATTCGACGCGCTTAGGTTCCCTATCCGCGCAATCCTCGCAGATATCCAGGGCGGCAACTAGGTCGCCGTTAGCATCTTCTATTACCGGATCGCCATAGTCGGCATCGTGCATCGTGCCATGATTAACGATATGCTCGTGGCAGCAAACGCAGGTTATCGGCATTGTCGGTTAGCTCCTTTATTCGGTTATTCGGGTTAATGCAACCGTCCCGGCGCACTATCGGGTTAATGCGCCGGATGGTAGCACTAGCGGTTATGTGTGAATATATCCGTCTGGTTCCACGCCCCAAAACATCCCGGCGTGGGTAAACGTATAGCACCCCATGAGAGGGGAAAAAGTGAGGCGCGATAGGATATCGGCAGCCACGGGCGGATCGAACCGCTTTATAATTGCGTCGGTTACGGGTGCGGGGATTAAATTCTGGTTCATTGGGTTATTCCTTTATGGGATTATGCGCCGTTATGGGCGGGATTGCAAGGGTTTAACGGTTACCGGGGACGCCGGTTATGGCGCGATTGGTTAACCCGGCAGCGGCTATTTTGGCCGCTGCCAGGTTCCCGCCAGGTTTTGCGCCGGTGCTATTCGTATCGCGGGCGGCGTTCGGGGGTGAATTCCGGCGGGGTGTCGCGGTTAATGCGCGCGACATATACGCCGTCAGATAGAACGGATGAAATATCACGCTTCCCTTCATTTGGCCCCCATAGGCGGCTATCCAGCTTGTTGTTAAGGCGGGTTGTATACTGGCGGGCGGCGCGATGCGTTCGGAACCGTCGCAGGGATCGGGCTAGTTGCGCGGTGTTGTACCACCAACCGCCTTCTTCCCCTCCCCCGTAGGCCATGTCTTCCAGGTAGACTGACACGATATAGCGGCCCGTGCCGGGGATAGCCCGAAGGCGGGCGATGCGGGCAGCTTCCCGTTCGGCGGCAGCGCGGCGTTCGGTTTCGAGTTGCGCGGCGGCGGCGGCGCGGGCATCCAGTAATGCGCGGCGGGCTTCCCCGCTATCGAACATGGCGGCGATATTCTCGCAAGTATCCAGTTCTTTAACCCATTGGGCCGTGCTGTAATAGCGGGTGCGGAGCCGTTCTAGGATGCTAACGGCGCGTTCGTAGGTGATAGGCATTATTCGGCCCCCGGTAGCGCCGTAAAAACATATCCGGTAGCCGTGAACCCGCCGTTAAGTTCTGGTAGCGTGATCCAATTGGCGGAGGCGTACATACGAGCGGCCTCCAGATGATTGGCCGCTATCCCTAGCTCGTAATTCCAGGGATAATACCGCCGCTTATATCCGGCGGCGGATACGCTGATCCGGGACGGCAAGGTGTTGGTTGCGCCGTGATAGCGCGTGATAATAGCAGAGTACATGATAATTCTCCGTGGTTTGGTTTGAGGCGTAATGCTGCCGCCCCGTTACCCCGCCCGCCGCGAGATACCGGATGGAAGCACTACTGATTTAAGAGTAGTTGCCGCGTTCTACGATATCGCCCCAGCAACCGACCTTATAATCCCCGTTGACGCGCATAAGGGTAACGGCGTAAGTATCGCCCGCGTTGACGTATTCAATCGACGGGGAACGCTTCCCCCGTCCGGCGGGGATATATTCGACGCCGTATCCCCCGATTATTTCGGAAGCGATAGATAGTTTAGTAGTGCATAACTCTAGCGGATGGTAGCAGAATTCGTACCACGATTTAGTGAACGGATACTTTCCGCTATCCAGGGCGGCTTCCAGGGCGTCTCGTTTGGTAATGCTGAGAATGGCGTGCAGTTCGGCGGCGCGTTCGGCGGCGATTGTTTCGAGTTGCTTGATGCTGGGAATCTTCATGCTAGTTTTCCTTAGTTGGTTTGAGGCGGTAAACCGCTCAGTCTAGCCCGCGATTGAATAACGGGCTAACCTGAGAAGACTAGTCGCCGTACTGGGCGGTATCGAAGCTAATATCCTCAAAATACATACTCTGGATGTAGGCTTCCGCCGCTTCCGCCGTATCGAACGGGCCGGACCAATCGGTACAGTCGAGATATCCAGGGGCGGATAGGCGGGCGAAATATCCCGATTTAAGGCGCGCGTCGAATTTATCGCACCCCATAATTTTAGCGGCTTCCTCCCAGCCGAAATAGCGGGAATCTAGCATATCGCCATTGTTTTCGCTCACCCAAAAATGTCCCCGGATAATTTCCGGCTTCATGAAGCTATCAGACATTACAGCACCTCCCTGATGACGATAAGAGCGGCGACGATAACTGCAAGGCAGATACCGTCATAAATCATGTTCAATAGATTCTTCATTGTCTCGTATCCTTTACTCTGTCGTTTTTACTTTACTGCTACGCGCCCCGGCGGGCGGGGGCTAGGCCCCCGGCTCCGTGATGGGCTTAAATGCGTTTACAGTGGGGATTGATTCGGGATCAATGCCCATACGCTTGACTGCTTTCTCAGCCGCGCTATGGGCGGCAGTATCCCGTAGATAGGCTAACGCGCTGCCACTTTCGATAGCACCGTAGCGTTTCTCCCAGCAGAGTAACGTGGCAAGGCGGGCACGTTTCGCGCGTTCTTTTGGAACGCTGATAGCAAACGTGTAGTTCAGGTATTCCTTCATGTTTTTTCTCCAAATGATTGATTGTAAACAAGTTTAGCCCCCCGGCAAGCCGGGAGGCTGGAAACTACTGCGGTAATACGCGCGGCTGGTGCGGCATCATCCAGCCGCGCAGGTCCAGTCCACAAGTCCAGGCGGCCGCATAAGCGGCCCAAAACGTACAACGGACACGGGAACGGCGAAGAGCGCGGCCCGCTGCGTAAACAGGCTCTTCATTCCGGTAGATATCGGCCTTAATCGCGGCAACCCGCGCGCGGCGGAAAGATTTGGCGTTCAGTGTGTTTGTCATGGACCTAGAATAACACAACCAAAATTAGAGTCAAGATCTATTTGTACATAGAATCATTAAACCGGCTTAATCTTCTCATCCTATCATTATTATATATGCGCGATACAGCCGGGGGTGCCGGGGGTGCCATGGCGGGCGGTGCGGGGAACCGAAACCGGCGCGGGCGGTGCGGGGAACCTGGCAAAACCTGGCGGTGCGGGAACCGGCGGGGAGCCTAGCGGGAACCTGGCGGCGCGGGCGGGCTGGGAGTGACGCGGGCGGGCGGCGCGGCGGGCTTAGGCGCAGGGGGTCGGGGCGTCGGCACGGCGGGGGCTGGCATGGTGGCGGCCCCCACAAACATATTTTCAAATTTTTAGAAAAATCCACCTCACCATAAACCAAACTTATACCACCCTCTATCCCCCTTAGCTACAAAACCGACACTTATGTGGCATAGATATAGAATAGTCTATGCGCGCTTGTATAACATTTATTTATAGAGCAGCCGATATTTCCATTCTACGCGGCCTCTGTTCCGCTCTGTTTCGTAGTACCCTAGACTGCCCAGTACCATATATCGTCAAAAACCTGACAGTAACTGACTCAGATTTTCGAGCTAGATCCCCAGTACTAAACCCTCGTTAGTACCATTGCCTGTCGGGGGTCAAAACCACACTTTCGGTTGTTGTACTATATAGAGGTGCGATACATATCATTGTGTTCTGGGATAGAGGCGGCTAGTGTCGCGTGGGAGCCGCTTGGGTGGGTGCCTGTAGCGTTCTTTGAGATTAACAGATATTCATCTAAGCTGCTGCGGCATTACTATCCGGAGGTGCCTAACCTTGGGGATATTACGAAAATGGATTGGCGGCGGTTGAATGGTAGGGCGGATGTAGTTGTTGGCGGGACTCCGTGCCAATCTTTTAGCATGGCGGGGAACCGTGAGTCCTTATCTGATGCTAGGGGTAATTTGACACTGGAGTTTGTAAATGCAGTTAACATCATCAAGCCAAGATTTGTTGTATGGGAAAACGTCCCAGGGGTTTTATCGACAAAGGACAACGCCTTTGGTTATTTCTTGGGAGGATTGGCTGGCGCTTCGGAGCCCTTGTCTTATTCCGCAAAGCGAGGCTGTTGGCCCGGTTCAGGTGTGGTCGATGGACCCGAGAGATCAGTCGCGTGGCGTACCTTGGACGCTCAATACTTCGGACTGGCCCAACGACGCAAGCGTGTGTTCGTTGTCGCAAGTGATCGAAACTCAACCCATCCCTTCGAAATACTTTTTGAGCCCGAAGGCGTGCAGAGGAATTCTCCACCGCTCCGTCCAGAGGAAGAGGAAGTTGCCGGAACACTTACGCGACGCTCTCCTGGCGGTAAGTGGGGAACAGATGATTCCTTCTCTGGATACCTCCTCCCATACCAAGTCAGAAGTGCCGAGGGAAGCGAAGGACTGACTTTAACTAAAAAGAATATCGGAAACCATCTCAATAACCAGACCCCCCTTGTCTTTGGTCCTGAGACGGCGGTTCGGAGATTAACTCCTCTTGAGTGTGAACGGCTTCAAGGTTTTCCTGACAACTACACCAATATCCCTGGATGTGCTGATGCTCAACGCTATAAAGCGCTTGGTGACTCGATGGCCGTCCCTGTCATGCGGTGGATTGGGGAGCGGATCAAGCGGCAGACCACACTTTGTAAACCTTGCCCATAGGGTCTGTCAGCCTTTAGGCTACATTGTCAATCATGAAGGGTAATGCTACCATTGACACATGGGCGGATCATTTAAGAAGCATCCCATTGGTGGTAATACTACCTCTCGGTCGGAAAAGCTCTGGAAGCGGTTGTGTAACCGGAAGTTGCGGCGGGCGATCAGCGAGGCGATGCTGCGCTTTGATGATGAGTGTACGGTCATCCCAGTAGTGGATGAGGTAGTGAACAAGTGGGATGGGCCTAAGGACGGTAAGCGGTACTACGATAAGGGTGAGGTCGGTCGGCATCCGAAGCTTATCCGGAAATAGACAGCCTCGCTGGATTGTGCTACCTTGATTACACCTGCCATGTTAAGAGTTAACGACACAAAGTACGATCTCTGTATCTGCGGCCATGAGCGGCAGTTTCATAAGTTCCAGTGCGGGGTATCCGCTGCGGTACAGACGGAGATGAAGCGGATCTGTAAAGAGTGTGGGTGCGATAGGTTTGAGTTGTTGAAAGAGTTACAATAAAGGTAATGCGCAGGTTGCTCGTTACCTCATGGTAACGATGAGGCTTTGGCCCCGCGAGCCAGTTAATCACGGGGCATTTTGACATGGATAAAGACTACCTGCTCCCAAATGAACCAGTATTAGATAAAGACGTAGCGGAGCCTGAAGACTTTTCTGCGCTCCACTACTGGGCGCTATCGAATGAAGAATGGCTGAGTCGCATGGCTGAGGTTATTAGGCGGCGTAAGCTCGATAAGTGCTAGAATCTCTTTATGCATTATCTCGGCGGTAAATTCCGAATTAGAAAACAGATCGCGGCTCATATCCAGCCTTACGTTACAGAGCGGTACTTTGAGCCGTTCTGCGGATCAGCCTGGGTGGGAGAATTGATCCAGGCTCCGAAGAGAATCTTCTCGGACTCCCACCCTGAACTTATCGCCCTCTGGAACGCCGTGCTTAATGGCTGGCACCCTCCTGAGCATATATCGGAAGAGGAATACAAGCGGCTAAAAGATGGCGGCGGTCCACCCTACCTGAGAGGATTCGTTGGGTTTGGATGTAGCTTCTCGGGTAAGTGGTTTGGCGGGTATGCGAGAGATCCTCATTCCGAGCGCAGTTACGCCTCCAATACAAGGAACCAGTTTATCAAGAGACGTAATCTATTTAACGGGTCTACATTTATTAACTGGGACTATCGGGATGTTTTTAGCCTACTCCATGAGGGAGATGTGGTTTATTGCGATCCTCCTTATTTTGGGACTACCGGGTATAAGGGTACTGATCCTTTTGACCACAATCTATTCTGGGAGAACTGCCGCACTGCTGCACAGTCGGGAGTTAAGATCTTTGTGAGCGAGTACACCGCGCCAGACTACGCTAAATGCGTACTTGAAATGCCGACAAAGACCTCTCTCCACACAGATAAAGGCGTGGCGCAAGACCGTATCGAGCGACTGTTCACCATTTAATTGCCATCCTCCCCGCCTACTCGTTACCATTTACTCATGGAAGATAGACAGGTATCGAAGGACTTTAAGGCTTCGGAGTTGTGGTGTAAGCACTGTAAGGCTGAGGGGATTAAGGAAGAGTTTGTCGCGGTGTTGCAGGACTTCCGTGACTTCCTTGGTGCGCCGGTTGTGATTACGAGCGGGTATCGGTGCGCCCAGCATCCGGTTGAGCGGGGGAAGAAGCCAGGGACCGTGGCTCGTCATGTGCTCGGCGTAGCGGTGGATATGTACTGCCCGTCCATGTCACTTGAGCAGTTCCATTCTAAGATCCGGGAGTTCGGTCGCTTCCAGGGGATCGGCGTCTCCCTCCCCAGCAACTTCATTCATTGCGATACCCGCACCGCTCCCGCCTACTGGTGCTATTCCTCCACCGGCAAAACCCTCCCTTGGAACGGTGAGTGGTCTTCCTTGAATTGACTCAGCCATCCTTTCTAAAGTAGAATTGCTGAAAGGAGAATGGATGAAGCAGCGGCGGATCGAGATGAAGTTCCCTAAAGGGGAATCGGCCTGCATGAGTCTTTCTTATGTCATCACGGCGCTATCCGCGGTCCATGATCTCATGGTCCTGGCTGGGGTCAACCCGAATGATGCCATGATCGAGGGCGAGATTGCCATTTGCTACATGTCGCCACTGACGGAAGAGGAGAAAGAGAATGAGCCAGGAGACGCTGGAGTTCATCAACCGATCAGCGGCTGATAGATTTGTTGATAACGTGATTAACAACAAGGCGCGGCCTGATGACGACGAGAAGCTGAAAGGCTATCTCTTCTACCTACTTCAGTGCGCTACTGAGCGGGGGTTTACGGAGGGATTTATTGAAGGGAGGAAGGAGTGATGCGATACTGGACCTACGTTGAACCGGGAGAGGATGGCAAGCCGAACTACGTTACCGTGTCGGAAGAAGAGATTCGCCGGGATTACTGGCCGGTCTGGGTTCGGCTAATGGAAAACGCTGGTGGATGGTCGCCAGATCTTTGCATTGAAGATTGCATAGATGACTGGTCAACGATTCATGGCGCATGGAAGGTGGAGGAATGAAAGTAATCATTGCTGGATCACGGACTTATCGCGGCGGTGCCGAGGGCGTTCATGTCGCGGTGAAAGAGTCTGGGTTTGACGTGACAACTGTTATTTCGGGAGTTGCCCGTGGCGCGGATCTTGCTGGAGAAGACTGGGCATGGGCTAAGGGTATTCCGATTGAGCGATATCCCGCCGACTGGAAGAAGCACGGTCGATCTGCCGGGATGATCCGCAACAACCAGATGGCCGAAGCCGCCGATGCTCTCATCGCCCTCTGGGACGGAACAAGTCGCGGCACTCTCCACATGATCTCGAAGATGAAGCTCGACGGAAAACCCGTCTTCGTCTATTGGGATAAGAAGTGGTTTGAAGCCTTGACTGAACCCTTTGAATAACTGTACAATTGATCGAAAGGAGAACAAATGCCTGTAGTTTCAACATTTCACATTTCTAGCGAAGGTGAGAATATGGTCACCGTTGGGTTCGAAGGAGGTAAGGTAAACTTTCTTCAGACTCGCGAAAACGGCGACACGAGCGTTATCCAGATAAACGAGGATATGGCCCGCTTGTTGGTTGACTGCCTCTATGCTGGCATCGGTCTTATCCGAAATGACTTCCGTTCGTCTTTTGATAAGGAATAACAATGTTCAAAAACCTGAATCTTGAATTGAAGAATGAACTCGACAAGCAAGAAGTAAAGATCCTAATGGGCCAGGATGGGACGGTCCATCTGACGTTTGGATCTAATACCATGTCCATGAATATTGGGTTCGTTAATGAACTGATCGACGCGCTAACTATCGTCGCAAATGCCCGTCTTCGCATGGGACTGGGGGAAGAATGAAGATACGTCTATATACTGTCGTGGCGGCTCAAACCACTTCTTCGCTAGTGAGGGATGTTAACTCCTACATTCAGGATGGCTACCAACCTTACGGCGATATGGTAAAAGATCCAACCTCAACTATGTCGTGGTTCTATCAACCGATGGTAAAGTACGAGGAGAATGAAAAGTGAGCAATAGTCAAAACGTAACCGTCAGCTTTCCGTTTCTTGGGATGTTGACCCTTTTGTTTATCGGCCTGAAGCTAACCAACCAGATCTATTGGTCTTGGGTTTGGGTTCTGGCTCCCATGTGGGCTCCGATAGCACTACTGTTTCTAGTGCTTGCTATCGTGCTTATCGCTAAGCTCGTTGTGGCAATCTTTGAATAGCCTTATTAAAGGGAAAGCCCCTATCCTTTAATAACGACTGCGGTAATTAAAGGATGCTTTAGTTGCAAGAAAAATAATCTTGTGATAGATTAAAAGAGTACACAAACGGTCATAGCAGAAAAGCCCTCGACTCCCCTCCCTCCGGTCGAGGGCTTTTGAATTGAGGTAGAATCAAAACATGGAACAAATCAGTTGCCACACTTGCAAGTACGCCGCAAAGCTGGCCTCAGCAACCGAGGCCTACTACATATGCTTCCCGATGAATCAGCGCTCAATGGATGTGTCGCAGAAGGGAGCGCCAAACTGGTGCCCTATCTTGCAACAGAAAGAGGCGGCGAGTGAGTGATTATTCAATTGATACCGACCCTCGCTTTATGGACAAGACCGCAAAGGTGGCACTAGGCAAGCAGGTCAAGGTAAGCTCGTGCTATAACTGTCCTTTTTATCAGAAAAGCGAACTGAAGGATTGGGAGTTCTGTCATTACGCCGGAAAAGACCTGACCTTGCGGATCGGACAGAATTTTCCTATCTGGTGCCCGCTCGAAACCGCCCAATGATACTGCAACTAAACCCTCCATTGCCCATGACTACCTCAAAAGGGCAGGGTTTTGCGCACTTTTTGATCGACTACAGCCAGGAGCACGACCTGATCTGGGTGGTTTTTATGAAAGATACCGGCCAATGCTGGTCTTTTCCCAATAAAGACGTCAGATTGGACGCAAATTTCACTCTCGGAACCGGGAAAGACCCTTGGATGTCGTCAAAAACTGACTAAGGAGACTGAATGTTGAAGATTATTGTGAATAAACCCTCCGCAGGAGGGGAGCGTGGTCATCTTTGTGCTACTTGCAAGTACTCTGATCGAGTTTCAGGCCCTGGCTGGGAACGAAATCGCTGTACTAGCTTCGGTGAAATCACTCGTCAAGTCACAGATTGCTCGTGTTATAAGACTCAGGACGAATGCAGGACTGTTCAGGATGCTCCAAACGCCATTCTGAACGCCGCGAAGTACTTTGTCGAGTACAATGGTGAGTTTTTCTGCTTGAGCTACTCGCAATTCGATGCTTTCGATGGTACTTATGACGACGAAAAGCGGGAAAAGATGATGAGAAAGTGGGGTTTCCTTCGAGATGAATAAGAATCAGACCAAAATCATGGCCGTGATCTACAAAAACCAGAATTCTGGCATCACCCCAGACGATATCGCCAAGCAAGCACGGCTTTCTAAGGAACTTGTCTCCATGGAATTGGACGCTTTAGAGAAAATCAACGCTATCATGCCCACTCCAGGCTGTCTTTATAAGCCATCTACAGGAAAATTAAAGATGTTTGCTTGACGGAGGCTGCTTTTCTTGCTATATTGAAAGTGTTAGTTCTCCTTTCGTTTGGTTGGAAGCGGGCGCGGCCTTAAAAGCCACGTCCGCTTTTTTTATGCCTAAGTAAAAGATTGAGATTGACTTACCCGCACTGTTAATATTTAATTGATGCCGGTAGACTTCTCCTACATTAAAGATCCAGGAGCAACGCTAGATTATTCGTTCGATTGGACGGACTGGCTGGGCACCGGAGAGCTTTTGTCTACGGCCACATGGACTGTTCCCGCTGGGCTGACAAAGGTATCGGAGATAAACAGCGCTTACGTGGCGACTTGTAGGATTAGCGGCGGCGTAGCAGGTGTAACATACACCGTTACATGTCAAGTTACTACCGATTTGGGAGAGATTGACCGCAGAAGTCTACAGCTTGTGGTACAAAACCGATAATATGCAGAATGTAAACGCTCAAATTGAAAGCGCTGAGATTGAAGCCGTAATCATACGTGCTGACGGAACAAGAGTTAACCTAGGAACAATCGCCTACTACCACCGGAATCCATTGAAGCGATTGATTTACTGGCTAAAGACAAGGATTAAAAGAGGCTAGACATGGCAACGGTTTTAACAAACGTCGGCAAGGCGATTACTACAGGGCGAGTCAAGGGTGTCGGATCTGGCGCTGGCTCGGCTGAGCCAAATTACGTAGCTTGGGGTGTCGGTGCTGGCACCGCCGCCGCGACCGACACTACCCTATTCACCGAGACTGGATCGCGGGTGGCCGGAACCTCCACGCAGCAAACCACATCCGTAACCAACGATACCTATCAGGTAGTTGGCACTCTTACGGCTGGTGGTTCTTTGACAATTACCAACGCTGGGCTTTTCGATGCTGCATCTAGCGGCAACCTTTATATGAAGGGCGACTTTACCGGCATTGCCCTTACTCTCAACGAGAGCATCCAATTCACGATGAAGGTTCAGTACAGCTAAGCGTTTAAGCGGAGATAAAGATGACGTTCTATAACTTAGTAAAAGTAGCGACTCTAACGACTGGGACTGGAACGGTTTCTCTTGGCTCCGCAGTTCCCGGCTTTATTACATTCTCTCAAGCCGGTGTTGTAAACGGATCTACGGTATCCTACGCAATCGAGGATGGGTTCAATCGAGAGGCCGGTACTGGTGTTTACAACTCATCGACTGGCACCCTTACCAGGAATGTCGTCACATCGACGAACTCGAATAACCCGATTGTCCTTTCTGGCAACGCAGTTGTTTTCATTACGCCACTAGCGGCGGATCTGAACTCGGCTACTACCGCCACTGCGAACACCCTGGCTCTCCGGGACGGTAGTGGTGTTTTAACGGCATCCGGCTTTAGCAACGGTACAAATAGCGCGGTTCTTGGTGGAAACAACCTAACAACAGCCGGGGCTGTCCCCTATGTGTCGGCAAGTGGTGTCCTGAATCAAGATGCCACGGCTCTGTTTTGGGATGCAGCGAACAATCGGTTGGGGGTGGGGACGGCTAGCCCGGCGTTTCCTTTTGTCGTGAGTGATGGCTCCTCTACTGTAGAGGCTAATGCGGCTGGAGGGGCGGCGTTTCTTCAGTCTGGGAATTCTCCTTTGATTATCGGGAGCAGGAACACCGGGTTTGAGCTTCGCTTCCGCACAGAGGGAACCGAGGGAATGCGCCTTACCGCCACTACTCGCAACCTCCTCATCGGTACTTCTACTGATGATGGGGCAAATAGACTGCAAGTATCGGGCAGCACCGGAACTGTTGGCGCTATTGTTCAAAACACCGTAAGCGGCGGGACGGCAAGGCTCACCCTTTCCAGTCAGTTTGCAAATAGCTACACCAACTCCTACATCGACTACAACCACGGAGCGCAGGCTCTAAAGTTTGTTTCCGGCAGATCGCTTCTCGGCTATCTCTCGTTCTTCACCTTGGATGTAACTTCCACAGAACAAGAGAGGATGCGACTGACCAACCCCGGCAACCTCCTCATCGGCACTACCACCGACTCCAACTTCAAGCTCGACGTAGGTTCCAGTGGAAGTGCTGGCACTTTCCGCGTCTACGACCAAGCCAGTCCTACCGGCGTGACGAAACTGATAGTCCGGTCCGGGGCGGGGCAGGGTACGACAAACCTGACGGAGTGGCAGAATGTCAGCGGAACGCTTCTTTCCAGTATCTCTTCAAACGGGGGTTTTCGGGTTGGTAATGTAGTAACTCAAGGGGGTTTTTTTGATGTCCTTAATAATGCCAACTCTACCGTTCTAGGTCTGTGGGTCCGTAACGCAGATTCTGGATCATCGGCTCAGGCTGGAATAGCTCTTAATTCGTTTGGCAATAGCTGGGGCATTGGGACTGGGAGTGCTGCTAAAAACTCCAATTCCCTTGTGTTTGAATTGGATGTCACTGCTCCTTCGGAGAAGATGCGGCTAACGACATCCGCTATCCTTTCCCTGCCGAATGCGGGCGTATACGGGTTCTCTTCAACTACGTCATCTGGCGGGACCCTCGACCTCTCCCTCTCCCGCGCCTCTGCGGGTGTTCTTCAGGTAGGGGATGGGGGGAGTAATGCGAATGGGCAGATTAACGCAATCCGTTCTATTCTCACAGATACGGCTGCATCTGGAAACGTGCTGACTGTTTACAATAGCAACTTATCAAATCCAGGAGAACACATACGACTTGGATTTAATGACAATTATCGCTGGTCTTTGTCCAGGAACATCTCTTCTGGCAACCTTACATTTAGGTATCAAAATGTCGCCGTTAGCGCGACCCTAAATAGCGTTATGGAGTTGGCTGAATCCGGCACCCTATCGCTGTACAACCAGACCCCCACTACCGGCGTAACCCGTGCCGTTATCCGCGCCGGGGCGGGGCAGAGTACAAATAACCTGACGGAGTGGCAGAACGCGAGTGCGACTGTACTGTCCGGCGTTGCTTCTAACGGTAGCTTTTTTGTTCAAAATTTCGGCGGGCTATTTAACGCTGGCGGAAGTGCTGGGTTTTACGTTGGCTCAAATAGCTTTGCGATTCGTACTAATACCACCGATGACCGGCTTGTTGTCCAGTCTACGGGCATTGTGTCTTTCGGTGGGTCTACCGCCTCCTTCCCGGCGCTGAAGCGGTCTAGCACAACCCTAGAAGTAAGACTAGCTGATGACTCCGCTCTAACGGCCATCTCTGCCGGTCAGTCTACGTTTGATGGGCTAACGGTAGGGCGCGGTGCGGGGTCAGTTACAGATAACACTGCGGTTGGCCTAAACGCTCTTCAAGCTAACACAACCGGAACCCAGAACTCTGCTTTTGGCAGGGGAGCTTTATTTACAAACTCAACTGGAAACTTCAATACGGCAATTGGGAGATTCTCTCTTTACTCCAATACGAGCGGTGGTGGGAATGTCGCCTTGGGTGGCGGTTCGCTATACACCAATACGACTGGTTCAGATAATACAGCAGGCGGCGTTAACGCTCTGTTTCTCAATCTAACAGGGAGCAATAACACAGTATTTGGGACCAGCTCGATGTATAGCAATAGCAGTGGTTTGGATAACGCTGCTTTTGGGAATGGCTGTTTGATTTCAAACACAACTGGATCAAGGAATGTAGCGGTTGGACTTGAAGCTGGATACACAGCCACTGCTGCCAACGCCAATACAACTGGTTCTAATAATGTGTGGATCGGATATCGGTCCGGCCCCGCATCCACTGTACAGCGGACCAACTCTGTAGCTATCGGATATCAAGCTCTGGTTGGTGCCGACAATGCTGGCGTCCTCGGTACTGCTGGGATGAAGTGGTCTGTCGGTGGTCAGACGGTGCCTAGTGCAACGCTACACGTTGAAAATACAAGCGCTTCGGTGACCGAAGCTACCAAATTGGTAGTAAAGGCCGCGACCAACCAGAGCACGACACCATTACAAGACTGGCAGAACAGTTCTGGTACTCAATTAGCTTTAGTTAGCAGCGTTGGTGCTATTAGGTCTGATAATTTCGTAACGCTAAACTCTGATAACTGGAATGTGAATCAGGGTAATATGTCGTTCGCCAGTACTAGGCTGGTTGCTTGGTCAAACTCATCTACTGATTCCTATGGGACTAAGGATATTTCTCTTACTAGGGCCTCCGCTGGTGTTCTCCAGGTGGGGGATGGGGCGGCGAATGCGAACGGGACGGTCAATGCTAAGATAGCTAATTTCCTCTCTGCTGACTCTTCCGCAACAACCTTTACGACTGGAATTGCATCTCAAAGAGTACAGTTTTACTTTGACTCTGTGGTTCCAAGAAGTTCCCTATTGTTCCAGAATGGACGGTTTGAGATCTACGATCAAACCAGTGCTATTACCCGCCTCTTCATCCAGGCAACGACCGGAAATATTTCAATTGGCGGTGTGAATAACCCTTCGGACCCCAACTTTAAGCTCGACGTTGCCTCTTCCGGTTCTTCCGGTACTTTCCGCGTCTACGACCAGACCGCTCCTACCGGCGTAACCCGCGCCGTTATCCGCGCCGGAGCAGGGCAGAGTACGACAAACCTGCAAGAGTGGCAGAATAGTGGCGGGGGGGTGATTACTTACATCGCTAATACTGGTGATATTGTCTCGACTGCTTCTATTCAATCTCCATTCTTTCTTGGGGCAGACAATTCTGCAGCGTATATTGTGCTAAGGGGGGCTGGCGGCGCTTCGGCTTTCGCTGGTTTGTCTCGGGGGCAGTCTCAATTTGCTGTCTTTAGCGATTATAAGATTGGCTTCCTCTCTGGAACGAATGTAAACGCAACCACTACCAGCGCCGATACAGCTATAGCGAGAAACGCTGCTGGCGTCCTTGAGATCAACAACGGAACCGCTGGCACCTACCGCGACCTGATCCTGCGCCGCTCTCAACACAATGGCGTAACTGTATCCGCCCTCCCCGCCGCCGCCGCCGGAAACGCTGGCTCTATCCAGTACGTCACCGATGCCAACGCTACAACAATTGGATCGACGGTTGTTGGTGGTGGTGCTAACAAAGTCATGGTCTGGTCCGATGGGGCCGCATGGAAAATTTTCGCAAGCTAAGGAAAAACATGCCTGAAAACACAACACCAACAATCGTAAAGATTGGCACTACCCTGAAGTTTCACATGGAAGATGGTAGCGTCATTGAGCAGGATCTGAAGTCCGTCCCGCAGGAAGGAGTAGAGGCGACCTTTAACTGGGTATCTTCGCAGACGAAGCCTAACCCGGAAGATCCAAGCGGTCCTCCGTGGAACAAGTGGCAGAACTCGGCAACAGATACGCCGATTGATATCGCCTGCAATTTCGCAGACGAACTCATCCTGCTACAGATCAAGCAGATCGTCTCCGTATGCCCTCCCGCATCGGTAGTAGCCGCCAAGGAAGATCTAGCAGCCGCCGAAGTTGCATACCAAGAGTCACTTAAGAAAGCCTGCGGCCTAGTCGAATAACCAGTAGGGAGACTTATGTTAGGTCATTCACCAGTTTCATCAGCAGCGATTGGAGAAAGCCCAGAGGGACAGGTCCGGTATCGGTTCCTCTTGGCTACTGCAAATTCGGTAGCTACTGTAACTAGAAGCCTAATCAATAAGTTCCTTACGGTGACATCGACATCCACCGCCTCAATCTCTAAGGTTACCGCCAAGATATTGAGCGCGGTGTCTACCTCAACCGCAGTCATTTCTAAGGGAGTAAGGTTGATTCGCCTAGCCGTATCGACCGCAGTTTCAACCTTACTCACTCTCTTTAAGCCATTCCCGGTTCTAGGGGTTAGGATTAGGATCTTAGACGATCCTAGATTTATAAAGATCAAGAAACGCAGAGAGTAATCTCTGGCATACTGGTAAACATGGAAAACAAAAAGCCAAAGCTAGTCCCTAGCGCAATCGAAATGCCGTCCACGCAGAGGAATAATCTGGTAAACATGCTGAACCAGAGCCTCGCTGATTTAACCGACTTAAAGACCCACGCCAAGCAAGCCCACTGGAACGTGCAAGGGGAGAACTTCACCACCTACCATAAGCTGTTTGATAAGGTGGCAGAAGAGGCCGATAGCGCTGCTGATCTAGCAGCTGAGCGCTGCGCCCAGATCGGTGGATTCGTCCATGGCCGACTGTCGGACGCCGCTAAAAACACGACCGTACCTGCGTTCCCTGAGGGTATTACCCAGGATCACAAGTGCCTAGAAGCCGTGCTTAACAGCTTGTCTCATGTGGTTGAGCAGTGCCGTAGGAATATCGAAGACGCAGAGGACAATGGCGACTACGCTACGTCTGATATGTATATCGACATCACTCGCGGACTTGATAAGCTTCTGTGGATGGTAAACGCCTCTAGCCTATAGCGCTTGACACGTCGCTGGTAGATTTGTAGAATAGTAAAACATGGCGCAAACAGGATACATCTTCATTAGGAACGGGACTCCTATCCCTGAGAACAACGAGTATTATCGGCTAAACGGAGAGATGAAAAAGGCGGAAAAAACTGGAATCCGCCCACTTCATGCATCTATTTACATGAAATGGGAAGATTACATCCGCCCTTCTAGCGACCCCGTGTGCATTGAAATGGAAGACTATTTTGGAAACCTTAAAATCAGAATTGACGCTAATGATGACGGCATTATGACCGTGGCGTTTCCCAATGCTGAGATCATCGAGACTGAAGACGGGCCCATGATGGGCTTTCGTTGTGATGTAAATGCGGCCATGTGGATTGGCGGCGCGATTGTCAGCGCTGCTTTTGAATATGCAACTGGCGGTGGAGAAGAGGACGACGATGAATGAAGAGAAGATGTCTCTTGAAGAAGTAAACGCGGCGATTGATGAGGGTATTGAGATTTGCGCTGAAGCTGAAGAGTCTTTTCCTGTTTACAACGGGATCATGCACAAGCTTCTTTCTGTCTCTCCGATAATCACAATGATCTTAGCAGTCCTCATCTCAAGGATGGGCTCTCCAGGGATCGAGGCAGAATTAAAGAGTTGGGGACTTCTTATCTCAAGCCTGTTGATCTGGGCCGTTTGTAATGTAATTAGCCTATTCTACTACGTGAAGAATAGCCTTGAAGTGTACGAACTAATTGCTCTGAAAGAGGAAATGTTGAATGAGTCTAAAGATTCAGTTTGAATTGATTCACCCGGACGCCGTTGAACCGATGAAGGCGAATGAGTCGGACGCGGCTTTTGATCTCGTTGCGGTGTCTTTTGAAAAGAAAGACTTTACCGTGATCGCCCATACCGGGATTAAGATGGCCCTGCCCCCAGGATACGAGGCGCAAGTTCGCGCCCGTTCTGGCCTAGCAGCTAAGGGGATTGTTGTTGCTAATTCCCCTGGGACTATCGACTCTGGATATCGCGGCGAGATCATGGTAATCCTCGGGTCGCTTACTGGCATCCCTCCGTTCCAGACTGGCGAGATGAATAAGTGTATTCAGTGCGGCAATACCATGCTTGAACCTGGGGACCGCGTGGCTCAGCTTGTCATTCAGCCTGTGCTTGATATTGAATTCGAGGAGGTTGAGACAGTTTCTGAGGACACTGACCGTGGTGCCGATGGCATTGGATCGACCGGCGTTCGCGGCAAGAAGAGCAAGAAAGCCGAAGGATGAAGCGTCATGAAAAGCGTATCAGCGCCTTGCTAGAGATAGCCAAGGGCGTTGATAAGGTTGGCGCTGGCAAGCTTGCGGCGGGGATCTGGTTCAAGGGCGTAATGATTGCGGTTGGGGTGAATAGCTTAAAAAGCCACCCCATTCAAAAGAAGTTCAGCTCTAATCCTCACAGGATCTATCTTCATGCCGAGACAGACGCTTTAGTTAAAGCAAGCAAGATGATCTCCGACTTTAGCGACACCTACATGTATGTCGTAAGAGTGAAGAAGGGACCGGACGGAGGGCATATCCCCGCCCTAGCGAAACCCTGTGACGGATGCATGGGATTGATTTACCACTATGCACCTAAAGGGGTTTTCTGGACTACTGATTCAGGAGTAATTGCCTACCAAGGAGTTGTTTGATGTACGTTCAAGCCGATGATGTAAAAGACAAGATCCCTATTTCAGAGTCTGTCCGTAAACTGGAAGAAGCTTTCCCGCACCTTAAAGACGTAAAGTGGAACGAGAAAGCAGATTTAATCGCCCGAGAAAGAAAGAGAAAGTTGGAAAGGAAAAAGAATGTCAAAGTCAGTGAATAAGTGGATTGGAGTTGGGACGATTGGCCGTGATGCAGAGGTTCAGCACACCCCTAGCGGGTCTTCGGTAACTAAGTTCTCTATCGCGACAAGCTATCGCTATAAGAAGAATAACGAGTACGTCGAAGATACCGACTGGCACAATATTGTCGCGTGGAACAAGGAAGCGGTAGCACCGTACCTGACAAAAGGAACAAAGGTTTATGTTGAGGGACGATATACTACTCGATCTTATCAGGACAAAAACGGAGACAAGAAATATACTTCCGAAGTTGTTTGCGACGATATTGTTCTACTGGGCGGTAACAAAGCCTCAGCGGAAAACTCGCAGAGGCAGGTAGCTTCATCCGCTGCTTTTGATGATGACACTCCGTTCTAAATAGCAAAGTCTTTATGTGCTAACCTGTAAGCATAGTTGCATGTCATTTACCGTCTCCGCTCCGTTTACGGACGAACAGCAGAAAAGCATTAACACATACCAGCGAGATGGCCGATGGCCGATGCTGATGTGTGGATGTGGTGGTAGGCTGTACGGCAGGGAAGATGGTTTGGTATGCAACTCATGCTTTAAGGTAGATCCAACGTGCCCTAAGTTTGTAACGAATTGGACTTGGAGCATGTTTAAGGTAGATCAAGGAAGATGATTTAATGGAGACTTTGAATCTTGCAGTATTAAGTGGTAACGTAGGCGCTGATGCGTCTGTTTTTTATGTGGACTCGGTTGAGTGGTGCTCTTTCCCGCTTGTCACGTTTCGGATGATTAAGAACGACTCGGGCAAGGTCAAGGTAAAGGAAGAGCATGTCGTCTCAGTGTGTCGGCCTGGGACGATTACGAAATATCTGACAAAAGGAAAGTCAGTTATTGTCCAGGGACGAGTAGCTCCTCTTGGCGCAGGCCATAACGTAGTGGCAACATCAATTACGTTCCCTGGTAATCGAGGACAGGATGCCTGATCTATACGGCTTTACTACCGGAATTGCAGTTTGCGCCGCAATTTACGGCATCCGTGTGGCTTATTTGAAATTCAAAGAGATCGCTGATTCTATGAAGGAAGCCGCCGCTCTCTCTCAGAAGGTAAATGAATTATCAATTGAGCTAATTAAGAAGATCGACATCTTTGAGAAGGCCGCTTCCGACAATGATAAAGCGGCCAATTCGATTGCTAAGAGCGCCGTCCAGATGCAGGACATGCTGGTGGAGATCAAGGCAATCATGATGCCAGATCCGCCAGATCAAGAACAGGTAAGCATCCCCCAATTACAGGGATCTTTCCTGAGCATTCAAAACGAACTACTTGCGCAAGGGCTTGATCCAGAAACAGCGAAGTGGAAAGCCGCAGACTACGAACTTGAAAAGATTGCCAACGGCGATCTATCAGAAATCAGCATGTCTCTTTGAGAGGTAAAGATGAAGAATGTAATTGTCAAAGCACTAACCAAGGCGGACCAGCTTAGCTTGTCTCCGGATCAAGCAGCCGATCTGGTTCTTGAATATATGGAGATCGCTAATGAGTTGGCAGGTGTATCGCCAGCCCAGATTCCAACGCCTCCTCCACCGCCGCCTCCCCCGCCTGTGGTCAAGTCGAAACCAATCGACATTAACCGCACGATGAAAAAGAATCCGAATTCACCGGCATGGAAGACCGACGACCTTTATAAGTACCTGAGCAATATCGACCTTGCTATTACGGTCACACCAGAGGGCTGGGAAAGATCGTTGGATTTTCGTTGTGGACTCGTTAAAGATCCCAACGGAATGAAGGGCGTAGGTCTTATATTCCAGGCTGTTGAGCATCCAGAGTTTAAGATGAACTATTTCTTCTCTAATGAGAATGAAGTGGTTGATACGGACGAGGCCCTGGAAGAAGTGTCTAAGTCTATCAGTAACGTACTTCGACGAGTTGATAAGCCTATCGCAAACTCGACTGTCCCGCTCAGGGCTGTTCCGTCCGACATTGCTTCAATGGCTGGGTTTAGCGCCAGCGTCTAAAAAAGTAGCTATTGAGGGTGTGCGTCCTTTATCATTTAATCAGGATGCGCACCCTAATTCTTTTCCTATTATCAATTGCGGGTCTTTATGCCCAGACCTCGCCGGAGTACACGCAGTCTGCCGCTCCACCCACCACCCCGTACACGTCCCTATTTTTCCGCGACGGCTCTAACAATACAGAGTACGTCTGCAAGGCGCTGACCAACCAACCAGTGTATGTGTGGTATGCCGCAGGCGCGTCTCCTGTTCTGGCATCTATTGTCGATTCGACAAACACGGCCACTGCGACAACCGCAGCCAACCACGGCCTGCTTGTTGGTAATAAGATTCAGATTGTTGGTGTCACTACTGACGTAGATCTAAATAAGACCTATGTTATTGCATCCGTACCCAGCGATACTACGTTCACATTTACAACTGCTAATGTGACAGATGGAACATATAACGGTACATCTGACGCAGCCATGCAGATGTGGTCGAATGCTCCGCGAACCACTGCTTCTATCTGGTCTATTCAGCGCAACTTCTACACTGCAACTTATATTGACAGGACAGCTTGGGCTGACGGCACAACCGCTTCTATCAATATCTGCGCGAATCGGACTACTTATGGGTACAACTAAACTATTTATCCTGCTTGTATTGGCTGCTCTGTGCGTTTCGGCGCAGTGCGGCTATTTCGTCTATAATCCCATGACGCAGCGGCTGGACTGCTACCCTGTCCAGTTTGGCAGCACGAACAACGGCTTAGTCCCTCAGTCTGGAGGAGGCACTACTAACTTCCTTCGTGCTGACGGAACTTGGGCTCCAATTGGCGCATTGACTGGCTCTCTTGGGTACTGGGGATCGTTTTACGACACAACCGATCAGAATAATGGCGGCACAACTGCGGCCAACTTGATGACTGTTAACTCCGCAGATCCCGCCAATAACGGCGTAACCATGGTTGACGGAAGTAAGCTGACGTTCGCGAACGCTGGCGTTTACAATATCCAGTTCTCTGCGCAGTTCATCAAGACAGACAGCAATAACGATGACGTGGATATCTGGATTAAAAAGAACGGAACCAATATCCCGTTCACAAATAGCTCGATTACGATTACCGGAAATAACGGAAAGCTGATCGCTGCGTGGAACTTCGTAATCTCCCTCAATTCCGGAGACTACATTCAGTTTTATTGGCATTCAGCAGATATTGACGCATCCCTTCAGCACATGGACGCCAAGACCGACCCGGTAAGGCCAGATACTCCATCTATTATTCTTACTGCTCAGATGGTCACCTACGTTCAAAGCGCCGGGGGCTCTCTTGAAGTTGGATCTGCGATCGCTTCGGCGGCAACAATTGCCCCAACCAAGTCGATTACTCACGTCACCGGAACGACGACTATCTCGACAATTACCGCCCCTCTGAATTTTACCGGAACAAACAGGGGCGGGTGCTTGACTCTCATTCCAGATGGTTTATGGTCTACGAGCACTGCTGGCAATATCGCCCTAGCCACAACTGCGGTGGTAAGTAAAGCTTTAACTATGTGCTATGACGCTGGCACATCTAAGTGGTATCCAAGTTACTAAGGATTTATATGGCAGAAAAGAAGGCAGCTCCTGCAAAGAAAGCCGGTGGCCCTAAGCGAACCGGTGGAGGTATTGAGTACCGAGGAAAGAAGTTCCCTGGATACAATAAGCCAGTTAAGTCAGACCGGCCAGAGAAGAAGAAGATGGTCCTCGCTAAAGAGGGTGACAAGGTAAAGCTTGTTCACTTCGGGGATGCGAAGATGGGCCACAACTACTCTGCGGCAGCACGGAAGAGCTACATGGCCCGCAGTGCTGGTATTAAAGGCAAGGACTCAAAGCTATCAGCTAACTACTGGTCTCGCAAAGTTTTATGGGCTGGCCCATCAGGGTCGAAAAAGGCTCCGCCCAAGGGCCAGAAAGTGAAGAAATACTAGCATGAAGCACGATAAGAAGATGGAAGAAAAGGGATTCCCCTTCAAGAAGGCCGCAAAGGGCAAGGCTGAAAAAGAAGCTCACGCCGACAAGAAGATGCCAAAGAAGGCAATGAAGAAAGTTGCCAAGAAAGGCAAATAGCCATGGCCGTCAACGCTGCCAAGAACTACACTAAGCCTGGATTAAGAGCTAAGATTGTCGCCTCTGTAAAGGCTGGCAGTAAGGGCGGTAAGCCAGGGCAGTGGAGCGCTCGAAAGAGCCAGATCGTAGCCAAGAAGTATAAAGAGGCTGGCGGCGGATACAAGGGGAGCAAGGCCGCTCCCCAGAAATCTTTAAGTAAATGGACCTGCGAAGAATGGGGAACTCGAAGCGGTAAGCCGTCCACCCAAGGCCCCAAAGCCACGGGTGAGCGGTATCTACCTAAAAAGGCCATCAAAGCCATGCCCGCAAAGACTTACGCTGAATCTACTAAGAAGAAAAGAGCTGACCTTGCAAAAGGAAAGCAATTCTCCAAGCAGCCGAAGGCGGCTGCATCTATAGCAAAGAGGCACCGTAAGTGATATGCAATCAAACGCAGGGGCTGAAGTCAGCCTTATAAAGACGGTCATAGATTCGGGTGGATTTACAGCCCTGACAGTAGCTTTGATGTATGCAGTAAAGACCTTATGGCATCTAGTAATGTCAAAAGACAGTCAGTTGGTGGAAGAAAGAAACAAGCGCGAAGAACTGGTAAGGGAATCTATTATCGCCAGTCGCTCCATGTTTGAGTCTACTCAAAAAATCGTCCAAGCATTAGATAGAATAGAGAGGAAGGTCCAGGCGCATGACCAAGATAGCTAGTTGGATAGAGTCATACATGCCGAGCAACAAACCGCAAGCAGGAAACAAGGCAGCACTTGAGCTTGATTCCTTGCAAAACGATGCGATTAAGCAGCTTAAGGAAGGCCGGGAATTCATGGTTTCCGCTATCGAATCTATTAGTTCCAGATACAATAATGAGCAAAAAGTCAGATAAAGACCTAGAATCACTTGAGATTATCGTAAGAGACAAGAGCGAGATTGCAGCGCCAACCTCAGAAGGTTTTGATAAATGGATTAAGGAACGGCTGATTGCCGACGCTCCAGACTACTACGACAAGCTGCGCAACTCTATCATTAAACACTTAGACAATGACACGCCGAGTGTTAAGGTAATGGAGTTAGCGGCAGAAATCCTCGGCTTAAAGTCTTCTGGCGGCGTAAATATCACCCAAAATATCCTTACTCAAAACGGCAACACTACCGTAAACAATGGGAGTTCGGTATCACTGGAGGCTCTAGTAAAGCAGATGGAAGCCAGGGATTCCAATGCAAAGCAGCAAGCCGAAGTTATAGATGTAGAGTTTGTAGATAATCCCAAAGGAGATTCAGGTGGCAAAAAAGGCTGACAAGATCAAGAAGGTAATGAAGGAATTCAAAGAAGGGAAGCTCCATTCCGGTTCTAAAAAAGGCCCTGTCGTAAAGAATCCCAAGCAAGCGATTGCGATTGCAATTAGCGAGGCAAAGAAGGGCGGAAAAACGATGGAGATGAAAAAGAAGAAGTGATATTACCCCCAAAGGAACTACGATCCCGGACTAGAAGTAACCATGTCTGGGATCTGGTTGAATATTTAGAGACTGGAAAGTTTGAGAAAATTCCTGAAGAAGATCGGTTTAAGTTACTGAACAATCAGGAGTTGGCTCTTATCGCGGCAGAGCTGGAGCTGTGCCGAAACGACTTTCGGTATGCAGCCAGTAACTACTTTTGGATATCCGATAAAGAAGGTAATGACCGCCTGTTTGAACTTTGGGACGGGCAAGAGCTGGTACTACAGAAGCTAGAGGACATGAAGAAGCGCGGGAAACCGCAGCGCATCTGCCTCATTAAAGCCCGACAGCTTGGCCTATCCCTTCTCGGCTGCGGTATCGTGGCCTGGGTTTGCATGTTCCGGTCTAATCGCAGAGGGATGATCGTATCGGAAGACGAAGATCAGTCACAGAATCTATTTAACAGCTATCTATCTCCGATTTACCGGCAGTTGCCGTGGTGGTTGCGTCCGAAGAACAGCTCCTTCAAATTGGATACCGGTATCGTGCTGGACGTTCCTGCTAAAGAGGGCGGGTTGGGGCTTAACTCTCTTATTCGCGTTCAGTGGGCTAATCGAAAAGGCGGTCTCGGCCAGGGTTACCGACTTAATGCTTTCCATGGGTCAGAGTTTACTTCCTGGGCCGACCTACAAGGGACGCTAGAAGAAGATCTTAAGTACGCCCTAGTGAATAGTCCAGATACTATCGCTATCTTGGAATCTACCGCTAAAGGCGCTGGCACAGAGAGTCACGCTTTCTACAAGAAGTGCGTCAACCTAGGGGACAAGGCGGACTGGGAGCCAGTATTCTTGCCGTACTTCTTTGAGCGGAAGCGCGTACTCGCCCCTCCGTCTGGCTGGCGCGTCACTGAAGAAGAGAAGCGGATGCGCGATGTCGTCGAGTCTAACTGGTCTCGGTGTAGCGTAAAGACCTGTGGGCGGTACTTCAATCGCAAGACTCCTACCGGAACGAGAGACGGAGAGACTTGCCCAGTTTGCAATGAGGGCACGCTTGATCCCTATATCCTGACAGACGATCAGATCTACTTTATCGTCAATGAGCGTATCAACGCCAGTAACACTAAATCAATCAAGCAAGAGCTTGCCCTGACCGCCGAAGAAGCCTTTATCGCAAAAGGCGAACAGGTGTTTAGCGAGAAGGCAATTGAGAACCTTGAGTATTTTACCGAGCGTTCCCCTAAGCCATTAAAGGGATTCTTTGATCGCCATGGGTATTTCCATGGATACAACGATAACGACCTAACCCGTAAGTGCCACCTGGACGGGTGCGCCATGTTCCACGAAGGCGAAGACCTTCATCTTTGGGTATGGGAAAAGCCAATTGTAAATGCTCGATATCAGATCGGTGTTGACGTAGGATACGGCAAGGGTAAGGATTATTCAGTTGCCTGGGTAAACCGAGTTGGCTCGGCTGGCAGTGATGATGTTCACGTAGCTACGCTTAGGACGAACATGATTGATCCGCTGTCACTGGCCTATGAGATTGCTAAGTTAGGCAAGTGGTATAACGACGCCCAGGTTGCGGTGGAGTATAACACTCCTGGCAATTCTACAGCAGATCAGCTTCTGACGAACCTAGCTTACCCAAACTGCTATCGCAGGAAGACTACTACCGGCGCTCCGCACTGGCTAACGCTTCAAAACACAAAACCAAAGCTGATCGTAACGGCTGATAGATGGCTCAAGGAGGGTATCTTTGTAGCTAGAGACCCTCGCCTTCTTGATGAAGTAAAGGTATTTACCAGTGTTGACGGAAGCCTTAGGACTGGCGCTCAAGGCGGATTCAACGATGACGTTGTGATGGCCGCGATGATCTGCTTGTTCACGGCACATGAGGGCGATTACGAAGATAATTACGGCATTGTCCCTAACAAGATCGAAAGAACCCCAGATACCTGCGACTACAAGATGACGTGCAATAAATGCGATAAAGTCTGGGGCGCTGACTCTCCAGGGACGATTCGCAATTGCCCGTTCTGCAATTCCATGTTCATCAAAGCGGCCAGGAATATAAACGTCCCAATTGCTAGGCCGCAAGACCCACGAAACGACCTGCGAGACTTTGACCCGCAGCCAGACGGAGAGCATTCTTCCTACGGAAGTGACCGAGATTGGCACGTCAAAGACTACGCCCAGTTGTAAATTGTTATCCTTTTGACTTTGAAAAACGGTAATATCTAATTATGGCAAAGAGCACAAAATCAACGAATGTTCAAGTGAATCTCGAACTATCTATCCCCCAGAGCGACTACGCTGTATTTGAAGAAGTCGCCGCACCTCAGCCGGTGGAAGATTACGTAAAAGCTTGCGTAACGAATTATCTCTCTGCGTATGCCAATGGTGGACTGATGCTTTCAGCCGAAGACCTGACAGAGATCGGAGAGGCCAGTGGAAATGAAGTGACCTCTTCTTCTGATATTGTTGAAGCGGTGAAGTCTGGCGCAGGTAAGAGCACTGCTAATTCTTTTCAGATCTCCGTAGACCCAAGTTTGACGGTGAATATTGAAGACTCAGCCAAGTTCTTAGGCATCACTCCAGAGCAGTGGGTATATAACTGCTGGAGCCACATCCTTGCTAACGGCTGGCTGTATGAAGTAAGCAACGATGTCACATGGATTCCATTTAGCAAAGATCAGTGCGAAGTGATCCGTAAAGCCGCTGGTAAGGATTGTAAATCTTCCGCTGATTTCATGGATGCAGTTACTGCAAAATCGGGAGTAAAGTAAGACATGCCTACTTACGAGGGGACATGCAAGAACGAATCCTGTGAAAAGGCTGGGGCGCTATTTGAGTTTTTCGTAAGACGTTGGACCTCGCCTAATCCCAAATGCCCTAATTGTGGAACCGAAGTGCATAGGTATCTATGTGCTCCAAATGTTGTTTGGGCAAAAGATGTAGGTCAGTATCTGGGCCAGAACTCTGAAGGGCATTGGGCGCACGCTCGTAATGAGCAGGGCGAACCGGTAAAGCATTTTATTCGCACACGCCAAGACCAGAAAGAGTTTTGCAAGCGCTATGGGTACTATGACCCAAATGATCTGCCCTCATCTTGTACCGCTGACGAGAATGGTGTAACAAAGAAAAACACCAGCGGTGAAAAGGGACAGTGGATTTAAGCCATGGAAAGACTACCTCATTCGCCATCTTTAGCGAAAACAGGCGAGACGCCTGAGTACCGAGCCAATTATCTCCGCAAGGTAAAAGAGTGGCGAGATGGCACGAAGGAGCAGGCTTTCCTGTCTTATCGTAATTCTATCGAGTACTCAAACATTGAGAAGTATATTCGATACCTAGAGGGTGCGCAATGGGATAATAAGCGCCCTCGATACAAGAGCCGATATGTCGATAACAAGATGGAACTAATCCGCCGAGAGAGACTATCTCTTCTTACGGATTCTCGCCCATCAATCGACGTAAGTACAAATGTTGAAGCATACGACGAACCCGCTAACGTGATTGGAAACACGCTGCGGGCAGAGTGGCTGCGTCAGAATATGTCCGATGCTTTAGTGGACGTAGTTGACATGGCCATGCTTCATGGCGTTGCCTATTGGAGAATAGGCGCGTCATCACCTGGATCAATGCGGGTTGTTCCTCTTGGGCCGGATAATGTACTTCCGATTCAACCCAGCAAGACGAGTCTTCAAGATTCCGCCGCCGTCTTGTATAGGAACTGGAAGCCGATCTCCTACTTTAAGAAAGTGTTCCCTATGAGCGCACAGGGAATTGAGGATCAGGCTAAATACTGGGAGTCAAAATCACAGGACAAATACTCCCGTCCCGCGCACATACCCGAATACACCTGGAGTCAGATGTCACCAGCTTTCCGAAAGCTAGTTGGCGTACAGACAGGTGATTACAGTGCCTATGGAGCTAAGATGTACGGCTCTATCGAACTGGAAGAGTATTACGTTGACGATCTAAGTATCAATGAATCGAATAAAGAAGTTGTCGTAAGAGATCCATTCCTTCCGCCAGACATGCACAACTGGTGGTATACAGTAAAGCCAGGGCAAAGACTGTACCCACGTAAGCGGCTTATCATCTTCGCTGGAGACCGGCTGCTTTATGATGGCCCGTCCCCGTTCTGGCACGGCATGTATCCATTCGTGGATCTTCGACTCAACCCAGTTCCGTGGTCGTTTTATGGTTTAAGTACCTACCGTTCTCTTCTTCCGATGCAGGATGCGATTAACGAAATCCCTGCCGGTATGCTAGATATGACGAAACGGGTACTCAACCCCACTCTTATCGCTAAGTCTAACGTGGCTTCAGAAGCCGCATGGCGCGAGTATCTTAGCGATATGCCAGGGGCTAGACTCAAGGTAAACCCGAACGTGAACATCGGCGCAGATATTCAGTACGGTCAGATTCCAGCCGTTCCTCAGTACGTAATTGCCCTACTCCAAGGTGTGATTATGCCTGAGTTCGACAAGATGAGCGGCATCATGGACATGTCGAGACTTGCCGGAAAGAATCAACTTCCTTCCGGCGAGACAATCGACCAGATGAGGGATACATTGCAGACGCCACTACGCAGAGAAGAACGCTATATTGAATCGTTCTTGCAGCGATGCGGTACGCAAGCGGTATCTAACGTAATTCAGTTTTACACTGCATCTCAGCGTTTGAGGATGCTTGGAGAAAACGGTCTTAGTTGGGAAGACTTTACTTTTGATCCAGGTAAGTTGTATCCAGGTGGCGCAGGAGACTTTGACAAGCAGAGAAAAGAAACCTTCTGGTCAATGTTCTCTTTAACCGTTAAGCCTGGGTCGATTCATTCTGGTGCTAAGGACCGTGAGAAGGTGGAAGCCGTAAGCCTCGCAGCTCGTGGCCTAATCTCCAGGAAGGAGCTTTATCGCAGACTTGAGATTGACCCAGAAAGAGCAGATCAAATCCTAGCAGAACTAATGGAGGAGGCGCAAGCAACCGCCTCTCTCCAGACTTCAGCAAGAGCCCCTAGGACAGTAGGGGAGCAAAGCGGACCATCCGCCCCGATGCCGGGGTAATGAGGTAAAGTTTGCCTAGAAAACAAGCAACTAAGTCTAAGCCTAAAGCATTTGAAACAGGATTTACGCTTAGAGATATTAAACCATTAACCGAGAATCAAGCAGCAGCATTTGAACATTACGAAGACGGCAAGCATCTACTACTTGCTGGCATGGCTGGGACAGGGAAAAGCTTTATCGCTTTATACCTTTGCCTTAAAGATTTAATCGAAGGCAAGCTATCTAGCGTTTTGATTATGAGAAGCACTGTACCTAGCCGAGATATGGGCTTTCTCCCAGGAACGCTAGAAGAAAAGCTCTCAGCATACGAAGATCCATACCGGCAGATAGTCAATAACCTATTCGGCAGGGACGATGCTTGGTTTATTATGTGCAAGAAAGGCCATATTAAACTCTCGTCTACAAGCTATCTTCGAGGGGTAACCTACAAGAACGTAGGCATTATCCTGGATGAATCGCAGAACTGCACCCTCCATGAACTCGACACTGTAATTACAAGAGTCGGCTCGGGCTGTCGGGTGTTTGTCTGTGGCGACGAAAGGCAGTCGGACTTAATTGGCAGCAAGATCCCGCAAGGCATGACGCACTTCCGCCAGATCCTTTCTTACGTGCCAGAATTCCGATCAGTCAGCTTTGGCATTGAAGATATTGTCAGATCTGGGCTAGTAAAGAACTACATACTGGCTAAACATAAGCTCGGATTAAACTAGTATTAAATTTTTCTTTGCAGTATGAATGACGTATGTACAAGAATTAGATTAGAGCCTCAATAGGTTTAAACCTATAGGCTAAGGAGATCAGATGAACGCACAGATCATTGGCACTTCTCAACCCGTCAAGAACGAGCCACGGAATGTGCTGCCTGAAAACCACGGTAAGCCACAGGCTCAGACGATTGGTACAACGATGCCTCTACAGACAGTTGCATCCAACGTCAAGTACGGGGCCGGTACTCGCAGTGGTCAGTTCCAAGTAATTGGTGAGCAGATTAAGATGAGTGATGCTCCCGTTCTTGGCTATCAGTCGGCCAACACTCCGATGTCTAACCGGGCTGTAGACAGCAAGAAGGGTTTCTAAGGATATATCATGGGTCCAGTATCAGGCGCACCGCCAATGTCACCAGATGTAATGGCTCAGCAAATGCCACCGATGGCTGCTTTTGCAGATCAAGGTCGGAGCATGGTTGGCGGCGGTGCCAATCCAGAGGCTGCTGATCCCATGAAGTACGTACAGGGTTTGCTCGACGAAATTGCAGGCAGTCTTATGAAGGTTGCGCAAGTCGTCGGCCAGAGCAAGCGAGAGCTTATGCCTATCGTTCAAAAGATGGCTGAAGCTGGCTCGATGCTCACGAACGAAATTCAGTCGAAAGCTCCACAGCCCGAGACTGCTCAGGCGCCTCCGCAAGCGGAAGGCCCTGGCGGTATGGGCCTAGGGGCTTAACCCAAAAATAGCAGGCAACTACCCTGGGCTGGCGTCGAAAGACAGGTTACAGGAACTGGTTAGCTGGAGCTGTTGAAAGGTGAAATGGCAGTAAATAGCTTTGATGAAGTTTTGAATAGCTTAGTTGGAGATCCTGATGACCGAGAAGTTTTAGAGAATCTCTCAGCGAAATATCCAGAAATTAAAAATGGATGGCTTCGGCAGTCCGATTATTCGCGCAAGCTTGATTCGTTCCGTGACACGGAGAAGAAAGTGGAGGCGTGGAACAAGTGGGCAGAAGAGAATTGGGACAAAGATAACAACGCTCCCAAGATGGAAGTTTATTGGCGCAACAGAGCGCAAGAATTAGAATCACAGGCAGGTACGGATATGACGTTTGACGAGATCAAGAACTTTACTGAAGGATTGATGACCGAACGTGGGGTCATGACAAAGACAGATTTCGAGTCTGCTATCAACAGCAAGGCACAGGAGATTGATAAGGGGTTCCAAGGTTCCGCTTATTTTTCAGCCGTGATTGCCGAGAAGACAGCCGAGCATCTCTCTGAATTTGGCAAGCCACTGAAGGTTCGGGAGTTTATCTCCAAGCTAGGCGAATACGGTACGAACGATCTTGATGCTGCGTATGACCGATATGTAGCCGAGGACCGCAAGACTCGGGAAGAGAAGGCCCTTGAGGAAAAGATTGATCGAATCCGTAGCGAAGAGCGCGAAAAAGCAAAGCAAGAAGTTTTAGCTCAGCACACTGGCGGTCTACCAATCGACCAGGGCGAGCCAACCGCAGGTCACCTAGAAGCTAAGTTACGCCTAGTAGGACAACCAGATGCAGCCGAGCGGGCGAATCTGGGAGACGGCACACTAGCTCAAATCGCAGCACAGGCTTACAGGAAACAGCAACTTGGAATCACAGAATAACTCATGCGTGAGTGACTGTGGTTCCCGACGACAACTCTAAGAGGAAATCATGGCACTTACTTATAGCGATATCAACGCGATTACAACTCAGCACATCGTCCCCAAGACGACTGACGTAATCTTCAAGAACGATCCACTGTTCGTTCGGCTAATGTCGAAGAACAAGATCAATTTCGAGGGCGGTCTATTCATCCAGCGGCCAATCATGTTCGCAGAACTGGCCAACGGGTTCTTCGCTCGTGGCGACCAGTTCGACACCGGCTACCGCCAGACCGACACAGCTTTCAGCGTCAACATGAAGTTCGGTTATGTCAACGTAACCCTGCTCGGCACTGATGACGTTCTGAACCGTGGCCCAGAAGCAGCCTTCTCAATCGTTGAGAGCAAGATGGCTAACGCTTCACTCACCATGGCAAAGCTGCTCGGCACAACTGTCTACCAGGATGGTCAGGGCGCTCTGTCTGGCACCAAGTCTCTCGACGGTCTAATGGCCTGGGTTGACGACGGTAGCACCAACGCAACCTACACCAGCCTTACCGACGTTCGCCGGTCCTTCGCAGCAGTTGGCGGCATCACCCGCGCCGACATCGTTGCCGGTCCCAGCTCGGGCGATGCCACGACCTACTCACAGGTCAACGGTATCAACGCCTACACCAACCGCGCAGTCAGCACCTTTGCTCTCTCCGATCTAAACACTGCCTACGGCTTTGCTTGGTTCGGTGCCGACCAGCCCGATCTTCTAGTTTGCACCCAGGGCGCTTACAACAAGATCTGGAACGCAACAGTGTCCAATCAGCGCTACATGCGGGCAGATAGCGATCTTGCCAAGGTCGGTATCCAGAGCTTCCAGTTCAACGCGGCAGATGTCACCATCTCCAAGTACCTGAACGACGTTGCTGGCTCCACCTACGGCGTAATCCTCGGCCTGAACACCAACTACCTCGAACTTTATGTTTCCGCAAACAAGAAGTTCCAGTTCGGGTTCACTGGCTTCAAGGAAGCACAGAACACCATCGACGTGAGCGGTCAGTTCATGTTCGCTGGCAACCTGATCGTACCCAGCCCCCGTACAAACTTCAAACTCGTGGGCACCGCACTCGCCTAACCTGTAACGAAGGGGGCCTAGCGCCCCCTTCCTAAACAAGACTCTTTGAAAAGGAAAAAATATGCTAGGTAATCGCGCACTACAGGCTGGCGTAACTAACGTAACAGCCTCCACTACTCTTGGGTACGAAATCACTGGTTCGTCTCCCAATACTCTGCCTCCTGATCTGCTGACCGTATCGGCTGCTGGCGCAGCTACAATCACCCTACCTGAGATTACAGTTCCTCAGTACGGTGGTCTTGGTATCGGTGATTCTCAGGTTGTGCGGGTTCTAAACCTCGCTGCACAATCGGTAGTTCTCGCCGCCGCATCCGGTGACTCGATTGTTGGCCGCTATGCTTCCTCGGCTACAATCGCAGTCAACACCGCAGCAACTCTCATTAGCAAGGCTACTAGCGCAACTGCTGGTACTTGGTACAGCTTCTAACCTGAACCGGGAGGCTAGTCCTCCCGGCCCAACTATATCCCATGGCTATTCAACAGCAGTACTCGACATCCTTAGGTGAATTAGTTGGGCGAGTTAGAGCAATCAAGCCCAACCTGCCTCCGACCGTGGCGCAGGACTTTATCAACGACAGGATTCGTCTCATCTTAGATCGCCAACCTTGCTGGTCTGGCAACTTCGAAGAGACGATTCTTTACGTCCCTGATCCATACGTTAACGGAAGCATTAGCTTTACCCAGAACAGTCGGACTATCACTGGTAGCTCGACTGTTTGGCCCGTAAGCGACGTAGTAAACACCACTATACCTGCGGGGATTACTCGTGCTGGGTTCCAGACAGTAACCCCCGCCTCTATGGATGGCATTACAGCCGACACATACCTGTACGTGGATGCCGCTGGCACTCCCGAGATTGTGTCGGTGATTTACGTTGGACCGACTTCGTTTACGGCAATCTTCAATAAGACACACGCCGCTGGATGTACCACTACAACTAGTTCTTTCGCTGGCCGTCAATTGCGCTGTGGTAATACATTCCCGATCTTTACTATTGAAGCGGTAGTTTCCAATACTCAAGCAATCTTAGACATGGAATGGAAGGCTACTGCACAATCGGGAGCTAGCTACACAATTCGGCAGATGTATTATACGGTAGCACCGGACGTTAAGATGCTAAGCGCAGTAGTAGATCAGGCTCAGGGCATCCCGCCACTGCGTATCGACGTTCCAATTACCGAGATTAACCGCATTGACCCTCAGCGTGTATCTACTGGCTACCCTCAGATCTTGGCAAATCGCGGCACCAACGCTAACGGCAACATGCAGTGGGAGCTATGGCCAAGTACCCAAGAAGAACGTCAGCTTCGAGTATTTTACTTTAAGCAACCTCCAAAGCTGACCACCGAAGGCGACCGCATCCCGGCCTTTATGAACCCAACAGTTCTTTTCTACGGGGCAATGGCTGATGCTTTCAGAATTAAGATCGGTCCAGACGATGCTTTCTACGATCCTCGCGCATCACGGGATTATGAGCAGAAGTTTGAAGCTGCCTATCTCGATATGGCCCAGGCAGACAATGAAAAGCTACAGCAGCAGTTCGTGACTCGTGGCGCTGGCTCCGGTATGCCTGGAGGCGCTGACTGGAATAGATCGCACTCTATTGACGCACTGATGTACACTGCGTATTAAGGATTAAACATGGACAGACAATACGAGAAGTACCGCCACCCAGTATCGACAGCAATTGAGGTTGAAGCATACAACCCAGTTACCAGCCCTGACTCTTGGGTTCGCGGGAATCACGTCATGAACGGCTACTCGAACTTCGACTTTGAGAAGAACTCAGTAGACAATTACGGGTTCCCTGAGCCGTGTAACGGTGCCGGTCTATACGCAACCGATAGCCGAGTAAAAGGCAAGAAGTAACATAGATGGCGCGTCTTACACTCGCAGACCTGAAGGAACAAGTATACTCTCGCCTTGAGAATAATACCCTTATGTTCTCAGGAACCGAGGTAACAAACGCCATTAACGACGGACTTCGCACGTTGAACATGATGTGCGGCTGGTATCAAAAGACATTCTCTGTCCCTGGCGGCGGAACTACTGTTGCCGATAGAGTTATTTACGATGTACCACAGCAGATCATATTTGCTCAAAGAGTGGTTTGGGCCAGCAAGGTTTTAGAAAAATCTCCCCTTGGCCAGACCAGTAATGAGTGGCCGACGTGGATGAAGGATACATCCACGAATACGGGAACCCCTACTTCTCGCTGGGTTCCAATTGGGATTACTAAATTCGCAATTCACCCAGCGGATTCAGTGGGCGGCGCAACCCTCCAAGTCACCGGGATAACCAATCCAGATATCCTAGTTAATGATACTGACATTGCCTATATCCCAAAAGAAGGCGTGACGGCAGTGGTTGACTACGCCGCCCATGCTGTACAATGTAAGATGCAAGGGGCACCATTCATGCAGTCTCTTGGAATGTACAGGAACTTCGAGTCCCTGATGAAGCTCAATAAATACTGGGCATCGTATCGGCAGCCGAACCTGTATTACGACGAACAATCACCTAGCAAATAAGGAGCTTAAATGTTTAATCTCGGTCGCATTCGTGACTTTTTTTCCGGCCTTCTCAAGAAGTTCTGGGACAACAAGACTCTATACAATAACCTGATCTACGTTGAAGACCTAATTCCTAAGGTTGGTCCGTTTATCAAGATCGCTGGCGATATTGCGGTTGGTTTGATTCCCGGCAACGTAGATGACGCTGCTTGGGCCGCGCTGAAAGCCAAGTACCCAAAGCTGTTCGATGGAACAAAGGTAGATCCTGAGATCGCCAAGCTCTACGCTCTCGGTATTGCTACTGATCTAGTTGAGCGGCGGTATCCAGACATCTCCACGACTGTCGCCCGAACCGCTACCCAGATTGCCTACCTGCTAGAAAAGAGCAAGTGAACTTAGCAATTCAGATCGCCAGAATGACTATGTACATTTCTGCCGCAGTTCTGTGTATCTGCCTCTCCTATCAGGCTGTCTTTCTGCCGAAGAAGATGGAGCCGCGCGTATCTCGACTAGCTGAGCGGCTGGAGGCACGGGATGAACAAATCAAGAAAATACTGTCAGACACTGGCGCGATGGTGGAGGATAACTACTGGACCACGAAGGCAAACGTGGAAACCACAGCGGTTATCCTCCGCGACGTTTCAGAGATCACCAGATCCATTAGATCGGAAGTAATTCCCGAACTGACGGACACCTTAAAGCATTTTCGTTTATTGATTAAGGCCACAGAGAATGACTTACAAGTATTGTCTGCCAGCGGAAATGAGACTATTAAAGCGACTACCGAACTGGTGCGTCAACTTGATAGCCTTACTGAAGAATTGGAAGTCCAAGTAAAGCAAGGGTCTCCGAAGGTTTTCCAGACCGTCGAAACAATAGACAAGCTGATTGCCGATATAGATAAACAGGTAAACAACCCTGACTTATATGCGATTGCTGGCAACGTAAAAGACATTACCGGCAACACGGCAGAAATCACAAAGACAGTGGATGTCGCCACAAGGCCGCTCAGAGAGAAAGTTAAACTGATTAAGATCGTACTTTTTCGCGTCCTTGGAATGATCCGCATTACCCCGTTCTAAGGTTTTGATTGATATTGAACCACTTGCACACCTAGAATAAAGGTGATGCCTATTAGTGTTCGGCAAATTTACACTGAAGTTTGCGATCTTCTGCTTGAGCCGACCGCGCTCACGGGCGAGACCGTGACCGACGATGACTTTTTGGAGATCCTCAACGATTGCTTGCGTGATTTCATGCAGGCATCTGAGTGCTTCAAGAAGATCAATCACATGCAGCTAGTTGCCGGGACAAGGGTATACAACGAAGCTTACTTCGTAAATCAACCAACAGCGGTATTCGCAGATGAATCTAATATCTATCGTAGCTCGGGAAATTACTGGGACAACTCAGACTATCGCTGGCAACAGTCTGACAGCGGAATCCCTATGGAGTGGCGCAATGACCAAGTTCAAGAGGATCAGGTCGAGGTTCGCCCTGCACCGTCTTGGACTGGCGATACCGTCACTTGTGCCGCTGGCCTGTACGGAACCATTTCTTCTACTTCTAGTGCTGTTGATTTTGACATCACCACAACAGCCCCCTTATATGGAACAATCGCCTCCGCGTATTCTGGTCCGGTATACCTAGAGACAACGTATTCTCTATTTGGCACCGCTGCTAATTTAATAGGCAGTACCAATAATCTTTCTCAGATCTTCACCTATACGTTTGAGTCAGAGATCACAAGCCTAGACTCCCGCATACCCGACATTCCAGATAGCTTCCAGCCGTATATCAAGTTCATGGTTCTTTCCAGGATTTTTGGCATGGACGGAGAAGCTAAAAACACAACACTACAGAAGTACTATCTTAATCGGTCGCAAGAGGCCGTGAGATTGCTTCGCGCTGTATCACAAGAGATTCTACTAGAGGTCGCATAATGCCATCAGCAGTTACCATCACGCCGCGCAAGCTATTCAAAGAAGACTTGCAATTAACGACAAACCCAAGCGCTCCCACCTCTAGCCAGACTGTTCTTGGCCTTGGCACGGTAGCTCTTAACCCAATTGACGCGGTTTTTTACTCAGCATTTACGCAGGCATCAAACGATTCATCGGCTGGCGTAGCCGGTGTTGCGGTTGGAGAAATCTACTACAACACCACATCTAGCAAGCTAAAAGCACGGATGACCTAAACATGGCTCAAAACGTAACGCAGAGATTCCCCTTCTCTAACAAGGGTGTAGTCCAGAAGATTGACATCAATCAACTGCAAGATGGCCAGTATTCATTCCTATTGAACACCGTGTCCGAGCAGGAAGGATCTCTGTCTCCGCGCTACGGAAGTAGGAACCTACCTGGAGAATGGAAGGCTTCAAATGGATCTACGACTGTAGCCACTCCATCAGTTATCAACACCCTGCACGTAACGCAGATCGGCGCTACGGCTGACCCGACAATCTATGCTGTTGGCGGCGTAAACATCTTCAGGAAAGATGGCGAGTTAAGCAACTATCGCAAGGTTGCCGATTCAATCACCGGAAACAGCAAGCGAATTGGTATGTCCACCTACAAGATAGACCAAGCAAGCACGTCTGGCGTAACTTATATCGGCACTGGGTACAACACTCATACCTACGGTGGAAGTTCTTACTTTCGAGGTATGCTCCGGGATAGCGGTAAAACAGGAGAGGATTCTTACTATTGGGGCATTCTTCCGCCAGCGGCACCAGCAATCGCAACTCCCGGTTCGGTAGTAACTAAATCCGTAATTGTTGACGGTAGCGCCTCCTATACCGGAGATCCTGGTTCTGGCCCACCAGTGACTCTTACGGTAAACAGCACGAGAGTCACCGGAAACATAACGAGCGCGACAGAACAACCCACTGGCTCCAAGTTCTATAAGCTCGTGCTAAGCCCATCTTCTACAGAGTGGCTTCCTGGGATGTTTGTGAAGGATGCCGGTGGCCAAGCTTCTATCATTGAGAAAGTCGATTCTGCTGGCGCTATCTATGCTTATTTCGATACCGCCCCATCTACTTCAATTACCGCATTAACCAGTGGCACGGCTACTGGGGCTGCTGGCTTAATGTATACCGCTACATCTGGTGCTATCACCGCAGATTTATCCTTTGGTGGAGTTGATGCAGAGGGATATATTAGCGATGACACAGTTGGTTTTTCGTTTTACACATCAACCCCGGAGAAGATCTACGACATCAGATTAAGGCTGTATACTGGTTCTTCGTCGAACTCTTACTACGAGAAGGCAATCTCACCAGGGCCGGTACAGGATCTTCAAAACGCAGCGACTGGGAACTCTTTCCAGAATCCAGAGAACGCAGATACCCAAGCTCTTGACAACGGAGCAAGCGACTCCGTTGGGGCTACGAATGTACCGCTGCCTACTGGTGAAAACATAAACTACGACCCAATCCAGACTGGCTTAACTCCTACTTATTTAGCTCCGATGAAGCGCGGCGTTGGTGGGTGGAGCCAAGTAGAAATCTCAAAGAGGTCTTTCATTGCGGTTGGCCAATCGGCCACTAATGACGGTGGCGGCGCAGGCAACCTTAGCTGGGCAAATATCACAAAGGTAGAAGTCCTAGTAAGGCCAATCACCACGACAGATGTGGTCGTATTTAAGCTTGGTGCTGTATTCGCCTACGGTGGAAAGGGAGTAAACTCTAACTACAGCGCTAAGCTTACTCCGTACTCATACGTCTATACCTACAAGAATCCGACGACTGGAGCTGAGAGCAATCCGTCTATTGAGATGATTGCCGAAAGCGGTATCAATATCGTCAGGCAGGGCATCGGCGTCACGGTATTAGGTATCACTAATGGCGGATTTGATACTGGCGTAAGCCAGATCTGTATCTACAGGCAGGGCGGCAGTTTCACGGACGGGTTTTATCGCAGGGTTGGCGTAATCACAAATCCAGGTGCTACGTACACAACCTTCATGGATACCGCCGACGATCTATCTATTATCGGCGCTCCGATAGCCGACTTTGATAACGACGCACCAGTAACCTCTGATCTTGGCTTTGAATATAAAGGCGCTATCGCAACAGCAAACATATCCAAAGGTAGCTCTCCAGTAACGGTAAATGTTACCGGAGTAAGCTATCCATCTGGCGGAGATTTGAGGACTATTCTCACTCCTGGAACGATAGTTAATATCGGTGGAGGTATTGCTACCTCTACAGGTAAGCAAGAATCCTGTATTGTCGCATCGGTTTCAGCCTCTTCATTTACTACCTACGTTCAGCACGACCATCTAATTGGAGAATCTATTATATGGGATACGAACGCAGGTATTGCTGGAGATATTCTTTGCTCTGCCTTCAATCGGATGTGGGTAGCGGGAGACCCAAACAACAGGCATCTTCTTTATTCGTCAAAGACCGGCAGGCCAGAGTCTTTCCCTGTAATCAACCAAGGGACCGGGAACCCGCACGTACTAGCTGTATCCTCTCCTGATAATCCAATTAACGGTATTGCCGAGTTTAACGGAGAGATCGTATGCCTCTGCCAGAACGGAATTTACACCGTAAGGCTGGATAATGGTCGGCTCGTAGGTCCATTCAAGACCCCCGCAAACCGTGGTCTTGTTCTCAAGTACGCCTGGGGATACGTCGATAATGAGATCTGGTTTCTCAGTAATGACGGTATCTACGCATGGGGTGGTGGCGCGGTTCGTAAGGTTAGCTTTGCCATCGACTTTGTGTTCAACAAGAAGACCGTAAATGGGATTGCCTATTTCGATAGGAACAATTCCACATATTACCCAATGTGCAACATCCAGCAAAAGGGTAACGAGGTATTCTTTAATTACATTAACTCCGATGGATGGTTTTACATCCTGAGGTATCACATCCTGTTTGATCGCTGGAGTGTTGACGAGGTTTACGATCCTGCATCAAATATATCTAAGACGGAAAACGGCATCCCGTTAAGGGCTGTATCGGTAACGGCTATCTTTGCAGAAAAGGCAAGCAATAAGCTTTACGCAGCAAAGACTATTGAAACCGGAACTTCCCCGTCTTTTACCTACACAGCCTCATTGATAGAGTACGATGTGATCGGCATTCACCGGGACGCTGTGACTAACATCGCAGATCCATACGCCAGCGGAACCTCTGTTTACTACGAAGTAAAGACGAAGTTCTATGACATGGGGGCGTCTCTAACCAAGAAGAACTTTACCGATATTGGGATTGAGTATACCTCTGGAAGCATTGACTCCAATAACAACCCAGTAAACGATAACACGTTTAACTACAAGCTGTATTACGATTACGCCAGTACGGCTGATGCGTCTGACTCTAAGGTAATTCCAAGCTCCCCAGCATCCCGCAATATTGCCGAGTTCCCCTTGCAACAAGCTGGGTCTCCCCTCGCGTCAGCGGGCAAAGAGGCACGCTCTGTCATGTTTGCGCTTTGGGGTGTCTCCAAAGCGTACAACACGTTCCATAATTTCGCCTTTACATTTATCCCGCTGTCTGAAATCATCAAAGGCAGAGTTACGGACTGGGACGACCTTGGCCACCCGTTTGATAAGCGGTTGTTCAACGTAACTATTGAGTACGATAACAGCAATACTGAACTTGTGCTCTACCTAGATACGGTCTCAGGGCTAAATAGCACCACTACGACCCTGGCCCAGCAGACCATCACGCTTGCGGCAAAGTCTGGTAGGGCAAAGAGCAGCATTCCGATCACTGCCGACATTATTGCCAAGTTAGTCAGGCTTCGCCCGAAAGTAGCCACGGTTGACTATCAGATCTTCAACTACTCATTCCAGAAGGAAGACTACCCTCGGGACATCGTAAACAACACTGATTGGTCGGACCTTGGGTATCCATACGAGAAGAGGCTTTATCAGCTTTACATTAACTGCGATACTAACAGTCAAAATGTAAGCGTGGATATCGAGGCCGATGGCGCTGTACTTCAGACCGTAACGGTAAACGGCAGCGCGACGAACCGTATGCAGACAATCCCGATCAATAAAGACTTGATCGGCAAGTTGATACGTTTGAAAGTATCTGGCAGCATCCCTGCTGGTGGAAAGTTCCAGTTATTCGATTTCAAATTCGATTACGAAAAACTGCCGCAGCCAACAGTTCTATCTACTCCGTGGAACGACTTCGGATACGACTACTTGAAATACGCAGAGCAGATCAGCTTTGACGTGAATACAAATAACCAAGTGGTCCCGGTAAGCATCTACGGAGATGGCGTTCTGATGCAGACGGTAAACGTAACCGGAACTCAGGCAAACCGTAATCAAATTATTACCCTAAACCCAGCTCTCACCTTCCGAACTATGCGATTGGAAGTTGGAGTCATACCGGCTGGGGGCAGGTTCCAGCTATGGGATTACCGTCCAATCTTTAGACCGGCTGACAAGGGCGAAGTCTATCACACTTTTGACTGGGATGACTTGCAATATCCCTACGATAAGAAGCTGACTGAAGTAAGCATAGAGTTTGAAACTGGGGCATCGGATGATGTAAAAATCGCTCTCGATATCCTGTCTGGCGTGGATGGGAATACCAGGACTCTAGCTTTTCAAACTCTAACCCTCCCTAATACGAGCGGGGCTAGAGGCTTTAAGACGTTTCCAATTAATGAAACAGTTTGCAAGATGATCCGAATTCGAGCAATCGGCTCCGGCTCACCGACGACATCTGTTCTTCCGGCTACGTTTAAGATGTACGGGTATAAATTTGGAAACGTAGTTCAATACCCAGCAGACATTGTTAATTTCACCGACTGGTCTGACTTGGGCTACCAGTACGAAAAGCGACTCTATCAGTTATATGTTAATTGCGATACGAATGGCCAGAACGTAAGCGTAAATATCGAGGCCGATGGCACCGTTCTTCAGACCGTAACCATTAATGGGACCGCCACAAACAGGATGCAGCCTATCCCAATAAACAAAGACTTGATAGGTAAACTGATTAGACTGAATGTGGTCAGCGTTCCGGCTGGCGGTAAATTTCAGCTCTTTGACTACAAGTTCGATTTTGAAAGTCTTCCCAAGCCAATCGTTCTATCTACTCCTTGGTCTGATTTTGGATACGACTACCTCAAGTATGCCGAGCAGATCAGTTTCGATGTAAACACAAACAATCAAGTCGTTCCCGTCAGTATTTATGGCGACGGCGTTCTAATGCAGACCGTCAATGTCACGGGAACACAGGCGAACCGGAATCAGATTATCACTTTGAATCCAGCGTTAACATTCCGTACCATGCGGCTAGAGGTCGGGACTGTTCCTGCTGGTGGAAGATTCCAACTATGGGACTACAGGCCGATCTTCCGCCCAGCCGACAAGGGAGAGGTTTATCATACCTTTGACTGGGATGACCTCCAGTATCCGTATGACAAAAAGCTAACCGAAGTGACGATTGAGTTTGAAACCGGAGCCGCAGATGATGTCAAGATTGCCCTTGATACATTATCTGGGCTTAACGGGACTACTCAAACACTCGCTTTCCAGACTTTGACTCTGCCTAACACCAGCGGAATCAGAGGCTTTAAGACCTTTGCTATCCCAGAGACTGTCTGTAAGATGATTCGAATCCGTGCCATTGGCTCCGGGTCGCCAACTACAGCGGTTCTTCCGGCATCCTTTAAGATGTACGGCTACAAGTTTGGCAATGTCATTCAATACCCAGCCGATATCGTCAACTTTACCGACTGGTCGGATCTTGGGTACGAGTACGAAAAGCGCTTCTACCAGCTCTATGTAAACTGCGATACGAACGGTCAGAATGTGACCGTGAATATTGAAGGCGACGGCGCTGTATTGCAGGCAGTGACGATCAACGGAACGGCTACCAACAGAATGCAGGCGATCCCGATGAATAAAGATCTGATCGCAAAGCTGGTCAGGCTCAACGTAGTTAGTATCCCTGCTGGCGGCAAGTTCCAACTATTCGATCAGAAGTTTGAATACGAGAATCTTCCAAAGCCTATCATCTTGTCTACTCCATGGACTGACTTTGGCTACGACTATATGAAGTACGCCGAGCAGATCACGTTTGATGTGAATACAAATGGATACCAGATACCAGTTGACATTTACTGCGACGGCATATGGAAGCAGCGCGTTGTTGTCGAAGGTACTCAGGAGGACAGGAACTTTAACTGCACCCTCAATCCTGCGATCACCTTCCAGACGATGCGCCTTCAGGTAAATCAAGATCAGATTCCAACCGGAGGAAGGTTCCAGCTTTGGGAATACAAGCCAATATTCCGTCCATCGGATAAAGGCCCGGTATACCACACGTTTGACTGGGACAATCTTGAGCACCCATATGACAAGAAGATCAGCGAGGTCACGATTGAGTTCGAGACAAACGGCAAGGATGTAGTTGTAGTTCTTGATACGATCACCGGAGTTAACGGCAATACAGAAAATCTAGCCGTACAAAGCTTCACTCTAAACTCTACTGGTCGCGGATACAAGACCTTCCCCATTCCAGAGACAATCTGCAAGATGGTAAGAATCCGCGCGTTATCCACAGGCGGTAGGGCAAATCGACTCGACCCTGACTTTAAGATGTGGGGATACAGGTTCGGCAATACTGTCCCGTATCCACCAGATATCCAGAGGTTTACCGAGTGGACCGATCTTGAATACCCTTGCGACAAGATCTTCCGGGGCGTCGGACTGACGATTGACACTGGTGGTGTTGATTGTACTGTAACGCTTGAAGTTGACGGGGTAGCCAAGCAGACTTTTACGGTAAACACAACTAGCGCGGCGCGGCAAACATTTCTCACGGCTCAAAATGGAGTCGAAATTATTGGCAAGATGTATCGTCTTACTTTCACTCCTGGTACTGGAGGGAAGGCTCAGGTATTCTCGGCTCCACAGTTTAACACCGTAAAGGACTCTTGCCCGTTCGTGTTCCTCGATAGCTACGAGCAAGGTCTTGGAAGTGCTGGATACTCAGTCCTTAAGCAATTCTGGGCTGACTACAAATGCGATGGAAGTATCACGATCAAGTTCTACAACGAGGAGAATGTATTATTCTACTCAAAGACTCTGGGAGCGCACGCCTCAAGAGACGTGGAAAGATTCTATCTTCCCTCAATCAACAACGGCGTAATCAACAAGAGCAAGAAGCACCGTATTACAATAGAAGCTGTAGACCCCACGAAGCCGTTTAAGTGGTATCGAGACACGTCCCGGCTGGAGTATATCAACCTATCGGCAGACCAGCGCCAAGGCTACTACCAGTTCATTCCGTGGACCAACATGCAACTCCCGGTGTAATAGATGGAAACAAAAGAACCAGATAGCAGGCTGTCGGTAAGGAAAGAAGACCTGGATGACCAGGAGCTTTACCGATTAAATCAAGTCATCAACGATCTTTACTCTAAGGTCTCTACGGCCAGAGATGAGACGGCTGATGCTGCGGGTAAATTCACCCGGTCTGGTGTAATCAAGTCACCCAATGACCAATCCACTAACCCTGTCCCTATTCTTCCTTCTACCGGGATACCTCAACCCGGAGCCGGTGATTGGACTCTTAATTCGGTAGTTTACTCAGCCGGAGAAGACGGTCTTCAGTATGGCTTTGCTAGTGCGACTATCTCTAATAAGTCGGCAGCAGTTGACTACTACTCCATGTTTATCCAGGACTACTCTTCTGGATATGTGGATACGAACGGAACCGCCGTCACTCTGACTGCCGCCAGTAAAGAAGCTGGAAATACTTTTGAGAACTGTGTAGCTAATCAGGTAATTAATATCAACGGGGTAGCTTATACTATTGCAAGCGCCCCGGTTTCTCCTTTTGAGAGCCTAACTTTAACTACTAGCGCTGGGGTCCAATCAAATGTATACTTCAACCTTAATCCAGTAAACGGCGGCAAATGGGAAGAGATTGCTTCCGATGCAGAAGCAGGAACTTGGCAACTTCGACCGCCTACTGGATGGGACGTTCCTTGCTGTATCACCGCAAGTACTAAAGACGAAAAGACCTACCAGCCGGAAGATAACGTAAACTACAAGCGCCTTGTATTTGCTCCATGGGCCGACGCTCCACAGGTGACGAACTTTAGCGTGACCGTTGAGCAGCAAGACCCAACTACAACGGACATCCCTAGCGGAAAATTTGTCGTAAATTTCACAAAGCCGCTTGACCCAGAATATTACTACGCTTCAGTTGAGCGCTTGTGGTACGTCAATAGTTCTTTTACCGGGAATATAGGAGCTACCGCAGTTGTAGATATTGTCGGAAACACGGTTACGTACAACTCTACTTCATCTATTTATGGAGCATACTTCAAGGGTCAGCTATTCAACAACATCCAGCCTGGGGACACTGTATATATAGATGTCGGGCCAAGCCTGCCGGAAACAAGTTCCTATATTGTCTCTGAAGTCATCAGCAATACTCAGATAAAACTAACAACAAACCCACCAGCGGGAACAGAGCGGCTTTTTGCTCAATGGGGTAGAGTAGCTGGGGAGATAAATCCTTTCACGCAAACAGACTACTGGCCCTTGCCTACTTCGGCAGAATACTGGAAATTCAGGTGTAGATCTGTAAACCATAGGGAAATCGCAAACAACACCGCATTCCCAACTTCAAATGTAACCGTCCCTGCCTCTGGCGGAATCACGCCACTAACCCCAGCTACTCAGCCTGGATCTGGCGACTGGTCATTAAACGCATTACAGTATTCGACCGACGAAGCTGGCAACTCTTCGATCTTTGTTAGCGCCACGATTACGACCCCAGCGGCAAACGCAGATTATTATTCACTTTTCTGGCAGCGAACATCGACTCCTGTTTCTGGAGACTGGATTGAAATTGCTGCTGATGCTACGGCTGGCACTTGGCAAGAATGGCCTTCGGCTGGTGCGACTTACGTTGTCGCTATCGCCGCAAACAAAAACACCTATAAGCTTGACCAGCCAGACGAAAGTATCCCGTCTTACTATAAGAGCCTTGTCATTCCGGCATGGGGTCCAGCGGATCAGGTAACCGGATTTTCCGTTACCGTTGAAACTCAAAACAGGGCTGGAATACCTAGCGGAAGATTCGTATTTAACTTTACAAAGCCATCCGACCCTGACTACTACTACGCACAGATATCAAGGATCGCCACAGATGCGACCTACACCCCTCTGCCTGGAGCGGTTTATGGAGTAGTAGCCGGAGAGGTAAACCCAACAAAACAAACAGATTGGTGGCCTCTTCCTGCAACTGCTGAGTATTGGACATTCAAATCGGAATCGGTAAATTACCGAAAGGAATTTAACACAACTTCAGCGCCAATATCAAATGTATCGGTATCCACTAGCAGTGGCATTACGCAGATTGCGCCAGCAACTATTACGACAGCAGCTTTTGCTTCTACAATTCGGCCAGTTGATCTTGTATCTACGGCCTCTATATCCGTTAGTTCTATAGTTGTAGCTTCTAATACTGGGACTGTAACCACATCCTCCGCTCATGGACTTGCAAGCGGAAGACAGGTAGCAATATTTGGAGGAACAGGGACAAGCTCTAAGCTAAACGGTCTATATGCGATTACCGTAACTGGCGCAAATACATTCACTATCACAACTTCAGGCGTATCCAATGGCACGTATAGCGCCGGGCTAAGTGAGGTTCCGCTTCCATCGCTTCCATCGGCTACATATCCAAGTGGGGCTGTAGCATTTATGACGGCCAACACCAAGCTGTATAGATCTAATGGAACCTCTTGGACGTCGGCTGCTGACGGTAGCGATATTATCTCCAACTCTATCACCGCTGGCCAGATCGCCGCTGGGGCTATCAGCACGACAGAGTTGTTTGCCGGTGAAATATTGGTCGGCCAGGGCAGCGGGAAGCCAACTAGATTTAAGGTAGTAGACTCAAGCAGTAATACAATTGGCTTTATTGGGGATGATAGCAGCATTCCTTTTGTTGGTGCGTATTTCGTCAACCTTAGGATTGGGCCAAATATCAGCACCCCTATTATCTCGGCAAGTTCTTCTGGTGTCTCTATAAATGGAGCAACTTTCTCGCTTGCTGCGAATGGGATTACGACCACAATAGACAATACCACGTCTGGCGGATATACCGCTGGGCTGAGAATAGTAAATACAGCAGCAGATAAACTGATCCAGCTAGGTCTTGACGGCCCATCTAATTACCCATCTTTCAGAGTAAACGACACGTCCGCTAATTCTGGGTTTGTTTTATCCGTAACGAATACTGGAGGGTCTGCTACATTCAATGATTTAGCTGGCTCAAGCGGCGTAGAAATACAGGGCCAGTATTCTACGTATACTACAGGCGGTTTCCGTGGGTCTATTACCACTGGCAGAATCCAGGCAACTAGAGAGTTTCAACTTGGCAGTACCGCTACCGCAGGATATGTATTAACCACCGACGCCCAAGGCGTAGGCACTTGGCAATCTCTTCCAGGCGGGGGGATATCTTCAATAAATTCCCAGACCGGTCCTGCTATAACAATTGCAGCAAGTACTGGTATTTCGATTGCTTCTGCCACAAACACAATAACCATTACCAATAGTGGCGTCACATCCCTGACTGGCACTACTAATCAGGTAAATGTATCAGCATCGACAGGCTCGGTGACTCTAAGCCTGCCGCAAGATATCGCAACTACGTCATCGCCAACCTTTACAGCCGTCAATACCGCTACAGTTGGCCCGACCTCAGCTACCGCTCTCAACCTTAGAACGGACAATACTACCAGATGGTCAATTGATTCTGCGGGGATGCTTTCTCCAGGGGCAAATGATACCTATGACATTGGCTTAACTGGAACCAGGGTTAGGACTATATATTCCAGAGCTGGAGAGTTTTACGTTTCTGGAGGGACTTCAACCAGCGACTACCTGACCACCAGGAAGTTAAATATTTATGATTCAACCGGGACTAACGCCGGATGGGACATACAAGCCACCGCCAGCCTTACCAGTTCACTGTTAATAAGGGACAATTCCGGTAACTCGGTAATTCAGTTCGTAAGAACGACCGGCTCTGACTATGCAGATGTATACGTAGACCTTCTACCAAGTCCAAATAACGGGCAAAAACTAGGCAGCGCTTCTTACATGTGGAGCGCTATCCACGTCACGGATATATACACATCTGGCGGAAGCGTATACGGGAGTCTCGATCCAGCAGCTACCAACACCTACACTATCGGCAGTACATCAAAGAGGTGGTCTCAGGTAAATACGGTTGCACTTAACGCAACAGGTACAATTACGTTTCCAACTGGCGCTTCAAACGGATACGTCTGGACTTCCGATGCTTCTGGCGTAGGTAGCTGGCAAGCTGTTTCTGGCTCAAGTCAATGGACTACCAGTGGATCGGATATATATCGAAGCACCGGGATAGTCACTGTCGGCGCTACTACGCCAACTGTTCGACTTGGACAGAATTTCAACGTAAACTACTCTAATGATTACTCCGGTATAGCTATAAACACTTGGTCTAGTACCGGAAGCCATGGGTCTATCGTAGATTTTAACAAGTCTGCCTCGTCAACAATCGGAACCCAATCAGCAGTAGCAAGCGGCAACTCTCTAGGCTTATTAGTATTTAGAGGTTCTGACGGAACTTCATTCCAGAGATCTTCTGAAATAATTGCAGAAGTTGACTCTTCCGTATCTTCAGGCATAGTCCCTGGTAGGATTTCGCTAAGGACAGCAAATTCTTCAGGTGTGATGACCGACAGGGTAAGAATTGATTCAACTGGCAAAATAGGCTTTGGAACAACCACTCCATCCCAACCTATTAACGCATCAGTTACAGACTCTAGCACTGGGGCTACCAGCAGTATTAGCGGAAGCGATACCTTGGCTGGGTATTACGGTCAGACGTTCGCTTCTCCAAGCTCTAATCCGGCAGGAATAAGACTATATACCAGTGCGTATCAAGAAGTAACATCGACAACTGGTGGCGCGAATGTGACGGTGAGTGGCTCTGTTTCTCGCGCGAATCATTCTGGTTCGACATTAATTGCAGCCGCTTACGGATCTCAGTCCTTTGTGTTTAACTCAGGCACTGGCAATATAGATTCCGCAGTCGGGCACCTTTATGGAACCTATATTGTAGGATCTGGAAATATAGTAAACAATTTTGGGATCGTCGTAGGAACCCCCGTATTAACTAGTTCTGGTACTATAACCAACAACTATGGAATCTATATTCAAGACCAGAATATAGGCACTACTAAATGGGGAATTTATGTAGACGGAAGCAGTGTAAATAGCTACTTCGCGGGTAGGATCGGTATCGGCGCAACTCCAGATGCACTATTAACTGTTAATACAATTGCAAGTTTCGGCGACGGCGCAGCAGCCACTCCATCCATCGCACACAAGGGAGACTTGAACACAGGGTTTTGGTTCCCCGCTGCGGATACAATAGCTGCTTCGACCGCTGGGGTCGAAAGGTGGAGGATAAACTCTTCAGGCGTCCTTGTTCCAGGAGCAAGTGACACTTATGATATTGGCGTTACCTCTCCATCTTTGAATAGAGCTAGGAATATCTACTCTCAATCTATCAACACGGCAAGCGTAGATGTTGTCAGCGGTACGTCTGTCTCTTCATACTGGAGGCATTCGCTTTCTGGATCTAGCACATACAGGCTCAGCAGCGGAGGAGGCAGCCCTCAAATAGAATTACAGGCCACTGTAGTCAGCTCTAGCAATACACAATTCGGCATAAGGGGCACGCTATATCCTTTAGATACAACCGGATCCAATGGAGATTTAGGGTATTCTTCAATTCCATGGAGATCCCTGTATATTAACGGCTTAATCAGCGCAAACGGATCGGTGGGGAGTAACGGGCAACTCCTATCTACCAATGGAACGACACTCGCTCAATGGGTCAATATCACCAGCCAGCTTACCGGAGGAACCGGAGTTACTATCAGCGGGACAACTAACGCTACCATTTCTATCGGTCAAGCAGTTGGCACTACAAGTAATGTTACGTTTAATAGTATTACCCTGGCCAATGGTAACACTAATGGCATATCGCTTAAAGATACAGGCGGAACAGCCAGGGTGTGCCTCACTATTGGCTCCGATAACAATCTATACCTAGACAACAATGATTCAACGTATGACATCTACATCAGACCAGGGGCCAGCCGGTACACCTTCGTGGACGGAGCTTACTTCGCCCCATTCACGAACAACGGCATAAGCCTTGGATACAACGGACAAGGATGGTCGAATGTATATTCTTATGCGTACTGGGCTCACAACGGAACAAGTTGGACGGCTGGCTGGACTGGAACATTTACCGCAGACGGCCAAACCGTGACAGTCCAAGATGGAATCATTACAAATGTTGTATAATGTCGATATGGCAACACTCGAATTAAGCGTCAAACAACGCATCCTACTCGAACTTCTTCTCGGTCAACAGCGTGGCTCTGTCGCTGATATTGAGGTCTTCTACGATATCAAGAACAAGCTGCGGGTGAAGGACCGCGAACAATACCTACAGGCTCTACCCACTGGCGAGGTCATCATTGATGAGGTTTCTGCCAATGCTCAGGGTAGCGAGCATTTCAATCTGGAAAAGGAAGAGCGCAAGCGTCTGCTTGAACTGGTCTCTTCACACAAGAACTTTTCCCCTAACGATCTTGAGTGGGTTCTCCCGCTGAAGAAGCAACTGGAAGCAGCGTGATTAAACTAATCCTGCTTGTGCTAACTGCAATTTCTTCAGTAGCGCAAGTTTATTCAGCAGCGACTAATCTGACCGTTGACCTAAAGGGAACGCCAGACACTCGCCCCGATACATGGGGAACTGCTGGATATGCAGTAAAGGTAATCACGTTTAACCCGCCTCCTGGTTACAGGGTTCGGATTTTGCGCGTATACGGTGACTTCCTGGCTTGGCCTATCGGAAAGGTTGAGCCAGGAAAGTTTGCCGGTGTACTTCTAGGACTGCAAACTACCGCCCCGGAAGGCAGCGCACGAATGGATTGGGGCGCTGATAACACCATGCTGTACATTCAAGATGCTACTGGCGGGAACCCATGCAGATCTGCATTTGACTACGATGTATCAGTCGGCGGTCTACTTGAGCCAGATAACAAACTACTGGTCAAGATGGCTGTGTGGCTCAACGACACTGGACTAGCTATTCACATGGAACCGTCCTTCGTAATGGTATACAGGTACGAAAAGAATGATAACAATTACGCCCATCAACAGAAGCCCAAACCTGATCGGGTTGTGGTATCTGACTATGGCCCACTCGGGACGGGCCAATCAAGTGTTCTATTCGTTCCCCCACGACCTCAAGTTCGCCCTTGATTGGGCAATGAACACGACCGCGTTTTACGGTGCCTTTAGAGATCAAGAACTTATCGGCGCTGGATGGGTAGATAATCTCCTAGTAATTGGAGAAGATCCGGCGCTCACCAAGGCCGAGCTTGGATTCGGATTCATGCCAAGCTGCACTGTCTTCGAAGCTTTGCAGGCAGGCAGAATCATGCTAGACTATTCTTTTGACGTACTCGGAGTTGACTTCCTATTTGGCACAACACCGCGCTCAAACAGGGCTGCTCTTGCGTATGCAAAAAGACTAGGACTACGCATGTACGAGCCTGTCGAAAACTTCTGTACGTATCTCGGCAAGGTGGATGCTTGCGTAACCTCTTCAATCTCGAAGGAGGATTGGCATGGACGAAGCAAAAAGGAAAGAGCTTGACGATTTCCTGAAGACGGCGCGTAAGGAGTTTGGCGATACGGTCGTCATTACCGCAAACGATAAGCGTCAGAGAGTAGATGTGATCTCTACCGGATCTCCGAAGGTAGATATCGCAACTGGAATTGGCGGGATTCCCAAGGGGCGAATCACGGAAGTCTTTGGCATGGAGTCTTCTGGCAAGACAACACTAGCCCTACATGCCGCAGCTAACGTGCAAAAGGCTGGTGAGTCTGTACTGTATGTAGACGTTGAACACGCTCTTGACCCTCGGTACGCAAGTAACCTTGGCATCAAGTTAGATGATCTAGTGATTAGCCAGCCAGACAACGGAGAGCAGGCCCTTGATGTAATCAAGTTCGGCCTGAAGTCTAAGGCATTTGGCCTGATCGTCCTTGACTCAGTAGCCTCCCTGGTTCCGCGAGTTGTATTTGAGGGCGACATGGCCGACGCTAACGTAGGCGTAGTGGCTCGGCTAATGTCTAAGGCTTGTCCGCTTTTCGTAGACCTAGCGGCTAATGCCAATACCGCGCTTTTAATGATTAACCAGATCCGGTCAACCATCGGCCAGAGTTATGGCGATCCCACGGTTACCAGCGGCGGCAAGGCGCTGAAGTTCTATGCCTCTGTCCGTATGCAGACATTCCGATCCACCCTCCAGAAAGACGGAGAACTAGTGGTCGGTAATACTGTTAAAGTTAAGGTCGTAAAGAACAAGCTGGCACCGCCATTCAAGGAGTGCGAGGCGGAAATCGTTTACGGTGAAGGGTTTAGCATGGAAAGCGATCTGCTTGACCTCGGCCAAGAACACGGTCTAGTTGAGCGAAGCGGAGCATGGTACACAATTAACGGAGAGAGAATGCAGGGTGGCGAAAGAGCCATTCAATACCTCCTAGCCAACCCCGATCTGTGCAAGTCAATGTACGATCAGATCATGGCCACCCTAGCCTAGCCTAATTTACTTTGATATTGAGAGACTCCAAAACCTACAATCTAGGTAGAGGAGTCTCTTTATTTATTATGGGCGGCGGAAGCAAACGCAAAGCAGCAGAGCAAGAGCAGCGAAATATCTACCAGCAACAGAAAGACCTCGCCGACTTCTTCATGGGTCAGTCCAAGGAAGAACTTGCTCGTCGTCGAGAGATGCAGAAGCCAGTAGTTGACTATTATACCCAGCTTGCATCTGGAGATCCGTCAAAGATCTTAACAGCATCTGCCGTTCCTCTCGGCAATCTAGCTAAGATGACCCAGCAAGCTAAGGCTAATATTATGGAGATGGCTCCCGGTGCCGCCCGAACCGCAGCTCTTGGCCAACTTAACCGTGAAGCCGGTGGTCAGCAGGCAACGATGCTCAACCAAGCATACTTGTCTGCTTTCCCCGCTCTACAGGGCATGGCCTCAGAGACAGGTAGTTTTGGTCTACAGCAAGCCGGTGCTGGATACCGTGGCATTGAGGGCGCAGGCGCTACCAATAAACAGTTGATGGATACTTATCAGCAGCAGAAGGCTTCGCAGCTTGGCCTAATCGGAAGTCTGGCAGGTGCCGCTGGCAGTATGGTAACTGGTGGGCTCATGGGCGGCAAAGGAGCGGCCGGAACTGCTGGTAAATCATTTAGCCCATCTACGTTTCAATACGCTTTAGCTGGAGCGCCAAGTATATTTAACGCCGTTTCTCCCGGTGCCGGTGGCGGCATGTCGGCTCTCCCTCAGACTGCTCCAATTGGCTCTGGATTTAATCTGCCAACTACGTATAGCGGCATCCCTAATGCAAGTTGGTATACATCTCCACTACCCACGGCGGCGACTAATCCATACATACAAATTCCTGGATCTCCTGCCGGATATGGAGCCAGCGTAGGACCGAGGTAATTTTACGACTATGGCACAACAAGATCAACTAGGTCCATTCTCTGAGTACCTCACCAAACCAGCCGCTGCTGCCATGGCACCCATGCCTGTTCCGCAAGTGACAGGACTAGAAAACACCGGAGCTGCGATTGGCAATATCGCCATGAATTTCATTAACGGCCTTCGCCAAGGACGTATGCAGAAGTATGCGATGCAAGAGGCCGAGAGAGAAAAGCAATTTAACGCATACCAACATGCTATTAAAACGGTAGCAGCCAGCGATTTACCGGATCAGCAAAAGCAGATGCTACATGCAAAGTTATCCCTGCCTCTAATTCAGAGTATTGCAGGAGACAAGAACGCAACTTCAAAGCAGACCGGGAATCCGCTTACCGACGTTGTGAAGAACGTAGCAACTGGAATAATCGGCGGAAATGTTCCCAAAAAAGGCCAGCCTCTTTCCATGGAGCCAGTAGTCGAGGCTCTTCAAATGGCCAGCGACCCGTCTTTTTCGAGAACTAGGCTTGCGTCTGGGTACGAGGCAAAAATTCGGGCAAGGGGATCGCAGATACAAAAAGAGAACCCCTACGCCGATGCAAACACCTTCATGAATGACCCTGAAATACAGGCCACTATCAAGCAAGCCGAGGAACAAATTGGACCTTATGATTCTCCATACTTAAAATCGATTCGAGGAGAATTAAAAACGCCTAGCTACATGGAGCGAGCACAGCTTAAAGTACTTCAAGAGGCTGGAGTCTTACCGGGGGTACAGCAGGGAGCGCCAGAAGCAAGCCCCGCTGTCTCTATTGCTCCTTCTCCCGGCACTACTCCGACCGCAGGAACAACAGCAGCCCCGCCAGCAGAAAGAATAGGCCCAGTACAGTTAAACCCGGAAGCTTTGAATAGAGCGAGAGCTGCCAGTACTGTCCCTGGCTTTCAGGGAACATATAGACTTAGCCCGAATACCTCAGAGTACGAGTATAACGGAAAGAGAGTCGTCGTTAAGCCGTTCCAGGGGATGCTGGACGGTAAGAGCGTTTCGGGGATGCTGGATGAATCAACCAATACTCTTTACCCTACTGGAGCGCTAACAAAACAGCTTCGCCCTGGGCAATACGCAACCGAAGAAGTTGAGCGAGCCTACAATTCTATCGCTCCGCAAATAAAAGAAGTATTAAAAGGAGTAGACCCAAGGGTTCAATCCGCAATGCTCATGGAGGCTGAGGCATATAAGAACAGCGGAGATATGGAAGGAATAAAAAGACTTCCATCTAAAGCCTCTGATAGAGTCATTAAGCTAGTTGACGCCGAGAGAGAGGCGATCGAGAGAGAAAAACAAATAAATGCTGGCAATGCCAAGATGATTGCAACCTTAAACGATAGGGAAAAAAGAGCCAACAACACAGCTTTGACATCGGCAGTGAGTTATTATTTGGCCAGCCCGAGAAAGAAGGCTCTCGACGAAATGAGTATGCAATACAGCTCATTTATCGGGGAAACTCCAAATCTTGATATACAAGGATATCTCGCCAACCCCAAGGGATACAGAAAGAAGGATGGCACTCCGATCACCCAAGCAGACTTAACATTGATAGATAAGTCACTGGCTCGACTGATTGCAAAAATGACCGACGACCGAAGCGCTGTAAAGCAAGAAGAAGAACGCGGGTATAACGACCTAGTTGGAGTTCTCCAGAAGGCTGGCATCAATATACAGAGCGTTATTGGTGGAGGTAGTAATCTTGGAAATGACGAGACAAGAAGAGCTTTGTTTGGTGTTATATCCAGCATTCGTAGATCGCTAGATGAAAAAGCTAAGCAAACCAAAGAAGAAAGAAAGGCATCCATATCCCATCTCGGAATAGATCCAGAAACCGTAAACAGGTCTTTCGGGGACTATATCACCATAGGCGGAGTGGGCACTGAAGCTGCCCCAAGCATACCGGCCAGAAGGCTAAAGACAGGTGGGACGAACGCGCCTCCCTCTAGTGGGAAGCCATCGGGACTGGAAGCATTTAAGCATTTGAACCCCGAAGTAAAGGTGCAATAATGGCGGATCAAGGCAAAAAGGTGTTAATGATTCTGCCTGATGGGAGTGAGGCGTACTTCCCAGAGGCTAACGTAAAAGCGGCTCAAGACCTTGGGGCTAAATTATCTAGCACTACCCCGCCACCAACAAAAGGCGTTACGGAATTAGCTACAGCCGCATCTCAGCAAGCTAGAGGCGCGGCAGAAACCTCTGGGAGTGCGGCAAGAGCAGTAGCTGGCGTGCTAGGAGATTTTACCGCCGGAATTGGCACATCGCTTACCGCTATCCCTGGACAAGTAATGCGCTTGGCCGGTGGAGATCCGTCAAAGGTAGAACTTCCTTTCCCTCAAATTACTCCTACCGGAGAAAGAATACCAGCTACCTTAGAGTCAATTGGTAAACCTCCAGAAACCATGGCGGGAAAAACTGGAGAGGTGGTCGGCGAGGCTATGCAACTCGCCACTGGAGGGGCAGCAGTAAAAGGTGCCGCTAAATACGGTGCTAAAGCGCTAACTAAAGCCCCTCAGGTAGTTAATCTGGCCGCAAAAGCAGCTCCGCGTACCGCCAAGATGGCTAAAATTATAGAAGACGCTGCTGCCTCTTCGCCAAAAATAGCAGCAGCGGTAGAGTGGGCAGCGAAGACCGGCACTCAGGCAGCGCAAGACATAGTAACTTCTGCGGCTATGGAATATTCTAAAACTGGCAATGCAGAAGAGGCCCTTGCTAACGCAGAAAAAGGAGCTGGTATAGTCGCTGGCCTATCGACTCTAGGTAAGGCTGTAGCGCCAACTGGGAAATGGTTAGTGGGTAAAGCTATGACTCGCATTACCGATTTTCCGGACTACCACATGTCGCTAATTGACCGCCTATACGAGACAGGAAGTAAGTTTACTAAAGCAGGAAAGCAAGCAATAGAAGCTCGTGCAAAAGGCGTAGTCAAGGCCATGAAAGATGCCTCAGATAAAGCTGACTACTGGCTTAGGCAAGCAAATGCTCAAATAGCGTCTGGAACCGTTCAAGATCCTTCTGGCATAATCCCCAAAGATGGAAGGATGGTTCCGTTTGCGCAGATCTTAAATAAAGAAATTGGAGACCTGCTAACAAAAGCGGGTGGGTCTACGACTAAAGTAGGTAGTAAAATCGCTGAGGCGTTAAACGACATCAAGAAACAGCTTCCACAGGATCAAAACGGCAATTTTATAAATCTTACATTCAAAGAGGCAGAGGAGAAGAAAGAAACTCTACAAGCGGCTTTGACGGAGTTTTATCACACTCTTGACAAAAATACAATCGACGACCAGACTTTATTGAGGGTTAGAAAAGCAGTAGCCGACTCAATCAGAGAAGGTCAAAGGGCTGGCTTTGACATCCTTAAAAGCGCAATGGATAAAGTAAAACTGCCTAATATCAAAGATATGAAGCCATATCAAATCTGGCTTCCTGGCGCAAAAAGACCTGTCGATTACAAGGAAGCTGGCCGAACGGCGATGAAAGATTATGATTTGCTTGAGCTTGCCAGAATGTACGAACTAGAGAATCTTCCACAGAGAAAAGGCTCCGCAGGTACATACGCAACCGCTTCTATCTCCGCTTCCCAGCTTGCCAATCAAAGCTATCTTACTCCATCACAGATGTCTTGGATTGCCAGGAAAGTCTTCTCGCCAGCCACGCTGACAACAATGCCTGAAGTAATGGCTAGAGCACAGAGAGCAGGTCGGGCTATAGGCCCTACTGTTGGTACGCAAATCACAACTAGAGCCGTTGGGGAGAGGACCGCTAAACCACCAAGTATGACCGAATGGATCCAGCAGCAAGCCGCACCTGCTTCGCAAAATTCTTCGATTAACTACGACAGCCCCCTTAATCAGTAAAGGTAAACTATAAACATGGCTGAACAGCAACTGCCTGATATTAACGACTATATTAACGAACTTCCGGTAGACGCGGCAAAACAGGACAAACTTTACTATGCGTTTTATTCTGACAACCCTCGGAAGGCGCTTGAATCTATCCAGGATGTACCAAAAGAAATAAGGCAGGCATTGTTTTCTATTCGAGGAAAAATCCACAAGGGAGAACAGTACGACCTTAACGACATTGTAAAATCTGCTGGCATATCAAAACCAGTAGTAGTTTCTGCGCCTAAGCCCAAGGCACCGCCAGTTGCCGGCACCCCTTCCCTTACTATTGAGCAGAACAACAATCCTTTTGCTTTGAGACCAACTTCGGGTGAGTCTTTTATTGGCGAAGAGAAGGGCGGGAACCGTGGGTTTGCAGTGTTTGATACGCCCTCTAGCAGCGCCAGGGCAGCTACTATTACGCTGCAAAATTACCAATCAAAGTATGGCCTGGATACGCTAAGGAAGATCTTCAATCGGTACGCTCCAAAGTCTGATAATAATCAGCCTGATAAGTATGCTACTAGGGTAGCCAAAGATCTTGGCGTTGACCCAGATGATCCAATTGACACCAAAGACCCTGACCTGATGAAGCAGTTGCTTAGGTCGATTGCAAAGGTAGAACTAGGGAGCGAAGAAAAAGCTGATAGTTACTTCCAAGACATTGAAGATGGGGTCGGTAGAGCGTTTGAGAGACTTGCTCAACAAAAACCGGCACCCTCGGCCAGAAAGGAAGCTACAACTTCAAGGGTCTCAAAGCCCGGGCCTTACATAACCAAGCTTAGTCCAAGTGAAGAACAGGAATTCATTCAATGGGCAGAAAAGAATAATGTACCGTTTGACTTAAGTGCGGATGCAGATTACGACATGCCTGGGTTCTGGAAAGCGCTTAAAGCCAAAGACCCACGGGCAACGACCGAGCAAAAACCAGATGGACTACATTTTCCTGATATATGGAAAACTCCAGCGCATGAAACTTTTTCTAGTGAAAGTATTTACGCTGGGCCAGATGCTCCGAAGTGGAAGGGCTCAAAGCTGTACGATTCTACTGGCAAGCTAATCAAAGATGAAAGCGAATTAGCAAAGCCCGATAAAGAAGCCGAGAAGAAAACCGCGCCACCCCCAACTGCTAAACCGGTAGTAGAAAAGAAAGAATCAATCATTCCAGGGACCGAACTAACCGGCCTACCTGGAGTTCCGCTGCCTTCTCTTCCAGGAGAACGCGAGACTCGCAGAAGGATAAAAGAAGAAGGGTTTTTCTTTAAGTCAAAGCCTAAGCCGACAGAAGCGCCAAGGGCTGAGAGAAAAACAACTGTCGAGCCGACTAAAAACAAGCCTGTTGAAGTTCAAAAGAAAGACACCACAAAAACAGAGGCTATCGGCATTCCTCAGATTTCTACCGCTAAGCCACCAGTAGAAGAAGTCTACGCTCCGTCCCTTGCTAAAGATCTATTCAACGCCACCGTCAGAGGAATAGTTCCTGGTTTCTTTAATATCCCAAGAATACTAAGTCGCGTTCCTGGCGGATTCAGAGAAGATATTGAAGCTCTCCGCACAGTTCCTTCAGACATTCAGCGCAACGAAGGCTTTATCGGGCAAGAAGCAAGGGCAAAAGAAGATGCACTTAACCGCAAAAAGACAGCTCAGCTAATCGCCAGAGCGGAAGAAAAAGTTCTACCTGAAGCTCCTGTATCTGGGGTAGCTAAGTTCACTGAGTCTACAGCTTCCACCGCGCCTTATATCGTTGCTGGCGCGGTCGGTGGGCCATATGCAACCAGAGCTATGGGCGCAGCCGCTGGCGCAGAGGAGGCACTTACAAGGGCAGACATAAGCGGCAAGCCACTCACTGAAGGCCAGAGAGTAGCCATAGGGACAGCGGGCGCTGGTATCGGATTAACTGAAGCTATCCCTATTGATAGGGTTATCGGTAGGCTGATTGGTGCTGGTGTAGTTAACAAGGCCCTGACTGATGCTGATATTGTAAAGCTATTATTCCCGAAATTAGGAGACCGCCTAAAGAGCGCTGGTGTTCAATTTGGCGCAGAAGCCCTGCAAGAAGGGTTCTCCGGATTAGCTCAAAATGCACTTGAATCCATGTATGGCGGCAGGCCGGTTGAAGAGATTTGGACCGACGTAGGAAATCAATTTGCTATGGGTGGCGGCGCTGGCCTAGTTATTGATATATTAAGCCAGTTGGCCGGAACCCGCATTGGCCGAAATCGCTTAAAGAGAATGGGGATTGACCCACAAGCATACAAAGAGTGGGTCGAGTCCGGCGAGGCAGATAAAGCCAAAGCGGAAGCAGAGGAAATTGCAAGGAAGGCCATGGCTCCAGAAGAGGCACCAGCCGCTCAGCCCGAGCCTCCTCCGGCAGTCGAGACGCCAGCTCCAGCCGTACCCACTGCACCGCCAGCGACAGCAGAGCAGCCTGCCCCCGTAACAGCAGAAACAGAAATTGAGCCAGTAGAAGCACCGCCAGTAATTGCCGAGCCTCCAACTACCGCTACCGCTACTCCTCCAGTAGTCACTGCTACCGCCGAGCCTCCAGCAGTAGAAGCAAAGCCAACTGAAGGCGTGACGACGGCAGAGGTCAAAGACCTAGAAGTTACTGATCCATTTAGCGGAAGTTCAACTACGGTTCAAGTTCCGTCTTCCGTCGCAGCTAAATATGAGACACTGACAGATCTCCAAAAAGAGGCTGCTGCTGGCAACTTCCTAGCCCTAGCATCAACCCCACTAGAAGATATCAGTAGCGAGATAAGGTCTATCAAGAACGACCTTAAGGAGTTAGATAAAAACCCAGCGGCAGCGGCTGGACTAGACCCATACTTCCCCAGTCCAGAGGATTTCAAATCATTCACCAATGAAATTATCATTCCGTACTTGGAACATCTTAAGGCTTCATCTCCTTCCACCGGACTAACTACTGAGCCCGCACCTACGGAACCAACTGCGACAGCCCCTCCTCCGGTTGCGACACCTACGACGCCAGAGCCACCAACCGCTCCAGTTCCAGCGGCCCAACCCGCTCCCGCAACCACAGCCGCACAGGTCGCTCATCCCAAGCTCAACGACCAAGGCCAGCCAGTAATTATCAATAGCCCATCCGAACCGACACCGGACACTACATGGACAGATCCAGCCACTACTGCCGTATTCGTTCCAGAGGGCAATACCCCAACTAAGATCGGCAACACGGAACTTAAGCCATGGACCCCGCCTCAAGATGGCTGGTCTAGTATCAGTGGTGTAAATGAAAAACTAGATAACCGTAAGCCGTTTACTTCAACCCCAGGCAAGCAAGCTGCTTCTGGCGTGATTATTGTAGAAGACGATGGAAGAGTTTGGCTGATTTCACCGACGAATCAATTTGGCGGATACGACAACACTCTACCAAAAGGCAAGCTCGATCCAAGCCTCAGTATGCAAGAAAACGCAATTAAAGAGGCGTGGGAAGAGACTGGTCTTAAGGTAGATATTATCGGCATAGTTGGTGACTACGAAAAGAGCACCTCTAAGGTCAGATACTATCTCGCCAAGAGGGTTGGCGGGACTCCCAAGAATATGGGATGGGAGGCACAAGCGGTAAAACTTGCCACCCTGGACGATGCAAAGAACCTCTTAAATCAACAAGTTGACAAGGATATCATCAGCGACCTTGAGAAGATGGTATCTTCCGGCAAGCTTGCAGAGATCAAGGACGGAACCCCCAGAAAGCTATCGACTTACGGGCGAGAGGTTTCAACTAAGATCGGCGGGAGTAATCCTGGAGGATGGTATCAGGACGGCGGGACCAAGTGGCTTGTTAAAGGAAACAAGCAGAAGGTAATCGGATCAGTAACTCCAGAGCAGAGCGATGCTAGGGCTGCTAATGAAGTACTGGCATCTAAGCTTATTCGTGCCGTAATGAAGATCTCAGCTCCAGAAATGAAGCTCGTTGATCTCGAAGGAAAGTACGGCGGTGGTCTTGGCGTAGCCAGTAAGAAAGTCCCGTCATTTGAATCATTTAATCCTGATAATCCAGGTCACGTAAACGCTGCGGCTAAGACGTTCGCTATCAACGCTTGGCTTGCGAATTACGATGTTCTCGGAATGGGGTACGACAACACCGTAATCACGCCAAATGGAAATGCGATTAACATCGACCCAGGTGGCGCTCTTTTATTCAGGGCTCAGGGCTTACCAAAAGGTGCCTCCCATGGCGTAGTCAATGGCTTACTAGACCCATCGGCCCCTGAGTTTGAGTCAATGCAGAAGACAACGCCAGAGCAAAAGGCTGTCTTTGGCAAAATGACACCGGAGCAGTTAAAGGATAGCGCCAAGCCACTGGCCACGATCAGCGACGAGACAATCAAGAAGCTGGTGAATACATACGGATGGGGAAGCGATGCGGATAAAGCCGCTCTTGCCGATAATCTAATTCAGCGCAAGAACGCTATTTTACAAAAAGCTGGAGTTACTACCACTTCTTCAGTTGCTCCGGTCGCTCAACCATCGCCCCAAGTAACGCCTCAGCCGCCATCGCCAGCAGTTGCTACCCAAACCCAGCAACCGCCTGTAGCTGCAACCGCCAAGCTGCAATTAGGAGATCCTACATTTGGGATGAAACTAGATGCTTCACCAGCGACTGTAGCGGAGTATGAGTCGCTTAGTGATTCCGATAAAGACAATGCGTATAACTTAATCAGCGGGTATATTGGATACTTTGAAGATCCAGCATACATCCTTAATCAATACCCAAATATCCTGTCTTTCGTCCAAGCAAGCATCAATACTACATCAAATGCTCAAGTCCCTTATTCCAAGGCAGTAAAACTATACCTAGAGGACGTCGCTAATCAACTAGCTGGCAAGACTGATTCAGAACAGATAGAGATAGTAAAGCAAATAGTCGATCAGTCTTCCGGCTGGACGCAAGAGCCGCCGCAGACATCGCCGACAGCACCTAGTTGGTCAACCCCATCGCTACCCTCGTCAGCAGCGCTAGCGGGTGCTTATCAGCCTTGGAAAGACGATGCTCCTCAGGATGTTCTCGATAAATGGAATTCGGCAACGCCAGATCAGCAAGCAGAGGCTTCTATTGGAATACATAACATCGTAAAGCCTGTAGCCGAAATCATAGCTTCAGGTGGAAGCCCAGAAGAAGTACTTCAATTTACTATTGATTCTTACGAGAACGACCCATGGAGTCAGCAAGGCGTTAAAGATATTATCGTTCCCTATCTGAAGCATTTGAAATCAGAAGTTGTAGGAAAGTCTTCAAACGAGGCTCTGGATTACATTAACAAAGTTGGAGAAGATTGGGGTCTTGCAAATAATTGGATCGAATCCGTACCTGGATATCAGAGTTACGTTGCCTCCCAGTCTGGTCAGACTGCGCCGCCGCCATCTCCAGCGGTCGCCACTCAAGCACCGCCTTCCCTGACACAGCAAGCCGCACCAGCGGCAGTACAACCACCTCAATTGGCTGCCGCACAGCCTGCTCAGCAAGTTCCTCAGGTAAAGATTAAATACAAAGGCGGATCAATAGACGCCCCTCAGAATGTTGCGGCTAAATTCAGTATGCTTAACTCGTACTGGAAGAAGAAGGTTGCCCAATATGTAAGTGACGCAGCGACAGCTCTTGGCGGTTTTGCCAGCCAGAACTCAAGCCCAACCGAGGTCATTAATTATCTGGATAACATGATTTCTATTTTCCAGTCAGCGGCATCGAGCCCAACGTCAGTAGTCGCTCAAACTGCAAATAGTTCAGTGCTTGTCCCTCTGTTTGAAGATATAAAGAGTAAGTTTTCGGCCACAACTAGTTTGATTACTCCTGGTTCGCCCGCCGCTGCCGATGTGAGCTTGATATACCTGCCGTTTAAGGGATTACTGGATAATTTTGCAACTCCAGCAGTCACGCCACAGCAATCATCTCAGCCAAACACGGTAGTATCTCAGACAGCGCAAGCTCCACCGGCAGGCACTGACCAAGTAAGCACCTCTTATGGCGATTTCATCATTCCCTCTAATTTCGTAACGATATTCAATTCAATGACTCCAGGGAACAAGGAATCTTTTGGTAAACACATACTTGAGCCTTTATTTTCGAGCATCACTTCAGGCGCTTCTGCGTCAGATATTCATGCTAAAGTACAAAGCAAGCTCACAGAGGCCCAAGGAAAGCTAAGTGGCTATCAGCAAAAAATAGCAAACGGAACAGCCGTCCAAACCGAAAAAGACCGCGCTGATTACTATCAGAATCTCGTAATCCCGTATCTAAACTTTGTCTCAAGCACAGGACAGGTTCCTTCTCAGCCTCCACCGACATACACTAGTCCGTCTGGAGCGACATTATCACTGACACCAGGAACTTTGCCACCAAAGCCAACCTGGGCAACACAGTTATTCGCTCAATCAATCCTAAGCCAGTCTCCGAATATTATAAGCAATCTTGCAAATCAGCTTTCTTACTATGGCTTCGTTAACGCAATTAAGGGAGAAGCAAATAGCGAGACTCAAGCTGAACTCAATAAGGCTCAAAGCCTTGTAAGTCAATCTTCTGTAGACGCAAGCTTGATCGAAAAAGCAAAAGCCGATGGATTGGCTAAATACGCGACTATCGCATTATCTTACAAGGATGTTCCAGCGAAGTGGACACGGAGACTTTTTGAATACATAGACAAGCCGGATAAGTTCAAGTTTGCGTTTAATCCATCTTCATACTTAAGTTCGGCCCAGTCAAACAAGTCAGACGCTCAACTTAAAAGCAGCTTTGATCTCCACCAAGAAAATGAAATACAGTCAAAATTAACCTCAACTCAAATCGGATACCTTAAGAATTATGGCGGTGGGGGGTATAGTGGATTAAATGGGTCAATTGCCACCTCGTATAAATCAGGGAGTCCGCTTCCTTATGATATTGCCAAGATGGTCAATGGAGATGCGGGAAGTCCTGGAATTGACGATGCAATGAACAAAATCACACTTGGCCACGATATGCTCTTGAAAAGAGCAGTGTCTTCAGTTAATTTTTGGAGTCAATTTGGTTTTACTTCATCAAATCAACCAATGGACCCAGCAACAATGAAGGCAATGATCGGCCAGACGTACACTGAGATATCATACGCCGGAGCAAGTACTGATCCCAAGTGGGATAGTACCGTTGCCTCATCCTTAAAAGGAAAGGTCATATTTACTATAAGCGCGAATAAAGATGTCCATGGGATTAAGATATACGGAAACCCGGTATATGGAATGGGGTCAGAAGGGCCAGGATATGAAAATGAAATCCTTCTCCACAGAGGGACGACTTACGTCATAAAATCATTCAAATTCAGAGGATATGAATACGATCAAGGGGACAATAAGCCCATTTGGGAAGCAGAGATGATGGTTGTAGACCAATCCCCTAAGCCTTTACCTTAAAGAGCATAGCTGATAAAATAATATATGGCACAAGAACCAGATAAGAACGTAGATTACTCCGATGGCCTAACTGTCAGAGTTAAGACATTGTGCGACTCATGCAAGCACAGAGATCCCTTTGTAAATCCGTTTGTATGCAAGGCTTTCCCCAAGGGGATACCAAAGGCTATTTTACTAGGCGTCTACGACCACAGATTTAGATGGCTTGAGCCAGGGAATAAAGACAACGGTATCACCTACGAGAAAAAAGAAGGTGATACGTTCGAAGATCTAGTTGAAAAAGCGAAAGCGAGAAAAAAGTAAAATGTGGATTTTTACAAGATACGGCTTTTATAGCCTATCTGCGGATGGAGATATTGTCTGGATTCGCGGCAGAAAGAAGAGCCACCTCCAGGCACTCAAAGACCGCTTCATGCTTGAAGGAGAGATCCTAGAGGACGCCGGAACTGACTACAAGTACAGGATCAAAACAAACAAGCGATTCGCAGCTTCGATCATGTACGAACTCGCCATTGAGCAAGAGTGGGGAAACTTCAAGAACGAAGTAGCAAACTACAGTAAAGACCGAGCGTATATACATTCCCTACATGAAGTCTGGGATACGATGTACGGAATTCAGGAATAAGAAAGGGGGCCTAAGCCCCCTTTAGTTTTATGTAAGTTCGCACCCCCCTGCGGTGCAGGCCATTTCTTGAGCGCCAGTGGTCTCGTCGCTCCGCTCATACAGAGCCAGGGCAGACCAGTCAATCGACGGAGGCATGGCGGCAAGAGCCTTCTCGTACTCTTCCTTCGTGCATTCCGTATACGGAGCTTGCTTGTATACATGGTTGGAATGCGGCAGGAAGCTAAGGCCAGAGATGTCATCGAAGTGCTTGTACACCCAGGCCGCGACATCGACCCATTCATGCTCTCGTACATAGATTGTACATGACACTGTATGGTCGGCCCAGTACTTCTTATAGGTCAGCCACAGTTCTAGCTGGTCGATTGCGGTCATATCGTCTCGGAGAATGGACGAGTCAGGCGACTTCATCGGGAAGCTGAATACGTAGGTCGAATCAGGCTTCGTGATATCGTCCTCTACCGGGAAACCAGCATCCTTCATCATAATGGCAAGCGGGTCTTTCTTGTCCGCTCGAACTGTGCGAATGTAGTACTTGCTATAGCGAGGATGGATACCACTGGCTCGGTCAGCGAGTTGGCTGGTAGTATTGTGAGACTTGAAAGCCCCATCGTAATACCATGGTTCACCGTCTACCTGGATATCAAACGTAGGCATTACCCCAACGGAATTAACAGACTTTACCTTTCCGATAACGAGATTAGGCTCTCCGGTCATTCTCCAAGTATCACATCCAACAGCTTTGAATTTATTAGAGTTAGCAAGAAGCACGTCGAAAGCGTCAGAGCGGCATCCGGCCCCAATGCCACACAAGAACATGCGTTTCCTGCCTTGATGATTCTCGCCCCGAGAGTTTAGAGATCGACCCATATTTATACCACAAGCAAACAGGGTAGACTGAACGTGCTTAGCGAGTCTCTCGTCTGCCGTTGTCCAAGTAGCGATACCGACTCCATCAGGATCAGTAGTGGCGTGTCCATCTGCATCTACCAAACCAGCAAAGAAAGCCACGATATGCTTCCATGAAGACTGGCGAACGCACCGAGGAATAAACTCAATTCCGCCATCTTCCATATACTTCCATACGTGATTCTTAATAAGCCAGTGCCACAGTAGTTTTGACCCAACCTCAAGGGTATAGGCTCGCCTATCCGAACAAGACTTCATTGTGGAATTTAGGCCAAACTTATCCTGAAGAATACGCTTGATCTTGCTCAAATTATCTTCGCCCGAGTCGATCCAACGAAGCCGGTACTTCCCAGTTGACATACACCCATCGCCCCATAGGTAGCCAAGGAACCAAGCTAAATCCTCGTCCATTTCAACAGGCTGCTGAATGTCTTGAATGTCCCCGTGAGTCGAGATGTGGTGTTTATTGATCGAGCGGAATCTGTAAGGCACTTCGCTCCGATAGGCCATTGTATTCGTAGCGATAACGTATCCCGGCTTGATGTCTTTAGCCTCAGCCCAATCGTTAATCATGCGAATTCGGTTGCCGCCAAGGTGTTCTTTTTCAATAAACCATTTATGGTTTGGAGTAGAGCGAACGGTTTGACCGTAGTTCATGGTGATTTCCAGAACCTCGGAGAATCCATTAGCGTATGTCTGGCCGACAGGAGCCCTTTCACTTCTCTGCATAACAGACACAGGGCTTTTCATAGAGGACCAGTCGTCACCAATCTCATGATCTGAGATCTCCAGGAATTCTTCCATGGTAAGAATTCCTTTATCTGTTACGGTAATGGCGCTAATCGGGCGACACCCTTCAGGTTTAACGCATGTAATAGCAGTGGATTCCGCAATTCCGATTCTACCCGCCCAATCTTTATTTACTTCACGAGCATATTCTCGCAATTCGGAAAGGGCATTCTTTAAGTCTTCTGATTTATAGTTACTCATCATCGAGTTATCGCAGATGCCAGAGAAAGAAACTCCTAAGAGTCGCTCTTCTTCACTATTTCTTTTCCATACCTTGCGCAGATACCTAAAGTTAGTTAGCGAAGACTGAAGAGTTCCAAGGATCGTAGCAACCTTGACTTTTCTCTTTAGGGAATCAACTGTATCTTTAGGTGAAATTTGTACACTAGAAAGGTTGCAAAATTGAGCAGAACGTAGTATAATCTCATTGCAAGGGTTGGCCCCGAACCTGTAATCGCTGTCTCGATTCGGTAGTTCAGAGATATATTTCTTAACTGCGTGTCGATTAAAGATGCCACGCTCACCGGAGCCCGACCTATACAAAGACAGCCATTCCTCCATAAACTGACCGATATCCGGCTTGGCATTATAGACGGCACTATTATTAGCAAGGGCTCTCTGTACGTTGTTTTCCCACCAGTTACCAGACTTGCAATGACGAATTTCTGGATCACTCAGGTCCGATAGGGATATAAGGGCGCTTCGACGAACGCCGCCAACTACGACAATTTCAGCAACTTTGCAAACGATATCATGGCATTCGATTGGCTTGAGTTTCCGCCCTGCCGCACCAGTGAATACCTTTACTGTAAAATCAAACAGTCTTACCAGTGGGTCTGGCCCTGAAGCGCGCCCACCAAAAGTTTTCAGCCGAGCGCCAGCAGGGCGAATTTTAGACACGTCCCACTTTGGAATCTTGCCAGCGTAAAGCATGGAGATTAGTTCGCGGTATGCGGTAGCCCAGCCGATCTTAGAATCAGCTACCACGATAACAGAATCGGTCGGATGAAACTCGGACGGTACTTCGGGTAGTTTGGCTACGTCTTCTGATTCAACTCCAAACCCAGCTCCTGTACCGCACGTAAGAACGTACAGGATCTCATCAAAAGCATGAGGGTGGTCAATTGCTACATAGCTGCAATTGAATCCAGCCACCTCATCTCGCTCAAGCGCCTTGCCTGCCGTCATAAGCGCTCTCATAGAAGGGAGTACCTCTAAATTCAAGACGGCCAGCTTGCACTCTTCAAGCTCCTTCTCAATCTCCGTGGTCATCTTGCCTGAATCGACCAGTCGGTTGTAGAAGAAGTCAAAGTACCTGCTGACCGTCTCTTCCCAATTCTCCCTGCGCCCCAAGTCGTCACGCCATCTGCTGTAGCGACTGGTCGCAATAAACGTCTGATAGTCTGTTGGAAGACTGTATGCCATGTTATCTATCCTATCTGTAGCGGTGAGTCTCCAGAATACCACTACCAGTAGGACAGGTCAAACTATGGCTTCTCTTGCTCCATGCTGGCAATCTTGCGGTCCAGATACCACCGAGCCTTCTTTAGATCCTCCAGCGCGGTGCCTTTCAACTTGTGCCGGAACAAGTATTTGACGCAGTTCCCAAGGCGGAAGTCATCGCAAAATCCGTACTGCTCGATGATATCAATGACCTGCATTGGCCCTTGCGTGTAGTGACTTGGGTGATTGACCGGATCGTGCTCTAAGCGCACCGGGCTATCAAAATTGATATTCGTATTGGCGTCATTAATCACAGTTCCGTGACAGTACATTTCTTTAACCATTGACTTGCTCCTTTTCTTTTAAGAATTCCAGGCTTTCTTCTTCAGCGAACCAGCGAAGCTGAGCCCATCCACGAAAGTTCCGCTCTCCCATCCCGTCATAAGGACAGGCGACATGTTCCATTGGCGACCAGTGCGGAGGGTTGGCTGATGCAAGCTTTTCGAACAGTTCGATATCCTTGTCAATATCGCGCTTCCCGTCATGCGTCAGGTAGGAAACACGGGCGCAGCGGGCGGCAGAAATCTTTAGCTTAACCCCTAACGGAAGTAGCCTTTCCTCTTCCGATAGGTACGGCGTATGCCACTGGGAGTAGCCCCTAGTTACGGGCTTGCTTGACTCTAGCGCGGCCTTCATCGCCCAGGCAAGTGCTTCCATCTCAGGTTGAGCCAGCGGGCTGCACCGCTGTTCAAAGAAATTATCCCACTCAGTAGAGGAGATAATAACCGTATGCCACATGTACGGCTCAAGGATTCGATTGACAAGCTGCTTATGGATTCCAAGGTCGGCTAGTTCTGCGGCTTTATCACAGGCATCGCTTGCGTAGTTTTTCCATAGTTTAACCGCTGTGTCGTACCGCTCCCCAGTCAGAGGCTCACCCGCCTGCATCCCTTTTTGATTTGTGCCGAACTCAACCGGAATAGCTGGATTATTCCGTACTCGCTCGATCATCTTGTGAATTGGGATAGCGCGAGAACTTGCGGAATTGCGCGAGAAGACTCTGTGCGTCATGATTTCAGCATGAATGAGCCTATGATAACAGACCTCCATCGTAGTCAGTCTGTGACCGTAAGCGTTGACAGAATCTTCAATCACTCGTGCGTAGATCATTCTTATTTCCCTTCGTACTTAACAGCAAATCCTTGGTCGATCAGGATGCTATTGTAAGACTTCTCGAAATCGCCCGCATCTTCAAGTTCAAAGTAGATCGCTCCGAGTACCCTGCCGTACTTGTCGCTTCGGTCTAACTTAGTCTCAAGGATGATTTCTCGACCCTCAAGATTTTCAATCAGCTCTTCCTTGGCTTCCTTTGCGGCTTCTCGTTGTGCTTGATCCGTGCTATTTAACTCGGGTGTATCAATCCCCAGTAATCGAACCCGCTTACAGACCCAGGTATGGAAACCAAGGTCGATATTACAGTCAATCGTATCGCCATCGACCACATTGACCACGACTGCATTGTAGACGTACATTCACTTTCCTTTCTCAAACCACTTCATACACACCCACTGAGAAGCGGATGCGGTTAGAGTCATTGTCACTACGTAGATAAGGCCAAGCGTTAAAGCGTGGCTCATATCTGCCGACCTAATGATCTTCATGAACTGATCGACCATCAGGATTTGCCCGACGAAGTACGTTATATTGGCGACTACCGATCCAATAGTTCCGTACATAATACTGTTACTATTCCTCGCCCTGCTTACCAGTACGTAGCTAAACTGCTGAGCTATTAGAATCGGAATCAGAATCCAGTAATTCAAAACTCCTCCGTGATTTTGGCAAGTGCGTTGGACATAGCGTTAATACCCAACCTGCATTAGTCTGCGTCCCAGGTTCTCCACATTCAATACAGGTTCTGTAAGCCTCTCTCTCGGCCTGTACAATTCTGTCGTGCATCTCCTTTGTTCCAGATCCGATATAGAATCGCAACCCGCCAAATTTTTCTTTAACTTGGAAAAGCTGTCCGTCCCACCCAAGGGAAAACAAGTCGTCAATCAAAGAGCGGATGATGTTTCCCCAGCCCTTTAGGCCAGCGTACAGTTCATGCCATTCACTCTCCGGGACAACCCGTTCACTTTGCCCGCAATAGATGATCCTATCCATTCCTCAACTCCTTATCGAATATTCAATCGTCGAGATAAGGCCGTCTTCCTTGTCCCAGACGAAGCCTTGCGCTCCGAGAACATTCCCCACATACCCATGAGCAGAGTGATAGTAGTCAGGCGGACATAGAGCTGGAATAATTCTAACCTTAACGCCCATCTTTTCATAGACTCGCTCTTGGTGTAGATGCCCAAGGTGTACCTCTCTGATTCTTGATTGCGCCCATAGGTTAGGCTGCTCGACTGCCATCATCAACGGCTTGTCTTTATGGGCACCCTTGTCCCCGTGTTCAAACATGACAAGATTCTCGCCCCACTGCCAGTACTTCCGCTGCGTTGGCTCGTTGTAGACATCAACCGACTCATCCTTCTGATAGGTAATTGAGACGCAATTACCTAGATGCCATACAGATAAGTCATCGTGGTTTCCGCTGACAAACACCACATCTACCGGACACCACTGCTTCATCTTCTCGATCTGCTTAACTACCGTTTTAAGAGTAGTCATGAAGACTTTGTGGTAGCGAGAGTCATTAGATTGCGGCGTTCCCTTCGTTGTCGTACCTTCCCGATTGTCGGAGTTAAGTATATCATTTCCAACAACATAGACGATACGCTCCAGGTTATAGAAACACCGAGCCAGGATGGTATCAATTGCCGTATCGTACTCCCGGCAAGCAATACTAGTGTCGTAGTTTCCCCAGCCAGTCTCATCCGACCAAGCCAGCTTACCGAAGTGGGTATCGTAAACACTGACCTCAAGAGCTAGTCCGGTCTTAGTTGGGTCGTTCTTTCTCTTTGGGAATACGAGAGGCTTAGAAGAGAACTCGCGCCTGATCTCCTCTACTGCCTTCTTGACGCCTTCGATATTAACCTGAGACAGCCGCTTGAAGGTAGCCTTTACCTGATAAAGAGGGGATGTCCGCAGTTCCCCGCTTTTATCCTTAGCCCCGACCTCCCAGGAGTTGCAGATAAACCGCTCCACTTCCCACTGGGAGGTATCGACTTTGAAGAACTCGATCAACTGATCGAGTGTATGGATTCGCGTCTGGTTGAGAGTCAGGTTCCACTTGTCGCCTACGTACTCATGGCTAACGCCAGAAGTATCAGGCTTGGAAACCTTTAATGAGTTCAAGATGCGACGAGCTTTCTTTTCTCCGCAATCCAGCAAAGCCGCCAGCTTGTAGCGGCCTATCGTCTCCACCGTATAACCGGCGTCGGTGATAATCTTCCGATAGTCCATGTTCTATCTATTCTACACGTTATAGGTACGAACTCATAATCTCGTGCAGCTTGTCGGTGGTCTCTCCCCAGGTGAACTTCGCCCCGAACTCAGAGATGGCCTTGCGCCTACGGCGAAGGTCATCCCGCTGCCGGTATGCTTGTTCCAATTTTGAGACAATCTCATCCAGGCAGGGTTCATGCCACTCTCCTAGGAATTGCTCCCCTTGAGTGAAGATCCTTGGCTTGCCGCAATTCAATAGCAGGTCTTCGCATGGATAATCCAAGTCCCGAGTAATGTCAGTATGCCCTGTTGCGTCAGTTACGATACAAGGAACGCCGCAAGCCAGTGCTTCCATTAGACACAGGTTTGTTCCAGCCTCGCAGCGATTAGGGAATAGAATTACATCACAGGCCCGATACGAAGTATCCTCCCAATTGCCATGCACATTCAAGGAATTCTTAATCCCCTTATCCTCAAGCATGGCGGCATAAAGACCACGCTGATTCTGAGAATAGAACTGATCCTCCAGGGAGTAGTGCATCCTGATAGCAGTGTGCTTATTCCAAGCGAACTTGCGGATTAGATCTGGCCAAGGGTTATTCCAGTTGTATACCAGATTAACATCTGGGTGCATCTTTTGGAATATAGCAAAGGCTGCTATGACCAGATCCTGAGACTTGCGGAACTCGAACTTCCCGAAAGACCCGACAACAAAATCTTCCGATAAAGTTTCTTTGTAGTAGAACTCGGCTGGATTCACCCCTTGGATTACCACCGAGGTGTCAATCTTCACCATGTCTTTCAACCACTCCCGCATCCAGGTACTGCCGCAAGCGATATGATCCCACAGGCGGTCGCCATAGTAAGCTAGGTTCTTGGCGTAGATATTATTCTCGATAAACCCGTAGCCAATATTCTTTACGCCGAGTTCGGATGTAGTGTACTGGAACCGATGATCGGAGACAGGAGACAGGACTACATTGGCTACCGTAACCATCTCCATCCCCATCTCGGCTTCCTTGACATCTACCCCTTTATGCTGCATCCGCCAAGAGATCTCATTACCGCAGCGCCCCCATCCAGTAGGGGCGCTCTTTGGCATTCGACAAGCAAGGCTAGTCATTGTCTTTAACCTCTCCATTCCGAACTCTCGGTTCGTTTACGATCTCTACCTGGAAGAAGGACTCAGCCGCTCTCATGGCATACGTCTTTGAAATAAACCCTCCTCGCACTTCGAAACTGTAATCCTGAAAGTACCATAGGCCATATCTACTGACCAAGTAGACGCTGGTTATTACGGCTCCAGTATTAAAGTTCGCAAGGTTATTACCGCGCCAAAATGCTTTTGGGCGTTCTTTGCTTTTAATAGATCGTACTGACCATACCAATACAATCATCGCCATGATAGCGGCTAAAGCTAAAACCGCAGCAACGCTACTAGACATTCTTCAGTTCTCCCTTGACGTACTCAACTACATCACTCCACTGTCCGCACTTTGATTGTCGAGCAAGGGCGTGGTTGTCTCCGTAGAAATCAGACTGGCCCTTAATCGTATTGAAGTCACCCCAGCGCCAGTCCGCGTTCGTCGGCAGCATGGTGATGCAGTTCGTTCCCAGCGCCCCAGCCATGTGAGACATAGCCGTATCCACCGTGACGACAGCTTTTAGGTTAGACACCACGGCAGCCAGAGACACTAGACCTTTCTTATCCCAAGCGTCAACCCCATGGTCCATAAGAACGTCTTTTTCGGTATCCGTCAGATCATGCTGGATCGAGATCACGTTTGGCATTTCAAGGATCGGAGTCAAGTCGTTAATATTCATTGACCGGAATCTGTCATTGTTGTGCGCAGGATTACCGCGCCAACAAACGCCAATCATCCCCTTTGACCAGTATGCCAAGTCTTTAATCTGCTGCTCAACTTGTATGTATCCGCTATTCTTTACCGGACCATTGACTGTATCGAGCAAGTCAAACATCCAACAGAACTCCCCTCCTTCCAGTTCGATATTGCGTTGACTCGCCTTAGTTGCGGTAATCATATCACCATAAGAAGACATGATATCGTCAATAAAGGTATCGTGCCTGCCATCTAGCGATATCACTCTAACCGGAGTTCCATAATCAGTTACCAGTCGCAGAATATACGGGATCATCATGATGCAGTCTCCCAGGCCCTGTTCGAGAATGACGTTCAATTGGTATGAACTAGTGATATCCCGATAGTTAGATACAAATTCAAGAGACTGAGGAATGTAGCGCTCATACATTACCTTACGAGCACCATACAATTCAACACCCTTCTTCCATTTGCTTCTGCCAGCCATGAGCCTCATACCCATGAGAGCCTTAGCCTCGGGAGAATCGCCAGCCTTAGCAAGATAATCATCAGCCTGCTTAAATCGTTTAAGTAGGTGCGCTGCGGCATGAGCGCGAAGACAAAGCTGCTCGGACTTCTCTTCTTTGAAATTAACAAACCACTCCCTGCATCTTCGCAGCGCCTCTTCCGGTTTGCCTTGCATCATCAGCGACTGAGAGAAATTGCAGTAGTACTGCTCAGTTGGGCGCTCGTTAATGGCAGATAAGAAGTATCCATTCGCCATTAAGTAATCACGCGACTTCATGTGGACAGCGCCGATAGTGTTAAACACTACATCTTTATCTACGCCTCCATCATTATTTTCTTCAATCTCATAGAGCATCCGCAGCGCCCTGTCGTACTCTCCGCGCTCAATCCACGTTACGGCGGAAAGGTATAGATCAGAAGTCATTACTGACTGTGAGTTTTCCATTCGGGTAGATCCTTATTCGGAACTTCTTTTCGGTTGATTCGGTTACAGGATGTAGATAGACCGGAGCATTAAAACACCGGACGTTATCATCCTTCAATACCCTAGCTTTAACTAGGTAGTCAAGCACGGTTGTCCATGCGCCATCTCGGTCCATGGCCCAGGATTTCTTTGGAAGGTAAGCCTTGAACTCGACAGCGGGATGAACGAGTTCAAGGCCAAAGTATTCAGAAGGTATTTGAAGGAGAGCGTCGTTCTCTGCGTCAACTACCTTCTTCGGCTTAAACCTCCGGCCACCGCGACCGGAGGCGTAGGCATTCTTCTTAGATATCACATCAGCAATGATAGTAATATCTAAAGGCGCATCGTTTTCATGTAGTGGCATTGGGCACACAGAGTCTGAAGGTTATCCATATCATGAGTGCCGCCAGAACTACGGTTAACGATATGGTCACACTGTAACTGAAGGACGCTAGAACAAGAACGGCAGCGCCACATGTCACGCTCGAACACCTGACGCTTCCGCATCTCCCAGAAAAGCCGGTGCAGCTTATCGAACACCAGGGATTCCTTCTTGCCTTTCTCGACAAAGACAGGAGCATCCCCTTCGTTCTCGGCCAGTCCGAAAGATTCCCGGCTGAGCTTTACAACTTTCCAGCCTGTTACTTTTTCAAGAGATGACTTATTCATACGACTGAGCAACAGCGACCCATGTAGCAGCGCACTCGCTAATCATAGCATCCATGATCGCACTTTCGGAAGTAGACCCAACATAGGAGTGAACGCGAGGATCTTCGATAAACGCCTTCCACTTATTCACAACCTGCTCGTTTGTTCGGACCACTACCTTGGATGGCATGATAACGTCTTTATCTACTAGCCCCATGTCGTGCATACGATAGATCAGATCTTCGTACGTCCCGCTCTTGGCTGACTCGACAAGCTGATTTCGAACTTCCATCTGCTTGTCCGAGATAATGCCGTTATTGAATGGCATAGCCCGAGCGATGGCCTTTAGCTTGGCGATAGTCAGACCGTCAAACGTATTGACCGTAATATTCGGGAACTCCCTGGCAATACGAAGGCAAGCATAACCGTCGTTGCGGTTAACATGGAACACCTTCGGAACTACCGAGTCCATGAACTCAGTAAAGTTCTTGCAGCCAAGCAAGTCTAGTACATCCTTGCGATACTGAAGGACAGCGAACAACCGACCAAGGATAGGGATTAGCTTCCGCTGCGCTCGGCCAACCCGACTGAACACCTTCGTGCAAGCGACGATATGATTAGCCAGATCGTCGGCCTTGATATTATCAGGAATCAGTACGTCAATCTGATCGTTCTGATTGTTAAAGACAGCGGAGATAATATCCTTCTCTGTCTCAGTGATGTCATCGCCAAGGAAAAGGGAGGTTAGCTCCTTTTCCGATTCAACCGAAACCGGCTGCTGTGCCGGTCTGCGAAGAACTTGGAATTCGCTCATTGTCTCCTCTAGGAAAGGACGATAGAAGGCTTGTCAAACAGAACGGGAGTCGGAATCTCCTGGCCCTTAGGCACAAACTCCATTGACTGTAGACAGGTTACGATTGTCCCAAGCGGTAGTTCAGAGAGAGACTCCATCTCGATATCCATCTTGGGAAATACTTTCTCGGCAAACTGCTGTGCTCGGACTACCGCATCGTCTTTGTCGTAAGCGGAAATATACAGGGAGTCAAGGTCTTTCTTTTCCCCTGGCTTACCGATCAGGAAGTTAATTCTGAAAAGCATTCTTCTCCTTTTGATAACCCAGTATACTACACCTTCTCCAGAAACTTATAGTAAGCTCCCTTGAAGTCCACTGGAATAATACCTGTCTTGCCTTGGCGATTCTTGGCTACGATCAATTCGTCATGAGGCGGCGGCTGACCAGCTTTCTTCCAATAAAGACTTGGACGGTGCGGAAAGATAATCAAGTCGGCATCAGCTTCAATATCACCAGACTCTCTCAAGTCGCTCATCTGTGGGCGATTATCCCCTCCCGGTCTATTCTCCGCTGCACGGCTAACCTGAGCAGCGACGATCATGCGAGTGTTGAATTCCATGGCGATATCCTTCAAGCTTCGGGAGATCTCAGACACTTCCTGAAAGCGATTGCCAGACTTGTTCGGGCACTTCATTCTTTGCAGGTAGTCAATCACTACCATATCCGGATTGCCGTGCTTGGCTTTGAATCGAGCAAGCTCAGCCCTTAGTGCAAGCGGGGTCTTGCCACCAGTGTCAGAGATCCGCAAGTTCCGAGGGGCTGAATGCTTAACGAATTCAATAACGCTTTCTTTCTCTTGCTGAGTCAGGCTATTGTGCAAGAAGTCTCCGCCCATGATGCCTACCTGCTGGCAAAAGATTCGAGTCCACATATCCTGAGCGTACATCTCGTGGCTGTAGAACAGAACAGACCTGCCGTTGTTGGCTGCTTCAAATGCGATCTGACACAGAAGCGCTGACTTTCCAACCGAGGGTCTTGCGCCAATGATTACCAGTTTCCCCGGCTCGAAGCCGTAGACAAATTCATTAAGGGTTGTGAATGGGGTCAAGATTCCATCTCTCTTTGTCTCAATGAAATCACGAACACCGTTAGGATTAGATTCCACGATATCGTCGATTGTCTTAAGAGTGTTTGCTTTAATTGAATCAGTAGCTACGCCGCGAATAAACTCTTCGGCATGGCCAATCAGTTCGGCAGTGTCAGCCCCCTCGGTAATGTTTGCATCAATTCGCCTAGCGAACCCGAGGATCTTTCTTACGATATAAAGATCGTGCAGTAGATGACAGGCTGCCTCAACGTCAATGTCTTCACCTGATCCAAGGACATCACGCATCCCCGCTTCATAGTCTTCAGGATCAACCTCGAACTCCACGCTCCGCTTCGCTACAGCGAGAGCAATAGACGGGTCAGGGTATCGACCCTGTTCATTTGAACTGGCGATGTACTTATAGAAAACCTTATGCCGTACATCGGAGAAATCATCGACTGTTAGATTTGCAGTAATCACCTGTAGGTTTATCGGCTTCCGGAAGCAGTGGTAAAGAACCTGCCGTTCAACGTCCAAGTTCTTAGTCCTAAAGCTTCCATCTCCAAGAGATTCCGCGATTGCGGCAGCTACGTTCTGTTTGATTTTCTTACCTGCCATTGATTAACCTCATAAAATCAACACCACCTCGTTTGGTAACAAATTCATCCGGGTCCATTCCGTCAGGAAGAGTAGTAACCCTAATGGGGAACCGCTCCTCAGATAATCCTTCAACCGCTCTAGCTGCTGCCTTGGCACCAGCCGAGTCGCCGTCATAACAGATCGACACCCAATCAGCGCACCGCTTTAACAGGCGAAGCTGATGTCTGGTCATCGCTGTACCGCAAGTAGAGACTACGTTCCTGATTCCGTATTCCCACAAGACCGCAACATCGAAATACCCCTCGACCACAATCGCATATCCAGCTTCGAGGATATGGTCTTGAGCCTTGTCGAAGTTGTACAAAACCCTAGACTTGGAATACAGATTGCTCTCCGGTGAGTTGATGTATTTCTCAGGACTTCCGCTCATCGTCCTTCCGCCGAAAGCGATTAAGTCGCAGGCTGAATTAAAGATTGGGAACATCACCCTGTCACTAAACCGATACATCGAACTGTCGCTAATCCTCCCGCAGTATCCGATCTCAAGATCTTCAATCGTCTCCTCCGATAGACCCCTGCCGAACAGGTACTGCTGAGCCACTTGATTGGACCGAAGACTTTCCTTAAACAGATTAAGGTACTGGATTAGCATTGTCTGGCTCATTGACTTCGACCACTCTTTCGATTGTATCGAAGTCGAATATTCTCACCCACTTTCTAAGATCGAAGAAGTAGCTGCTTGTCCCGTCCGGGTAGTCGTGCAGTACGTACTGGCAGAGCCTCCACTTCTGCCCAATCTTTATCCAGTAAACACTTCCTGGATTTATATCACGAAGCTTGACGTCTTTATACATCGAAGTCCCCTCTTTCCTCCTTTGCTATCGCCATCCGTTTCCCAGAAAGAAACCACGTTGGATTCATCAACCCAATCCAGGATCTCTGGGTCTTGTAATATTCCATGAGTTCCTTTTCCGGCATACTCTCCAAGTCATTGAGCGCTTTCTCTTTAGCTGTCGCCTCGGAATAGAAATCATCTCCTTCCTCGCCAGCTCTCCGAGCTTCCCTGTACCGCCGCCACATTGAGTTCGTGTAGTAGATCAGGTTGTCAGACAATTGCTTCTTCCACTTGCGGAAAGCCGCCACCTCAGCCGCCTTCCGCCTGGACATCTCCTCGTACATCCGTCGCTGCTCTGGCGTCATGTACTCGTCCTTGATTCCGGCTATCTGCTTACAATGCCTGATTGCTTCTTTGAAGTCAACCCCATTTATTTTCTGCAAGAAAGACAGTACATCACCTGACTCTCCGCAGCCAAAGCACTTGTAGAAACCACGGTCATCGCTCACGCAAAACGATGCCGTCTTCTCTTGGTGAAATGGGCACAGTCCAATCCACCGAGTCTTCGAAGAACCACTCCGCTTTAGCTCGACGTAATCCTTCACTACGTCCGACAGGGTGATCGACTCTTTGATGTACTGCGTGTCTAGCACAGCGGTGTCGTTCCTCCGGTCGGCTCGTATGGACCACGCACTTCTTTCCATTTCGCGGAGGCAATCCGATACCAATGCTCGATCCGCTCTGGGGTTATCGCATCGAGGGAGATGGACTCTTTCTTGAATTCTTCAAGCTCATTCGGGGAGATTTGCTTTAGCATGTTCATCACCACGTCAGCCCTGCGAACTTTCTTCCGCAAGAAATCCCTACCTGGGGAGTCAGAAACCGGATGCTGGCTAGCTGCTTGAATCTCTGGCATTTGAGCGTATTCGGCCCGTGGCGCGACTTTTTCTTCTTTTGCCACCCCTTGATACCCCCAGGTATCTCCGCTTGCGATTTTCACGTATTTTTCGATCTGAGAAATGATCCCCCGCAGAGGCAATCCCCTTCCCAGCCAGTAGGAGTCTTGCTTGAATTCCTCCAAGGCCGCAAGACAGGAGTCCAGTCCGTAGGTGTCGATGACTCTTTCCAGGGCGTCCCCGAAGTTTTTGTAGAGAGTGGTAATGCTTCCGTTGTATTCTTTCCCTCTTAGCTTTTTCGGAATCCTGTCGTAAGCCTTGAGGAAAGTCCGCACGTCTTCGTTCATATTCTTTTCTTCTTCCTCGTTCTGAATTGTTTCTGTTTTCAGGGAAGGTTTTGAGTTCTCTTCTTTTTCCCTGTTTGCCAATAGGGTCGGTGATTTAGATGTTTCTGTCAACTCCAACATTTCGGCAGTACGAAGATCTTCTTCTTCTCGTCTCCTAATTGAGTTTTCTTTTTCATTTAAGAGTTCTCTGCCTATAGGAGTATTGATGAAATTTCCCTTTACTCTTTCTTTATTACTCTCGTTACTCTTTATGTCACCTCTGCTGGAGGTGAGGGTCACCTCTGCTGGAGGTGAGGTATGCTCTGTTAGAGGTGAGGTATACCCCACTGGAGGTGAGGTGTGGCTTGGTTCTTTGTCGTCCTTGAGACAAAACAGGCTCGGGGTATACTCTGCTGGAGTAGAGGGTGCGTCATCTTGGCAATCTTCGGTCGCCTCGTCTTCTTTCTGTCGCATGGCCCTTGCTTTACTGGCCAAGAGTTCTAGGGTGCTATAGTTAACCCGGAACGACTGATTGTTATTAGCTCCCAGATTTGTCTCGATCAACTGCAACTTCTTTAGCTGGCTGATTTTCTTGGAGACTGTCTTCTTGGCTATGATCCCATAGGAAAATTTAGAGATAGTTTGGGCGTTGGTGCTGACCCAGTTATTCCCACTTCCAGTTTTTAGTTTCGACAATCTTTCGACGACGGCGATGATAGCCGCCATCGCCACATCTCCAGTGGCGAGCATGTAGTCTTCGTAGATATTTATATATTGTTTTGGTATAATACTCATGAGTGGTCCTGATGATGACTGTTTAGCTGTTCATGAGGAAAGCCTGTTCACGTTACGTGAAAATGTCGTTTCAGTGAAATTGCTTATACAGTCTGGGTTGATTTGCGGAGGCTTGGCGCTAACCTAATGCCTCCGCTTTTTATTTTACATCCGCCGACTGCCGAAAATGATTCTTTCTAACTCTTCTATTTCTTCTTGATTTTCCATTTCTATAATTCTGTCAAAGAACTTCGTGGTTTTGAACTTCGAACTTTCAGGACTGTATGGATCTGGCCCTAAGCCTCTTTCGTATTTGTCTATAGCCATCTCAACTTCCATTCTCTCCATTATTTCTTCCATTTCTTCACTAGGAGTTTTTGATTCTATGTGATAGAAAACCCCGTGTTTACTATAGGCGCTGGCCAGTTCAGCGTATTCCGTGCGGCGTGTCTTTTCCTGTATCTCGGGAGTAATTGTATTTGTATTTATCTTGTATGAATTCCATCCGTCTTTTCTTTTCTTGCTTGAAATATACTGCATTTTCTGTAGTTCGCTCATCTTTCTGTGTATCGTCCTTGTTGATTGCGTGTTAAAGAAAAGCCTGTTAAGTTCTGCTGCGCTGATCTTTACCCATTCATCCGGCCTTCCAGATTTCCTTATCGAAGCGTGCTCGATTGCTGTCATGATTAGGGCAGAAAGCATGTCTCCTGTAATTGCAAGGTAGTCGGTTAATATTTCAATTTTGCAATCTGTAGCTCGATGGTTAGTCATAAACTTTACCCCGGCCAGATTGCTCCAGCCGGGGCTTCCTTCCCTTGGATAAAGTCCAACCGTTACGCAGGTTGGCCGCTAGATTCCAACGGTGGCTCCGTTGGGAGGTCTTCGCTCTGGAAATATGACTGGCCGCAGCACTTGCATTTAATCCATGAGCCAAAGTTAATCATACCCTCGGCGTCCATTTGGGACAAGGCCATAGTCGCCGGGGTCATTCGCTTCTTTTCTTTGTCGTCTGTCCGATAGGGAACGTAGTCTATCCGATAGATGCCGTACTCATCCTCATAGCTTTCGTTCTCTACGGTGTAGCAGACGGTCTTGCTGCCCTCGATCCTATACTTCCGCTGGACCACTCGGCTCATTTAGCGCCGCCTTTCTGTAGGCTGAGGTTATGATTTCAGTCTTAATATACGGAGAAAGTAACTGCAATTTCTTCAGTAACTCATCCATCTTAGACTGATTTCCTTCGATCTGTAAGTCGGAGACGGGGCATATAGCCCCGTTAGTTCTCGGGTACAGCATCCGATTCCTCCGACTCCATATCGACGACGCCAGAATCGAGCATCTTGCTTTCCCATTCCAGGAACGCGAAGTTCTTATGCTTGAAGGCAAGCGAATGATCCAGGCGGTCAATCCGGACGACCACGCCTTCAGCCGGAACCTTGAAGTCGTGATACTTGCACATCTTCCCTTCGACAAGGCTGGTGTTTACGGTTTCCAGGAACTTCTCTTCCCATTCCCCTTGGACCGGGAAAGCAAAGTCATAAGCCCGTCCGTAGTAGATCTCCGGAACATGGTCAAGTCCAAGCTTCTGGCAGAACTCAACAACTTGCGGCCAGGAAAGCTCGACCACTTTACCGCTGTTGCTGGTCACGGTCACTCGATAGACGTAAAGCTTGTGCTTCTTCTCCAGGCAGCCATAGTGGTAGCCCTTCTGGATCGGAGAACCTTCCTTGGTATAGCCGACGATCTCCCCGTAGATCGTGTACCCCTGTGGGATTAGTTCCTTAATCTCGTTAAAGGTATCGGTCCAGACGTCGGTATCGTAGTAGTGGCTGGCGTCCTGCTTGGGTTCACCGACCCCCTTGACGACTCGGCGCGAAGACCAGACGTAATCGTACTCTTCGTCTTTGATGTTGACGCCGAGTTTAACTAGGGCCTTCTCCCACCAGGACAGCTTGCGCTTAACCAGGAGGTTGCCGAACACCGCGCTTGTGCCGTGCAGTTTATCGGTAATCGAGATGATCGAGTTGGGCTTGATCTGATCCAGGTTGCGGCTGAGTTTGGCGGTATCGTAGTGAAAAGCGAACTGCCCTTCCTTGATATTGTCCTCAAGCGAAACCTTGCGAACCTGCTGACGGTAGCTGCCGGATGCGCGGTTCATGCGAGGAACGTACTTGCGGCAGATGACTGTATCGTTGATCTTGTCGAACTCCGTACCAATGGCTATGGTTTCCGGCTGGTCGATAAAGCTAGTCAGTGAGGATATGGGGATATAGAACCCCTCGGACTTGTGGCCGCGAAACTTAACGGCCCGAATCCGCCCGTGTTCCTCGAAGTATCCCTTCTTGGTATTGTCGGCATTTAGAGAGGCGTCACGATGGAGGTTGTTAGTCCGCAGGAAATCCTTGGTTAGCTGCGTCTCAACCGGGAAGAAGATACCGATGTCTCCCTCTTTGGTGTCCTTGCTGACGATAACCGAGCAGCCAAAGATGATAGCCGCCTTTACGTTATCGCAGTTTTCCAGCTTGCGGAAGTGTTTGAGTTGAACCACTGTCGCACAGTAGTTCTTATTGATTGGGTTTTCGATTTTCATTCTGTCTCCTTTACTTAATCCGTGTACGCAACATATTCAAAATGCCCGTTTCCGAAGCTATTGAATCTGCCGCCAAAAGTTCCGCGAACCTCTTTCTCGACCTCGGCCTGCGTTGTCCCTTCCGGGTAGACGCCACGCTTTAACATTGTGAAATGTGTATGAGGTAGATTATGCCAGTCTATCTTGGTTGGGTCAAGTTTCCGTGGCTCCCACGCAACGTAGGTGTCAGTCTTCCGGTCAACCGCTACTCGGTATCCATTCTCGTAGATATCATCCTTGCCTCGCCAGTCGCACTCAGGGCAGTAAGCCCGATCCTCGGTGCATCGACTACACGGAGGGCAGATGTGGCACGAGCAGTTCTCTACTTCTGACTCGGCAATAATTCCCTTGCATCCTTTGCGTCGGCACTGTTCGCCCGCTTCGTACCCGTATTCCATGGCTGCTTGTTCTCCTTTACCGGGACATAGTAAACCCCGTGGTCGTTTCGGAATTCTTCTTTAATGAATCCCATCTCAACCAGCTTGCGTAGCTTTTTCTTGATCGCTGGGTTGCTGTAATACTCATACCAGAATCGGTTCTTGGATCTGGTGATCTGCAAGATCTTGTCGATAGCCAAGCCTTTATTCATCTCTCCCCTCCCGAACTCTCCGGGATTTCCGGATGGTTGACCTTTTTCCCGGCGTCGGTAATATGGTCGCGCTCGGCGGCGATGGCGTCGGCACGGTCGATCAGTTGATTTTGTGTAACGTGCGGTAGGTCGTCATGGAACACCGTGCCGCAGTCTTCCGCGGCCAACCGCCGCAACTCCTCCTCCGCCCCGATGGACCGCTCCCGCCGCCGCAGGTCGTCGAGCGCGGCGGGCGGGGATACTCTGTCTCCATCCATCGTGTTGAGCCACGGTCGCAGTAGACCCACGATCTGCGAGGTGTGCGCCTTTCCCTCAAACTCGACCGAAGCGTTCAGGTCCTCAGCGATCTCAAAAGCATCCCCGATAGCTTCCGTGACCAATGCCTGCCACGCCAGCATCCCGGCCTCGCGTTCGCGGGCGTCGAGAGAAGACTTGACGGCGGCAATAACGTGATTCGGATCGGACGGAATATCACCAAATATTTCTGCTATTTCGTCGAGTCCTTTTTGGGCGTAAGCAAACTCGGCCGCGTGAATGTCATTCACCGCCCGCAACTCCGCCAACTCCTTTGCCGCCGCCTCAGCCGCCTCCATCTCGGAGTGGAAGCCGCGATTCGGCAGGGCCGCTTTCAGCGTGTCGAAGACGATGTTCGCGCTGTTGTCACGGACCTCAATCTCGGATTCGAGTTCGCGGACGCGCTTTTGTGTCTCCCGCAGTTCAATGGCTGCGACCTCGTGCAATTCCTTCCACCGCTCAGCAATTCTCAGTGATTCCTCCCCTGCCTCGGTCAGCAGTTCGTTCTGCCGCCGAGCCTCACGCAGTTCGGATTTAAGGATCATTTGACTGTCACTTAACTCAGAGAAGAACATGATATCTCCTTTATTCGTTAAAAAGTTCTCTGCGATTTACGGTGGTAAAAGTTAGCGCCGCCAAAGTATTCCTCACGACTAATTCCGGGGATGCGCTGAACCTTTACGTTGGGCGGAACGATTACCTTTGCCACTTTCTCTTCTGGCTTTTCTTTCTCAAGGCAGATGTCAGTGCCACGGTACTTGGATCGGTTTGCAGTTCGCTTAGGCATTTGTCACCTCGATATCGAAGTCGTCGTAATCAAAGATAGCTTCAAGGCTTTGGTAAGTACAGTCCCTAATCGCCTCCCTGAGCTGATGGGTAAATTCATTATCTGCGTCCAGGATAATCATTAAGAACTCATCTTTTGTCAGCTTGATATTAAGCTTTCCGCGCTTCTCGATGGACGTAACCATCCCCTCATGCTGGCCTTTAATTGATCCAGGGTCAGGCTCGGTGATCTTAATTGGCCAGATGTCTCCGGTGATTTTCATTCTCGTTCTCCTTGGTTTGATTTATGGCAGAAACCCGCAAACAATCACTGCCGATCCGCTCTTAACTATCTCTGTTGGGAATTCTTTGAGATGTACATTCCGAAGCCTCCATGTAGTTTGGTCATACATTAGCTTGCTGAGTTCGTCAATTTTTTCTTCTGGATGATCTGGGTGATTGATGTACATTCTGTCGAGGTGCCGGTAGTCCCCTTCGATAATCACGAAGTCGATACCTGCTTCTAGTTGATCCCAGATTATTACGGTTTTCATTTTATTCTCCTTGGTTTGGCTGGCGAGGGAGGAATCGAACCTCCATACCGGGAGTCAAAGTCCCGTGTTCTGCCGTTGAACTACTCGCCAATGTTGGTACTCCCGATAGGACTTGCACCTATGGCCTTTCGCTTAGGAGGCGAACGCTCTGTCTGACTGAGCTACGGGAGTTTAAGCTGGTGGTCCCACTAGGGCTCGAACCTAGAACTGACAGATTATGAGTCTGCTCTTCTACCGATTGAAGTATGGGACCGAAGTTGATAGATAAGCTTAACCTAATATCGAACTTGAGTCAAGCTTAAATCCCTGTCCATTTTTGCTTCTCAACATCCCATCTGCACCCCTTGTATATCGACCCGTCATGGCGTATGGATCTGTCGTAGTATACCCAGAGGATTCTCTCATGCCACCTACCGGCTAGGTATCCAGCGACAAGGAAAGTTAATGAGGCGAGGATAATCATGCTAATCTCCGAAGATCTTGCTTACGCTTTCCATTCGATTGTTTTTCGTTACGGTTTCAACGACTCCCGAATCTTCAGTTCCCTGCTCTGCTTTGTAGATAGGGACATCCTCGGCGCAGTCCTCGCATTGGTTGATAAATCCAGGTTTCTTTGGGGCGGGAGCAAACTCCAGGCCGCAGTCTCTGCAAGTCATGATTATAACCTCTTAGCCAGTAGTGAAGAAATAAGTGCTTGGGCTTGTCCCGCGTTCATCGAGTGCCGCAAGACAGCCTTGTATTTATTTATATCGCCATTCATCTTCGCTACGCCACTTCTATCTATCTTGGCAAGCAGGGCGATCTGCTTATCAGAGATAGGATTACTTCTCCAGGCGGCGCTGCTATTCCCGGCTTTCTTCTCTTCCTGGGTGAGCCGACGCTCGGCTCTACCGATAGCATCTTCAAGACTTGCAGCGGCTCCGGCAAACGTACTGACTCCATTCATCGAGATCTTAATGTCATACATCCCCATCGAGTTCTCTTGAATTGTCATGGTCCTGGTCGGCATATTGAGGACGTACTTGTTGTCCTTCTTGATCCACGACATTGAGGAATGGCCGCTGACTTCCTGGGGCGTCTCCGGGATTGATATTAGATCGACCTTCTCAATTAAACCAGTTAACGCTGCCGCATCCTCGACCTCTTCGAGTTTGGTCTTTTTCTTCATCTTCTCTGGAAGTTTATCCATCAGGTCTTCCAGGTTCTTTGTGAAGTCCTCTAGTCGCTTCCCCTTGGTATCGACCTTAGGGTTCAGCCCGAAGAGAGTAGGAACGGAGATTAGTGTATGGCGAGAGGATACATCAACGAAGTCGATAATGACGGCTGCTTCTTTGATCCACTTAGGTTCTTTGCCAGCCTCGCGCATGGCTTTCAGCGCTTCCGGGGCAGGACAAGGGCGCAGTACTCGGCCAACTGCTTGGCGGTAGATAAGGCCAGAGCGAAACGGGCGAACCATGCAACCGACCTCGACCGTAGGATCATCGTAACCTTCGCAGAATAAAAGAGCTGACATGAGGGCGGTGAGTTCCCCGCACTTGTGCATGTCGATTATCTCTTTACGTTTTTGTGCCGGAGTCCTAGAAGATACTGCCATCGCTTTTACGCCCTGCTTGTTGGCTTCTGCCGCGAGGTCTTCGGCGTGTTGGATATCCAAGGTGAAGAAGAGTGCCTTCTTTCCTTCAGCGATCTCTTTATACTTGCTAATTACGAGTTCATTTCGGGCCGGGGTGTTGATCTTTTTTTCTAGCTGCTTATGATTGAAGTCGCCAGCGGTGATCTTTACATCCGAGATGTCAACCCTCGTCTCGACTCGATAAGCTTCGATGTCGGTGAGGTACTTGTTCTGAATCCCCCAGCGGATATCCCGAACGCCGCTAATGTGGTTGAAGAACTCATCAAGACCCTTATTGTCAGAGCGATTGGGCGTTGCCGTCAGGCCGAAGAGAATCTTGTTTGGGTCATTGTAGTTCTCGTCGCTTAAGTAAACGCCGAAGTATTTCAATACGTTGCGGTACGTGTCAGCGCTAGACCTGTGGCAGTTATGGACTAGCACTCCGTTGGCGTAGTAGTTGTTGTTTCCTTCAACCTCGAAATTGTAGACAAAACCACCTGGACACATTCCTCCAAATGTCCCATCACTTGTTTGTTCGTGAATCTCAATACCGACCACCCTCGCCGTTCTAGGAAATCCTGTTTCTTTCTGTCTTGAATTTGCCTTGATATCGCATAATGAGAATTCCCGTCCACTTCGATTGCTATCATTAGTTCTGGAATAGCCACGTCGATCTTGTAGTGGGTCGGGTATCCACTTGAACGTCCGGTCATTGTTCTGTATGGATACTGAGGCGCTAGTTTTAGCGTCGTGCATGTGGCCAATCCGTGAAGGATCTTCTCTTCTGCTACTGTTAACCCGCGACCGTTCCCGCCTTGAACTCTCGGCTTGTGCCCCATTTCTGTAAGCTTCTTTGAGACTATATCCCTGATTTCTTGTTTGTGCATGGGATTCTGTTTCTTCATTCTCTCTGAAGCATACTTCCGATTGTATTCCGCTAGGTATTCCCCGCCCTTCTTGTGGCGAAGATGGTGAACAGCCTTGTCGCATTCCTTCGAACAGGTGAATACCGCGTACTTCTGCTTTGAGAGATTCCTCCCGAACAACTCCACTTCCTTTTTGCAGTGGTGGCAGTTGAGGTAAATCCTCTTTCTCCTTGCTTCTCTCGTTACTTTCTTGCACTCCTCCCCGCAATATGGAGTCATTAAATTGTTCCATGATTTCGGGGTGTAGGTCTTCCCGCATACTGAGCAGTTTTGTGGCTTCATGATTTTCCTCTTTCTTGCTGTCGCATAGGATAAGTATATCATTGTATGCGATGCGATTAGCAGGAATATATTCGCCATTGATAAAGAATGGATGCTCTTCCGTACATGTAACCTTAGTCCCATCCGATAAGGATATAGTCATTAGCGATGACGGTTTGTTTTTGAACAGCCTGACGACTGTCCGAAGTTCTTCTGCTCCGGTTTTATGATTAAATGAATTAACGATATCTCCAGGTTTGATGGATTCGATCGGCCTCCCGTCGATCAGCGTCCCAGCGACGAAGCATTCATCAACCATTATGATATCGAATGTATTCGGGTCGATTGTCTTTATGCGGTCGCTAAATATGGGCGTCCCGTCCGCTTCTTCTCTAGTCGATCCAATAGTCTGGATGCTGGCAACCACGACTTCAGATTCGGGAGTCGAGCGATACTCTGCCTTCTCCACGCTCACATTGAGATTCGGATAGGACGCCTTGATCTTGTCAACCGTTTGCCATACCAGCTCTTCTCGATTGACGATGATTAAGGCACGCTTCTTTCGGAGCTTGCCGACGATGTGCGCCATTAGCACCGTCTTGCCGAGGCCAGTGGCCCAGACAATCAGGTTTC